ATGGCATCGACGGTTTCCATTTGCAATCTGGCCCTTGGCCATCTCGGCGCCGACAAGATCGACGCGCTCAGCGAGGCGAGCACCGAGGCGCGGGCCTGCAATCGCTTCTACGGGCAGACGCTCGACGCGCTGCTGGCCGCCGGGCCGCCCTGGCGGTTCGCCCGCCAAGAGGCGGTGCTGGCCGAGGTGTCGGGGGTGGCTGCCGGCCGCTGGGCGCATGCCTACGCGCTGCCGGTCGATCTGCTGCGCGTGCGGGCGGTGCGGCCGGCCGACGGCGCGCTGGCCGGCGTGCTGCTGCCCGGCGATCTACGAGGGGCCGAGGACGGCTATCCGTATGAGCTTTTCGGCGATCGCCTCCTCACCGACCTGTCGCCGGCCGCGCTCCGCTACATCCGCCGGGTCGACGATCCCTCGAAGTTTCCGCCGCTGTTCGTCGAGGCGCTGTCCTGGCACCTCGCGGCGCGGCTGGCCATGCCGCTGACGCGCGACGCCGGCCAGCGGCAGGCGGCCTTCCAGATGGCCCTGCAGACGCAGGCGGCGGCCAGCGCGGCCGACGCCAACGACGAGCGGGCCGGCAGCGGCTTTCTCTCCGACTACGAGCGGGTGCGGCAATGACGCTCCGGGCCTATCAGCCGGCCTTCGTCGGCGGCGAGCTGTCGCCGGCCCTCTGGGCGCGCGTCGACACCAAGAACTATTCGGTCGGCCTCAAGACGGCGCTCAACCTGTTCATCCACGCCCACGGCGGGGCATCGAACCGCGCCGGCCTGGAGTTCGTCGGCGAGGTGAAGAACAGCGCCGACAGGACGCGGCTGATCCCCTTCCAGTTCAACGAGGCGCAGGCCTATGTGATCGAGTTCGGCGAGGGCTCGCTGCGCTTCTGGCGCAACGGCGGGCTGATCCTGGCCGCCGGCGGCGACGTCTACGAGCTCGCCTCGCCCTATGCCTCCGGCGATCTCGACGAACTGGTGTTCGCCCAGGAAGCGGACGTGATGTACATCGTCCATCCCGACCATCCGGTGAAGAAGCTTTCCCGCTACGCCGACAACAACTGGACGCTGACCGAACCGACATTCGCGCCGGCCATGACGGCGCCCGCCACGATCACGGCGGCGGTGCAGAGCAGCACCTCCGGCCAGACCGGCTACAAGGCGCACACCTATCGCTACAAGGTGGCGGCGGTCAGCGAGGCCACCGGCGAGGAAAGCCTGCCGTCCGGCGAGGCCTCCTGCGTCAACGATCTTTCCGTCGACGGCGGCATCAACCGCGTGTCGTGGACGGCGGTGACCGGCGCGTCGAAATACGTGGTCTACAAATTCTCCAACGGCTCGTTCGGCTATATCGGCTCGACCACCGATCTCTACCTCGACGACGAGAACATCACCGCCGACACCTCGGACGGGCCGCAGATCGGCCGCAACCCGTTCTCCGGCGCCGGCAACTATCCGCGCGCCGTCACCTTCATCCAGCAGCGGCTGGCGCTCGCCTCCACCGACAGCGAGCCGCAGGCGGTCTATCTCTCGCAGACCGCCAACTACGAGAATTTCGGCTACGCCTCGCCGGCCAAGGACAGCGATGCCATCACCTTCCGCATGCGGGCGCGGCAGGTCAACATCGTCCGCTCGATGCTGGCCGCCCGCTACGGCCTGTTGCTGCTCACCTCGTCGGCCGAATGGGTGGTGACCGGCGGCTCGGCGTCGGACGCCATCACGCCCAGCGCCATCGTCATCGCCAACCAGGGCTATCGCGGCGCGGCGGCGGTGCAGCCGATCGCCGTCGGCGAGACGGTGCTGTTCGCCCAGCGCTCGGGCGGGGTGATCCGCGACTTCTCCTACAGCTACGGCGACGACGCTTGGGTGGGCAAGGACCTGACCATCATGAGCCGCCACCTGTTCGAGAACCGGTCGATCAAGGCCTGGGCCTACGCGCAGGCGCCGAGCTCCATCGTCTGGGTGGTGCTCGACGACGGCTCGCTGGTGTCGCTCACCTACATGAAGGAGCACGAGGTGTGGGCCTGGACGCGGCACGAGAGCGGCGCGGACGCTTCTTTCGAGGACGTGACCTGCATCGCCGAGAACGGCGAGGACGTGCCCTATTTCGTGGTCAACCGGACGATCGACGGCGTGGCGAGGCGCTATGTCGAGCGGCTGCACAGCCGGGCCTTCGACCATGTCGAGGACGCCTTCTTCGTCGATTGCGGCCTGACCTATGCCGGCGCGCCGGTGAGCCATCTTTCCGGCCTGTCGCACCTCGAGGGGTGCGAGGTGGTGGCGCTCGCCGACGGCAACGTGGTGCGCGGCCTCAGGGTGGAAGGCGGCGCGGTGGCGCTGCCGGTGGCCGCCGGCAAGATCCACGTCGGCCTGCCCTATGCTGCCGCATTGCAGACGCTCGACCTCGATCTCGGCATGCTGAACGAGCTCGGCACGGTGCAGGGGCGCTTCAAGTCGGTGTCGAAGGTGGTGCTCAGGGTGGAGAAGACGCGCGGCATCTTCGTCGGCCCGAAGGACGAGGGCCGCGACAGCGACAAGATGGTGGAATTCAAGCAGCGCTCCACCGAGGCGTGGAACGAGGCGATCGGCCTTTACACCGGCGACATCGACATGACGCCGCCGGCCGACTGGAACCGCTCGGGCGGCCTCCACGTCAAGCAGTTCGACCCGCTGCCGATGTCCATCCTCGCCATCATGCCGGAGGTGACGCTTGGCCGTTGAGGTGGAAATCGTGCCGGCGCGCGGCAAGCACTGCCGATCGATCGCGAGGCGGATGCGGGCGGCCGACGTGGCGGAGGTGTGGCGGTCGGGCCGGCTCGGGCCGGTGGCAGCGCTGCGCCGGTCGATGGACAACTCGACCGCCTTCACCGTGCTGATCGATGGGCGGCCGGAGATCATGTACGGCGTCGGCGACCTCAACGTTCTCGCCGGCATCGGCGGCGTTTGGCTCCTGGGCACGGACGCCATCACCCGAAACTGGCGCTGGTTCCTGAGGGCGACGGCCGAGGGGCTCCCCGGCCTGTTCACCCGCCACGAGGTGCTGCGCAACGTGGTGGACCGGGACAACGCCGCGTCGATCCGCTGGCTCGGCTGGCTGGGCGCCGCGTTTCTCGGCGACATCGATATCCATGGTCACCCGTTTGTTCTGTTCGAATTGAGGAGGCGCCGCGATGTGTGAATTGGGAACCGCGCTGATGATCGGCGGCACGCTCCTGAGCGGAGCCGGCCAGATCGCCAGCGCCAATGCTCAGTCTCAGGCCGCCAAATACAACGCCGAAGTGCAGCGGCAGAACGCCCAGCTCGCCGACCGGCAGGCGAAGAACGTGCTCGACGCCGGCACGCGCGAGGAGCAGAAGCAGAAGGCGATGACGAGCCAACTGATGGCCAAGCAGCAGGCCGCCATGGCCGCCAACGGCGTCGACACGACGTTCGGCACGCCGCTCGACCTGATGGTGGATACGGCCAAGCAAGGCGCCATCGATGCCCTGACCATCCGCACCAACGCCTATCGGAATTACGACGACGTGCGCAACCAGGCCGTCAGCTACCACAATCAGAGCGCCCTCTACGACATGCAGGCGAAGAACAGCCGCACGGCGGGGATACTCGGCGCATTCGGCTCGATGGCCAGTGGGTTTGGCGGGGCGTATTCGAACGCGGTGAAGATGGGATCGATCCTGACCGGCTCAGGCACTAGTAAGAACTACGGCATCGGCAATATTTACGGTGAAGCTTGGTACCAGTAAAGGATCTGAATGCCCGTCGTTCCGACCTATGATCAACGAGGCGTCCGGCTCGACCCCGGCCTGAACTTCCGCGACAACACCCGCGCAACCGGTGACATGTGGCTGGTCGCCAACGGCTCCGCGATCGACTGGCCTAAGTACAGCACGTGACGTTATGCGGCTGAGCAGGCCAAGGCACGGGCCGGATGGCTTGGGATATGGGCGGGCAGTTTGAAATGCCGCGCAGCGTCAGAGGGGCGAAGTGCTAGTGACCACGCCCCGGCGCTGCGCTATGGTTGCGCGGGGTTGATAGGCTTCAAGGGGCAATCATGCGTGCGGTGTTTTTTATCCCGGCTTTGGCTGGTCTTTTCCTTGTGTCCTGCCAAACCGGGCCTGCTACCATTATCTTTAAGCCAGGCACGTTGGGGGCTGAAAGACAGAGAGATGTTGATATGTGTGAGATCGCTTCGTTTAAGGAAATCCCACAGAACATCGCCACGCAAATCAATCCAGGATATTCTAGCCCACCCACCGTCCAGTGCAATAATGTTGGGGGCTTTGTTGCATGCAACACCTTCGGCGGCGTCAACATCCCGGCTTCAGCATACAATTATGACGTCAATCAAGGATTAAGATTCCGCTTCGTGAGGAGGTGTCTACAGGCAAAAGGGTATTCATTTGTCGAAAAGCCAATTTGCACGGCAGATCAAAAGACCCCAGATATCCCGTATAAGTCACCAGACGAAGTGAAGTGCGTGAGAAGAGCGCCGAACTGAATCTCGCCGCTACGCTCAACAATCATCCTTTAGTCGCCCGTTGATGCAACCCTATTTGGTATAGGGGTGAATACGGCGTTGCTCGCTCGTGGAGTTTGCTGGCGAGACCCTATATCGGCCGTTCGCTCCGTTCTGCCCGAGGTCCTGCCTAGACTCACGTGTGAAGTGCAACACCTGCTAAGGTGTTGCTGCGATGGGACAACATTACTCTCAGCTCTCGTTGCGAGAGCGGATGACGGTCGACCTTCTCCACCGGGAAGGGCTATCGGTGCGAAGCATAGCGAGGCGGCTTGATCGATCAGCATCGACGATCAGCCGTGAGCTCAAACGCAATGCCAAGACGACCAAGCCGTGGTCCGGGCTCTACGATGGTGAGCGGGCACACGCTCTGGCAGCGCGACGACGACGATGGGATGCCCGCTTCAAGCTGGCACGCCAACCGGACCTTGCAGCCTACGTCGAGGAACGCCTTGCGATGGGACAGTCTCCCGAGCAGATCGCCGGCCGGCTGGCGCGCGAGCAAGGTCGCACGATCGTCAGCCACGAGTCCATCTATCGTTTCATCTATCACCGGGCGCGCCAGCCCGACCCCTCCTGGTATCGCCTCTTGCCGCGCAGCAAACATCGCCGGGGCCACTTCACGGGATCGGGCGGCAGCCTTAGCAAATTGATCAAAAAGCGTATTTCCATCAGCGAGCGTCCAGCCGAGGTAGCCACACGGCAGGCCGCGGGACACTGGGAGGCTGACCTCATGCTGTTTGGCAAGCGCAACCGGGCCCTGCTCATCGTCCATGAGCGCCGGTCCCGATACACCGTCATCAAGAGGATCGCCGACAAGACCGCCGATGGCGTCGCACAGAAGCTCGTCACCTTCTTCAAAGCCCTGCCCAAGCCACTGCGGGCCTCCGTCACCTTCGACAATGGTGGCGAATTCGCCCGCCATCATCGCCTCGCAGAACAGCTCGGCTTGCTCACCTACTTCTGCGATCCTCACAAGCCCTGGCAGAAGGGCGGCATCGAAAACGCCATCGGCCGCATGCGTCGCCGCCTGCCCAGCACCACAGATCTCCAAGCCATTCCCACCGACCAAGTCGATGCCATCATGCACCAATACAACCACTGTCCACGAAAGATCCTTGGCTACAGGACCCCAGCCGAGGTATTCGAAGACTTCCTCACTGTTGCGCTTCAAACGTGAATCCATCCTGCGCCTTCGCGCAGGATGACAGAAATATACATATGAAACAATTGCGTAGCCGCTCGCGGCTGCTCTTATAGGTTGTCATCCTGCGCGAAGGCGCAGGACCTCGGGACGAGAGGGCGAGCGGGTGGCATAAGGCTGCCCGGGAAACGACGATGAGCGCCCGGCGGTGAAACTGCCGGCGCTGGTGGGACCGCCGCCCGCTCGGATGCGGGGCTTGGGAAGCCGATAATTCCGCGTTATCGGGAATGGCGCATAAGCCATGGCTATGCGGCAATTCCGATAAGTCATGGAAGGGCAAGCCGCCCGTCTACCTCGGCGCGATCGGGCGCCAGGGGTGGAGAAGCGTGGCCGTTTCCGGCGCGTAGGCCCAATAGTGCCCCTGGAACGGCTGGTCGTGGTCGCGGCTGATCGGAACGCCGGTCAGGTGGCAGAGCAGCAACGTTCCGACCCCGCCGTGGCCGACGATGGCGATGTCTCCCGCGGTCTTTTCGGCGATGATGGCGTCGAACGCGGCCCGCACCCTGTTCTGGGCGTCGACGGCGCGCTCCCAGCCCCTCACGGACTCTTCCGGCCTCTCGAAAAACCGGTTGGCGACCTCCTCGAACTCCGGGGGCGGCAGGAATCCGGTGGCGCTGCGGTCGTTCTCGTGCAGGCCGGGGTGCACGCCGACCGGCAGGCCATGGGCCGCCGCCAGAATGCCGGCCGCCTCGATCGCCTTGGTTTCGTCGCTCGCCCAGACCGACCTCACGGCCCGCGCGTCCGGCGTGCCGGCGAAAATCCTCATCCGCGCGATGCCCTTGTCGGACAGATGCCAGCGCGGCACCGGGCGGCCGGGATCGACCACCACGTCCGGATGGGTGATGAAGAAGACGGTGCTCAAGGCAGGCTCCATGAACGGTGCAAAGCTTCCGATGTCCGGACGATGATCGCCGATTTCGCGGAGTCGGCAAAGCGGGATCTTCGCGGCCGGCTCGATATCGGGAGGCCAGACCACCACGGAAACCTCAAGTCCTTAGCGTCGGGCCGACAGCGCCGGACCGCCAAGGCGTCCTGGCGCGCAAGCGATGCGAGGACAAGATGCCCGTTGTGCCGACCTATGAAGACCGTGGCATTCGCCTCGACCCCGGCCTCAATTTCCGCGACACCACCCGCGCCACCGGCGAGATGTTCGGCTCCGGCATCGGCGAGGCGCTGGGCAGCGTGGGGCGGGGGCTGATCGATATCGGGCAGGCGGTGGCCGAGGTGAAGGATCTCGACGCCACCAACGAGGCCAAGGACAGCAACAACACCTTCATGGGTGGTGCGCGCGAACTCAGCTACGGCAAAAGCGGCTATATGGGCACCAGTGGCCGGGCAGCGGTGGAGGGGCTGGAGGGATACAAAGCGAGCCTGTTGCAACTGGCGAAAGACGGGGCCGCCGGCCTGTCGCCATTGGCGCAGAGAAAATACTGGGACGCCAGCAACGTCACGATCAACAACCTGATGGACGAAGCCTCCAGGCATGCCATGACGCAGCGCGGCGTGTGGACGGTGCAGACCAGCAAAGCGCGCGTCGATACCTTCCGCGAAAATGCGGCGGCGAGCTGGGATACCAACGACGAGAAGCTGGATGTGATCGCCGGTTTCACGGAGCTTCAGAATATCGGCGGTCTTCTAGGATTGCATGCCGATGATCTCGCCGACCAGTCGGCAGAGCTGATTTCCGGCGTGTACGAGGACCGCATCGTCAGAAAGGCCGAAACCGATCCGATCGGCGCGGCCGCCGATATCGAAAGCCAGAAGGGCTTCCTGCTGACCGACGCCCAGAACAGGCTGAAGGCCACCGTCGGCGAGGCGGCGCTCGACAAAACAACATGGCAGGATGGCGTCGCCTTCGCAGAGAGAAAGCGAAAGCCGGCCGACGCCGGGAAACCACTTTTCGCGGAGGCAGGCGCCGACGCCACGGGGCGTGCCGGGCCGACGCCGGAGCGAGCTCTCCTGCTTGGCCGCATCACGGGCGACGACGCAGGGAAGGTGCTCCGCCTCGATTCCAACTTCGCTACCAACCTTTCCGCCCTTATGGACGACGCCCCCCCGAAGTTGCGCGACGACATTGGCATCCGCTTTCCGGAAAGCGAAGCGGACGGCACGGGGCGAACGGTCGATCTCACTTACAAAGGCGAAAGCCTTTCCGTCGCTCCGTTGCAGTTGCAGGACTGGGCGCGGCGCAATGCCGAACGCTATGGCCTGCGCATGCCGGTCGGCGGGGCGGGCGGTTCGGTGGTGGCCGCCGCCGACGGCGTCACCGCGCGGGCGCTGGCGCCGTCGTCCGGGCAGATCGACAAGCATCTCGCGGCGATTGCCGATCCGCGCCGCCGCGACATTGCCCGGCAGGCGATCCTCGGCACGCTTGAACAGCAGAGCCAGCAGGAGTTGCAGCAGCAGATGGCGGCCAAGGCCGAGCTGTGGCGGCAGGTCGGCGACGGGGTGGCGCCGGACCAGGTGCCGTTCAGTGTCCGGCAGGGGGCGGGCAGCGATGCCGTGGCCTCGGCGCGCAGCTATGCCGCGAAAACGCTGGCCGGCCCGCTCGCCACCGACGAGGTGCTCTTGCGCGACATATATCTTTACGCCGCCAGCCGGCCGGAGGACTTCGCGCGGCTCGATCTCAACGACTATCGCGACCGCCTCGAGGGATCCGATCTCAAGGCGCTCGCCGCGGCGCAATCGGCGATCGGCCAGGACAGCCGCAAGGCGCGCGACCAGGGCGCCGAGCTCGCCAGCGCCTTCGACTTGGCGAAGACACGGCTGGAAGAGGCGGGCGCGATAGGTTCCGGCGGCGGGGAAAGCGCCGAACAGCGCCAACTGCTGGCCCAGGTGCAGAACGCGCTTTACGACGACCTTGCCGCCTTCCGCAAGGCCAACCCTTCGACCAGGCCGACGACGGCCGACTTCCAGAAGATGATCAACCCGCACATCCTTGGCTATTACATCACGCCGCGCCCGGCAGCGGAGAGCGGCGCCGGCAAGCCTGTGCGATTTGGCGACATCTCGCCCAACCTTCGCGACAGCATCGCCCGCCAACTGCAACAGGAACTCGGCCGCCAGCCGACCGATGGCGAGGTGGCGCGAGAGTATCAGGCATTCCGGCTGGCGCAGGGGGCGTGAGGACGGGCGCTCTTTCGAAGGCGGCAAGCTGGCGGTTTGGAATGCGAGGTCACCGCGACATTCGTCGTGGTCTTCGTCGCCAAGGATAACAGGCAGTTGCGCACGCGGACGCGCGAATTCGGTGCATTCAAAGAAAAGACCATTGCGGGCAAGGAGGCTGTTTTCGTATAAGTTGCCTTTATACAGCTAATGGTAGAATCCCGCTATGGACCTGCTGGTGGAATCGATCCTCTCTCCTATATATTGGCTGGCCGCAAAGGCCTTATTTTTTCTCTCCCGCTCCTTCCTTATCCCAATCTTCGGAGTGCCTTTTATTTCCGCAGCGGCTGTCCTGCATTTTGCAAAGCCAGAGTTCAAGCTCGGTCGAGCCGGCTATTTTTTCGCAATATCATTATTCTTTCTGCTCGCCTTAGTAAGCCTGAAACTGATATTTGTATCCTTACTCTTTCTTCCGAAGAGTAATTTTTTCCCGCTATGGGTGCTGGCTACCTATGGCTGCCTTGTCGCGATGGGCATTTTGCTCGGACTAGCATCCGCCGCCCGGGCCATGGATGCTTATGGCCATCGCACCTATTGGTTTTTGGGGTTCATTCCGATTGCCAACTTGGCATTGCTTATCAAGCGACCGCAGGAGCCAAAGGGACTAGACTTTCAGAGACTGGCCGGAAACACCCTGCTGATCGTCATTGGCATCCTGCTCATAGGAACGGTCAAACTGCAGATGGAGTTTCTACAGCGTGGGGTGGTGGTAATCGTTGGCAATGGGTAGGTGGCAATCGATCATCGCTCGATGTCACGCAAGATAAGGGTAGGCAGCGGCGGGAAGACGACACGCGCAGGCAATTCCTAACCGTGACCTGACCGCAAGCCGACAGACGGCGAGGTGGCGCGGGAGTATCAGGCGTTCCGGCAGGCGCAGGGGGCGTGAGGGCGGGGCTTCTCGATGAAGGCTCAGGGCGTGATGTCTCAGACGCGCTACGTTGATTTATCTCCGCCATGCCGAAATGGGCGGATGAAGGCATTGAACGCCAAAACAAAAAGTCATCGGAGGTCCCCTCCGGACGACGGTGCGTGAGAAACGAAATTCACCCAAATATTCAAAAGGCTTAGTTAGGAAGCGAGCGGAAGTGTCCGCAGACATGTTCAACGCGACCGTAACGGACGCGGTCGTAAGGGCTAAACGAAACGCATTGTCAGCGACCGGATCGTTAGCCGGGCGGGCGATGCCGATGGTTGGTGTGCGCCGCCCGTTGATCCTTCCCGATGGACGGGATGCCCAATCTTCGAGCCGGCTTCAACGCTGCATCGACTCGATATCTTCGACTGGAGCCGCGCTAAAATGCTCTTCCAAGTCATGTAGAGCAGAATAGTACATGTTGACGGACATCAAGAGCGCGATAACAACGCCGGTTCCCAGCCCTGCCGTCAGCACGGACGCGTCCCGGGCTAACCGGACCACTGCAAAGGAAAGGGACGAAGAGAGGAATATAACGATAAAGCTTCCAATCATACTTCCGATATACCTTGCAGAGCCGAAATCCTGATTGGGTACTTTAAAACCCAGTAGGATTGTAACGACAATCGTGACTGCCAAGGAAAGCAGGAATAGCTTGCGGATACATTTATCCCTTGCGATTCTATTGGCCGTTTTGGCGTTTTCAATCGCTTGTGGAGTGTCTTTCTGCATTTTAACCTCATATCCAAAACCGTCTAGCTGACCAGTAGAATCAAACGGACAGCAAGAGGATCGGGCGCGCGGATCTCAGTTTCTCGTCGACTATGCCTCTCCCGCAGGCGAGTCGACAATGGACTGCAACCAGATCTAGAGTCGTGGTGAATACAGAGGATAGAAAGCCGGAAGACGGAGCCTCGGTATCCCCATGTCATCGGCCGCCGGACGGATCGGCGTTGCCGATCAGCACGGAAACCCACCATGACTTAGCGTCTGGCCTGATCCTTTTCGGGAGACAGGTCTTTGCTCACCCCTGACGAATACGGCGCCTACAAGGGTAGGCAGCGGCGGAACGACGACTCCCGCAAGCAATTCCTGGCTGTGGCCCGGCTGGAAAAGATCGGTTCGATCGCCAGCGATGCACAGATTTCCGACGAAGTTGCCGCCGTGACCCAGAATAGGCCGGCGCCGATTGAACTGGTCAAATACAATCGGGAGTTGTTCGACCGGATCGCCGACGACGCGCGAATGGACGCAATTCGAGCCAGCGCGCCCAAGCTATTTGCGTATCTGGGTGATCCTGATGGCGCGGCCATCCCCAGGGACGACTTCTGGGTTGGTGACAGTGTGAGGGAGACGCACTTTATGGGCTCGTGGCGCCAACGTAGATGAAATAGCTCCAGATGAGCATGCAAACGATGCCGGTGCCGAGCCCTGCCGTCGGCACATTGTCTTTGCGCTTGCGTCGCACCAAAGCGAAAAAGAGCAGCGAAAGAAGAAACAGGCCCAGCGCAAACCCGAGTTGCTCGCCGATGAACCCGGATATTCCAAAAGGACGGTCCGGAATGCTCTGGCCGGTCGCTATGGCCATGACCACCGTTATGACCAGAGACAAGCCGAGCAGGATGAGCATGCATTTGTTCCTGCCGTTGCTTTTTGACGCCGCGACCTGTTCAATCGCCTCTTGCGTTCCATCCTGCTGCATATCTTACCTCCCGCGCTGTCACTCAACCTTGATATTGGTCTTCGCCCATTCCAGAAGCTCTTTGCGGCAGGCGGCCAGCAGGTCCTGATCCTGCAGGAAAGGCATGACGCGGGACGACAAGACGAAGGCGTGCCGGCTGAGTTCCATTGTTGATGTCAGGAACAGGACGGACGCCGCCGGCCCACTGCAACTTTTTGGCCTGATACCAGCGAGTTTCGAGCAAACTCTTAAGGGAACAACATATCGGCGCGATAGAGCAAGCCGCAAAAGATCAGTGTGGTGATGATGCCCGATATCAGTCCGGCCTTGGGAGCGTCGGCCCAACGCATCAGCCTGACGATACCGAAGACAAGCAGCCCGGCGAAGAAAGGGATGCCGGCCTCACCCAGAAGTTCTCCGACCCATCGTCCCTGGGCGCCGCGGAAGTGGCCAACTTCATCGCCTCTGTGCAGCTTGAGCGCAAGGCTGCCGACGACCGAAAGAAGAAACAGGATAGCGATGCTCTTCCAAAAGCCGCTCCTTTTCTCTTGAGGACTATAGTCTCGCAGCATTTTCTTACCTTTCGCTCAAGCCTTTAAACAGACATCGCAGGTTCATTGTCGGTCATTGCGAATGCGCCAATTTGGTGGGCGAGTCGGCAGCGGTCTGCAACTCTTTTTAGAATTAGGGCGACTACGGGGACCTGCACCCCAATGCCCATGGCATTCCCATCGGCCGATCGTATCGATCGGCGTTGCCGATCAGTACGGAAACCCACCACGACTTAGCGTCTGGCCTGATCCTTTTGGGAGACAGGCCTTTGCTCACCCCTGACAATTACGACGCCTACAAGGGTAGGCAGCGGCGGGACGACGACGCGCGCAAGCAGTTCCAGACCGTGGCCCAGCTGGAAGACGACGGCACGCCCCGCACGGACGCCCTGCTCTCCGAGCAAGTGGCCGACCTGACGGGAAACAAGCCGGCGCCGGAGGAGGTGGTCAGAGACAACCGCGAGGCGTTCTGCAAGGTCGTCGACGATGCGGAGATGGACGCGCTTCGAACCAGCGCGCCCAAGCTGTTCGACTATCTGAGCAACCCCAAAAACCCGCCCGTCGCCAGGGAACACTACCCCTCGCTCGTGGCTATCGAGCAGGCGGCAAACAAGGCCATCGATGCGTCACGTCGCCCGATAGGCGGAGCGTTCTGGCCGGGATTGCAGTTGGCTTCAGCCTCCATCCCGGCGGTCTCGGCGCCGATCGGGGACGCGGAGGTTTCTCCGCCCATTCTTGCGGCGAATTCGGGAAAGCCTGTTCCCGTTCCACTTCCGCGCCCGATGGAGGCGCCAACCGCCGCCGCCAATCCGCCCGTTGGTGCAGGCGTGACAGACAGCATTCCCGCCGAGACACCGGAAAACGCGGACGTGCCTAACGCCGGTGCTCCGGCGGTATCGGGGCCGGTCGCCTCTCCTTCGGCACCGCAGAACAATGCGGGCGTACCCACCGCTGCCGTGCCGGGTGCCGCTCCAGCAGGAACGGAACAGATCAATGTGCCTCCTTCGACTTCATCTGAAGGGGTGAAGCCGGGTGCCACGGCGCCAGTGGTAGGGGGGACTGAGGCAAAAGCTCCGGAGCGGGGTTCTCCCGTCGCTATTTCTCCAGAGCAGGACAAGCTCATCAGTGCGGTTGCCGGCGGCAACCAAGGCTCTCTGTACTATCTTCACCTCAGCATCGATCAGCATCCGGGCATTCGACGGCATGAGGCTCATCGCCTGGTTGACCAGATGGCCTACGGTCTTGTCGGACGAAAGGCTGCGGAGAGGGAGTTGCGAGCCCTGTTCGCTTCGGCGGGGCAACCGTCTGGCGCTCCAGCCGGTAATGAAGCCTATACCGGTCCCGACGCGACGGCCTGGGAACGGGGGCGGTATGACGCCTATCCCCTGCCGTCGCTCACAGATCCCTTGAACATGTTTCGCCCACCGGCTCCCTACGATGGTGCCGTTTTTGAAGCGCCGAAGCCCACTGCGCCAAACGGGCCCATTCCGATTGGAAGTTGGACGGTGGCGGCCAATTCCGAACTCATTTCTCCCGAATACGCGAAGGGATTAATTAGATGGGCTATAACTTCGTATGGGCAAGCCGAAGAATTTATTGGACAGCTTTCCGAGCCGTCTCCTGAAAAAATTAGAGAAATAGAGGATATTGCTAATGCAATCGCTTATGCAAAAATTCAAGATTATGATAAACTTCGTGTAATGGCGAGTCAGCAGTATTTCTACTATTACAAAGATTTGTATAGAGAGCTAGATTCAGTTGTTTTCGAGCATAAAGATCCGAAAAAAGTACTTGAATATTTGAATGGAGTGAGGCTTGACACTCAAAGCTCCGCTCGAAGGCATCAAGCGTCCGGAGAGTATTGGCAAAATTACGCTCGAACGGAATGGGCTGCCACGCCCGGTCAGGAAAATAGCTTAGCTAGCCTGGCCGGAGAGGCCACTCCTGATATCCTGGCGGCTTTGAGCATTCCACGAATTGCAGGCGCGATTGGATTGGCTCTTTACGGGGCTTTGCGCTCGGGAGGGGCTGGAGTCTCCAAGGCGCGCGAGGCCGGAGCCAGCGAGGTCGTTCAAACTGAAGCCGGTTGGTGGAATGCGGGATGGGGTGCGCTTTCCTCGCTTCCCTTCGCGGAAAAGGTGGCGAAAATCCCATTCGTCAAAAACGCTCTTGGTCGAACGGCGGGCACACTGTTGACCGCTGGCATGGAAGGGGTGCAGCAGGCAACTCAGAAGACCGGGGAAAATTTAATTTCGTGGTGGAAGTTTGATAAAAATCAAGAATGGCTGGAGGGGACAGGGGGGGCCTTTCTAGGTGGAGCTATTTCTTCCTATTTTGGTAATGTTATCGGACAAGTACATGCAAGTGGTCGAAATTATACTGCTCTGAAGAGTATTTCGAGCGAATCTAGTTCATGGAGGGCAAGCGGACAAGATCTTGAAGTGCTTCGCGATTTCGTTGGAGAGAAGTTAAAGGGGGAGCCGGCCGAATATCTTTATATATCTCCGGATGAATTCTTCGTTGGCATGAAGGAGATCGGTGCAGAGCCGCGCGAGGTTTTCCGAAAAATAAAGGGAGCTCCCATATCGGATTTCGACACAGCCGTATCGACTGGTGGCGATCTGCGTATTCCCACCGCCAGTTATCTCGTGGATTTCGCTGGAATGAAGGAGGGGGAGGCCATGCTGAGGCATCTTCGCCTCGATCCGTCCGATATGCCATGGGCAGTGGCCGAGAAATACAACGAAGAAGTTCGCAAAGCGCTTGAGGAGATAACAAAGGAGGCTCCCCAATGGAGGGCCAAACTCGATACTGGCACCGAACCAGTCGCAGCCTCCACTGGTGTCCCTACTGACAAACCTTCGCCGACGTCCGCCAATGGTCCTTCGCTTGACACTAGAAGCACTAATCCGCCCTCCGACTCCTCTCGCCAAACACACGAGAAAGGAAAAACACAACAGCAGAAAAGGAACGAAGCGCGCAGGGAAGCAGAAGCTCAACAGCAGGCGGATGGTGCGAAGATCCGGCAGAATAACGCCGATAAAAAGAGAGAGGCCTCAAGACAACACAAGGTTGCAAAGGAAGAAAGGAAGCGCGCCTTCTGGAAAACTCAAAAGGAGCTTTCCGAGGGGCCGGCGCCTTCTACAGACAAAGATACGCTCATGCGCTCGATTTCTCCTTGAAGTCCCTTCTAGGCCAATCCGGACGCAAGACCGAGAGCTGTCTGGCTGTGAGGCCTAACGCATTTGTTTCAACGCTGCGATGATCCAGCGTCTTCAGCATGGGTCGCTTCATAACTCTTGTCTATGAGGTTTGCGTCCTTGTGAGTCGTAATGCCGAACAGCAGGAGTGCAGCAGCGATGCCTGTGCCGAGCCCTGCTAACGGCGTGGAGCCGCCGCGGATCAACCTGACTATTGCAAAAAAGAACAAGGAAAAGATGTATGTCGTGATCGTGGCCCCGGTTATTCCTCCCCAGTAATACGCTGTTGAGGAGGAATAAGTTCCTGGGCTTGCGATATCGGCGATCTCTACACTTATGCTAGCCAAAACAAGAGAGGTGAGAAACAAAATCAGAAGGCATTTATTCCGGTTTTTGCCCTTAATTGATTTGGCTTCTCTCTCTCTTTCTTGATCGTCCTGATTCATTTTCATCTGAGCCTGTGGCAAACGGGCGTGCTCGCCCAATTTCGTTGATGGAGCGGCTGATTGCTCTCTGTTGATTTCCACTATGCTCTCTCAGGATGTGAGGAGACAATGGCGGACAACCTTCTCGGAACTCGCGATGAATACGTAAAGGGCCAGCGAACGAGCGCAGGTCCGCTAGGTGGTGATGGCATCGCCAGCCATGGCGGAAACCCTCCGGCCTCTAGCATACGGCACTCCTGCCGTTGGGGAATGCCGCCCTGTCGACCAAAGCCAATCTCAAGCTCGTTTGCACCGGCCCACATCGGCTCAAGAGAGCGGGCGGACGCCTGCCTTCTCTACGGCCCGCGAAAAGCTCGGAGGTTCGACTTCATTTCCCTCGCACAATGCGCGGGAAGCTGGTCGGTCCTGCCCGCCCTATTGTCGGAGAATAGAATGACGATCAGTTCCCCTCGGACGACAGGCGAGGAGGCCCCCCGCCTTTACCCCGGCCCTGACGATGACAAAGCACCCGGAGGGGCCGGGGCGCTGAAGCGGTTGTTCGCTGCTGGCGATCTTCCGGGACTCCTGCGCGATGGCGCTCGCTTGTTCCTGACACTTCTCACGACTACGGGCGATCACGGCGATGCGGCTGCAAGAGCCGATGGCGAGGCGCTGTCCCGCTGGTGGGGCGAGGCCGATGACCACGAGGACCGGTTCGCCCGCGCCTTCGCCGCCTATCTTCTGGACGGCAAGGCGTTGCCGGCCGGGCCGCGCTTGGCGTTCCGCCGTTTCCGGGCCTGGCTGATCGAGGCCTACCTGACGATGCGCGGGCTCGGTGTGGCGGTCGCGCCCGAGGTGGGCGATGTGTTCGACCGGCTGCTGGCCACCGACGCCGAAATCGCCGCAGCGCGCCGGGCGGCCGGCGATCTCGGTCCGGTGTCGGCCGATCTCGGGGCGTTGCGGGCGGCGGCGGAAGCCGAGGCCGAGGAGCGGTTGACCCAGGCGATCATGCGGCCGGTGCGGGCGGCGCGCCAAAAATGGTATCGCGACGGGCTGGCGGCGGCGACGCGCGAGGCCGAGGGGCGGATCGACGCGCTGCCGGTCTATCGGGCGACCGAGTGGCTGACCAACCGCCGCCGGCTGGGCGATGCGCCCCGCCCGCTGCCCGTGCTCAGGCTGTCGCGGCCGATCCTGGTCGAGCGCTATGGCGAGGCGGTGCTGGCGGCGCTGCCGCGCGGGCGCTCCACCGCCTATGCCGCCGAGGGCGGCGTCGACCCCGACGAGGCGGCCGGCCTGTTCGGCTTTTCGAGCGGCGACGAGATGATCCAGGCGATGGCGCTGGCGCCGAGGCGCGGCGCGACGATCGCCGCCGAGGCCCGCCGCCTGATGATCGAGCGCCATGGCGACCCGCTCGTCGACGGCACGTTGCCGGAAAAGGCGCTCGCCGCCATCCATGGCGGCCGGATGGCCGACTGGCTGGCCGCCGAGCTCCGGGCGCTGGCCGGCCCGGCCGGCGAGGACAGGCCACTGACGGCGGCGGCGGCGCAGGATTTCGCCCGCGCGGCGCTGGCCGGAACGCCGGTGCGCGACGCCGTCGACGCCCGGCGCCACCTGGCCGCCGAGCGGCGGGCCGGCGAGGAAGCGGCGAAGCTCTCCGCCTCCGGCGAGGAGGGGGAAAGGAGCAAGAAGCTCTACGACGCCCGGCGCCGGCAGCTTCTCAACCTGGCGCTCTACGCCGAGGCGCGGCGGATCGCCGACGATCTCCAGGCGGCGGAACGGACGGTGCGCCGTCTCGACCGGCCGGACCGGCCGGAGGTGACGCAGGGCATCGACGGATGGTCGGCCATCGACGCCATCCTCGACCGGTTCGAGTTCCGCAAGCCCGGCGACCCGGCGCCGCGCGGCGCCGTGGCCGCCTTCGCGAAGGCGATGACGGCAGCCGGCCGGGAGAACGAGCTGGCGCTTGCCGACGCCGTGCTGGCCGGCGGCGAGGGGCGGCCCTATCGCGAATTGCCGGCCGGCGAGCTCCGCGCGGTGGTCGCCAGCCTCGAGAACATCGAACACGCCATGGGGCGCAACGACGCGCTGGTGGACGCGCGCGGGCGGCAAAGCCTGAGCGCGGCGGTGGCCGAAGCGGTGGCCGCCGTGGCGCGGGCGCCGGGCGGCGCGGAGGGTGGGACGGGGGCTCGCCCCGTCGATCCCGGCCGCGCCGCCGCCGAGCTGCTGCGCGAGATCGCCGGCGACGGGGCGCCGTCGGTCCGCCGGCTGGTCGCGTCGATCAATGCGGCGAGGCAGGCGCTCGGTCGCCGCCGGCAGCGGGCGGCGGCGGACATCGCGGCGCTCTACGCGCCCTACGCGGCGGACGAGCGGCGGGCGATGGGCGTGCGCCGCTTCCTGCCGGGGCTGGGGCGGTCGCTGTCGCGCTGGGAGATGATCGCCATCGCGCTCAACGCCGGCAACGAGGCCGGCCATGCGCGCCTGGCCGGCGGCGAGGCGGGGCTGGCGCCGGAGGCGGTGCCGCCGATCCTGGCGGCGCTCGACGGCCGCGACGCCCGCTTCATCGCGGCGGTGTGGGACTATCTCGAGGGCTTCCGGGGCGAGATCGCCGCGCGCGAGCGGCGGGCAACCGGCGGGACGCCGGCGTGGGTCGGGGCGCGGCCGGTGACCGTCGGCGGCGTCGCGCTGAAGGGCGGCTTCTATCCGCTGGCCGGCGCGGGCGACCTCGCCGCGGCGGTGCGGGCCGGCCGGTTCGCCAAGGCCACGGCCATGACCGGAGGCGGTGGCGGGGCGGGCGGCGGCCTCAGTCTCGACCTCGCCGCCTTCCACGCCTACGTCGACCGGCTGCTCTCCGACCTCGAACTGTCCGAGCCGCTGGCCAACGCCGGGCGGCTGATCGGGCAGCCGGCGCTGCGCGACGCCTTCGCCGGGGGCGGCCGGGCCGGCGACCTCGAAACGCTCGCCGCCTTCATCGACGACGCGGCGGCCGGCGACCTGCGCGCCGGGGATTTTCTGGAGCGGATGGCGGCGGCCGAGATGGACGATCCGGCGGCCGAGCGGCTGGCCCGCGATCTCGCCGCCGCGCTGGTCGACGCGGCGGGGCTGGCCGGCGCGATGGCGGCGGCGGGGGCGGATTTCGCGGCCGGCCTCGGGGACACGTTCGCCCCCGGCGTCAGTGACCGGATCGCCGGCCGGTCGGGCCTGATGGCCGGGCGGCGGGCGGCGGCGGCCAAACGCGGCGACGGCGGGGCGGATGCCCTGGCCGGCTGGCTGATCGGGCGCGCGCGCTGGCAGCTCGCCGACATGCCGGCGTGGCTTTCCGGCTATCGCCGGCAGCTCGACCGGTCCGGCGACGAGGCGCGGGCCGTGGCGGCGGGCGACGACGCGGCGCGGCGGGCGGATGCGGGGCGCGCGCCGGGCGGCAAGGCGGCGGCGTCCGTCCGGACCCTGGTCGCGGCGCTGATGGCCTCTCCCGCCGCATCGAACCCGGCAAACCTGTCGCGCGCCCTCGCCGCGGCCCTGCTGTTCGCCCGCGAGACGGCGGTGCTGCGGGCGCCCGGAAGCGGCGGCGATGCCGGCTTCGGCCCGATCGGCGCCCCCGCGCCGGCCTCGCCGGACAGCGCGGCGCGGGCGGCGATGTGGGCCGGGCTGGCCACATCCGCAGGCGATAGGGGCGATGCGAAGGCCGTCCGATCGACCATGATGGCCGCCGCACTCCTGACGGACGCCCCGCCAGCCGTGGCGATCGGCCATGTGTTCGGGGCGCGGTGAAATAAACCCTGGCGAGGTAGGGTCTCGCAAAACCAGCGAGGCCTGCCGATGACCATTGCGAGCGAAGCGAACCGCTCCGGCCCCTATGCCTGCAACGGGGCGACGACCAGTTTTCCTTACGAATTCAGGATCTACGACGCGGCGCACATCCGCGTCATCCTGACGGCGCCGGACGGCACCGAGACGGCGCTGGCGCTCGGCACCGACTATACGGTGTCCGGTGTCGGCGACAGCGGCGGCGGGGCGGTGAAGACGGCCTTGGCCTATGAGGCCGGCTACCTTGTGACGCTGATCCTCAACGTGCCGTTTATGCAGGACATCGACCTCGAGAACCAGGGCGCCTATTTCGCCGAAACCATCGAACGGGCGATCGATCTGCAGACGCAGATGTCGCTGCAACTCAAGGAGCAGGTGGCGCGCGCCGTGGTGCTGCCGGTGACCTCGTCGGTGTCGGTGGACAGGTTGACCGGCGCGGTGCTGGCGCTGTCGGACATCCAGCCGCAGATGCTGGCCCTCGTGCCGATCGCCGAGGACATCGAGACGGTGGCCGGCATCGCCGGCGCGGTCGTCGCGGCCGAGGGGCACGCCAATACCGCGGCGACGGCGGCTGGCGTGGCGACCGGCAAGGCAGCGGAGGCGGCGGCGAGTGCCGCTGCGGCCGCCTTGTTCGATCCGACCTCCTACTACCTGAAGACCGCGTTCAAGGACGACGGGACAGCGAGCGCCCCTGCGAAGTATGGCGCAGCAGGCCAACTGACTGGCAAGGACATCTACGTCAATGACGCGCCGGGCCTCAACCGCTGGGTTATGTGGATGACCAATGGCCTGGCTCGGTGGTCTATGCGTGCAAACGCGACGCCGGAGGATGGGGGCAACACCGGGTCAAACTTCCAGTTCGATGCTTTTGATGACGCAGGGGACTCCCTGGGAACTGTCTACTCGGTTTCGCGGGCAGGCCGCAGCATGGCCTTCTCAGTGTCCCCCTCAGCCCCAACCCCCGCCTCCGGAGACGTCTCCACCAAGCTGGCCACCACAGCCTTCGTGAAGAATGCTCTTGCTGGTGGAGGCCTGAAGAACGTCCGAGTCGTGACCGCTTCCGGCAACGTCACTCCGTCCGCTGGCGTCACCAAGTGGCTCGCCATCGTCTGCGGCGGCGGCGGTGCAGGACAGGGCCGGAGTTCCGTCGGTATTGGAAATGGTGGTTTTGGTGGCGGCGCCACGATAGCCGTGGCGGACGTTGACGACAGTATGGCTTATGCCGCCACGGTTGGCGCTGGTGGCACCGGCGTGTCCAACACTCACGGTAACAATGGTGGTGCATCCTCGCTCGTAATCGGCGGCAATACATATATCGGCTCCGGCGGGCCGGGCAGCGCCACCATTGCTCCGGTTGTTGGCAGTGGCGGTTTGGTCAACCTGCCGGGCGGACCACGGGATTATTCCTATTACGTGGCCGGCTCTGAACAGTCACACGGCGGCAGCGGCGGAGATGGCCCGCTTGGCCTCGGATTCGGCGGCCTTGGTGGTGGCGGTGGCACTGGAGCCTATGGCGGAGGTGCGGCGACTGGTTACGGCGCGGGCGGCGGCGGAGCCTGCGTGGTCACGGCGAACGGCACCTTTGGCGGTAACGGTTCGCCGGGCATCATCATCATTTTGGAGTTCTGACCATGAAAACAGCGTACATCGTTGATGCGGGCGTCGTGGTCAACTCGATTGTCATTGCCGACGACGCCAATCCGATTGCCTTCGGTGCTCTGCTTGGGCCTGAGGGTGTCGGCGTCGGTATCGGCTGGACCTTCAACGGGATGGAATGGGCGCTGCCGGTCGAGCCTGACGCCACCCTCGACGATCTCCGCGCCGCCAAGATCGCCGTCATCACGGCCGCTGCCGATGCGCTGCTCTCCGCCGGCGCCCCCGTCGACTCCGGCCTGCATGTCGCCCTCGATGACGGCAGCCGGGCCGATCTCACCGCCATGGCGGCGACCGCGACGGCGGCCTCGGCCGGTGCCGTCTCCTGGCCAGAGAGCTATGCGCGCGGCTGGATCGCCATCGAGAACGTTCGCATCCCGCTCGCCACGGCCGCCGTCGGCCTAGCGCTGGCGGCTTCGGTGGGCCAGTACTACGCCGCCATCGTCCAGCACCGGCGCGATCTGAAGGATGCGGCTCTGGCGGCCGAGGATGCCGCCGCTCTCGACGCCATCGACATCACCGCCGGCTGGCCGGCAGCATCGATCGGCGGGACATGAGCAAGCCGCTCTTCCAGGACGCCGATCCCACGACCGAGATTCTCGTCAAGCTTGGCGAACTCGGCGCCAGCGTCGAGCATTTACTGCGCGACTTCGGTGACGAGAAGATCGCCGCCCGCGACAACCGTGCCGCCATGCATCGCCGGCTCGACGAGCAGGCGCGGGAGCTCTCGGCCCTCAAGACGGAGCTGACGCTGAGCCGGCAGGTGGTCGAGGGCCTTGCCAAGACCCAGAGCGAAACTGTCCTGCCGGCGGTCGGTGAATGGCGCGACATGAAGACCACCGGCCTGCGCATCGTCGGCGTATTGGCGATCGGCGGCATCAGTCTCGGCGCCACCATGGCCTGGTTCTCCGACCAGGCGGTGTCGCTGTTGCGCCACTGGCTGCGGATCGGCTGAGAGGCTTTTTATTCTGGCGGCCGATATCTGCCCTGTGCCCTTTTCGGCCCGAGGTCCTGCGCCTTCGCGCCTCCGTCCCGAAGCCGCGCCAGCCCGGAAACCCTTCCCGCCTAAGCTCCAGGCTCAATCGCTGGAGTAGAACGATGAAGCGGCCGAAGCTCGTGCCCAACGCCCGCCGGGTGCTCAGGCATTCCTGGACGTCCCACATCCTGATCGCCGGCGGCCTCACCACCGCCGCCGAGGCGGCGCTGCCCTATCTTGCCGGCGCCGAGCTGATCGCGCCGGCCGTCTTTCCCTTCGTAGCCTTCGGCGTGGTGTTCGCCGCCTTCGTCGCCCGCTATCTGGTGCAGGAGGCCTTGCACGATGGCGACCGTTAAGCTCGCGCCCAGCAAGCGCGCCCGCGCGGCGATTGCCGCCGTGGTGCTGGCGGCCGGCGCCGGCGGCACGGTGGCGTTGATGCCCGGCGCAAAGCCGGTGCCGGACGACGTGGCGCTGGCGGTGGAGGTGCTGGTGAAGCCCTGGGAGGGGCGGTCTCTCAAAGCCTATCTCGACACCATCGCCAGGCCGCCGGTCTGGACGATTTGCGACGGCGACACGACCAACGTGAAGCCGGGCATGGCCGAGACGCCCGCCGGCTGCGACAAGCGCCTCGCCACAAAAATCGTGGGTGACTACCGCGGCAAGCTCGTCGTCTGCATCCCGAACTGGAGCAAGGCGCCCCTGTCCTGGCGCGCCATGATGACTTCGCTCGCCTGGAACATCGGCGCCGGCGCCGCCTGTGGCTCGACGGCGGCGCGGCTCGGCCGGGCCGGCCGCTGGCTGGAGAGCTGCGTGGCCGCCACCGCCTTCAATCGGGCCGGCGGCCGCATGGTGGTCGGTCTCGCCCGGCGGCGCGGCATGGGCGACGCCGCGCGCATCGGCGAGGGCGAACTTTGCGCCTCGGGGGTGCCGTGATGTTCGGCCTGCTCGACAAGATCGGCACCACGGCCGCCGCCATCGCCGGCCTCGTCATCGGCGCCGCCGTCACCTTCGCGGTACTCAGCCTCTACGATAGCTGGATCGACGATCCGGCGGTAGCCAAGGCGGCGCGCGAAGGCTTCGTGGTGGCGTCCGAAAAGACGGCGCTGCAAGGCCAGGTGGACGAGATGAAGCGCCAGTTCAAGATTGCCGAGGCGGCGGCCGCCAGTGATAGGGCGCGTGCGGAAGCGGCGAATAAGGAAGCGGACGATGCGTGGGCAAAATACGAGGCGGCCGTCGCCGCCGACACTGGCGACGATGGTTGTCGCGTCTCTGCTGACGATCTTGAGTGGCTGCGGAAGTCTCGACCAACGCCTGGCGGCAGCGTCAACTGAGATCGGCCGCCAGAACGCCGGGGTGAGCCTGCCGGCCCTGCCGGCCCGCTGCCGCGACAACATGCCACGCGTCACGCCCAAGGCCGGCGAGAAGTGGCGTGCCGTGCAGGGGCGGTGGCAGATCGTCGCCGACGGCGTGGACCGCAGGACGGCCGATTGCGCCGCCTTCTATGACGATGTGAAGGCCGGACTGTCCACGGCCGCACCGCCTCCACCCTCCAGCCGATGAAGCGCCTTGATTCCATCTGTCGGGGATGGCAGAAACAGGCGCCCTGGAACGGGGCGGAGCCGAGCGGCCGCAAGGTGCCGGTCTGCGGCCGGTTCCGGAAGGGCCTGTAGCTCAATGGTTAGAGCCGGCCGCTCATAACGGTCTGGTTCCTGGTTCGAGTCCAGGCGGGCCCACCAATTCTATCAATGCCTTACGAGGCGGACATCCGTTTTCTTCTTTCCTGCTCCATTGAAACTACCACTTTTTCGTGGACCTGATTGGTTCTCTTTTTGGGCTTGCGGGGCGAGTTGGCCGCCTCGCGAAGATGGTCTGGGCAATGGTGCCCGTAGACCTTTTCCACCATTTCCGGCGACATGCCGACGTAGCCAGCGGTCTCCCAAATCGAAACTCCTGCCTGCAAAAGCCAGGTTGTGGCGGTGTGGCGCAGCGTGTGAGGCGTGACGTCGTTCCCGAGTCCAGCCTTCTTGGCGGCGGTGGCGAAAGCGGTCTTCACCGAGGCAACTGGTTTACCGTTGAACTCCACGAAATGCGTAGCGCCTGATTTCTTCGCCATCTCAGCCCAGCGCCTCATGTGCGCCAGCAACCGGTCGGGGATCGGCGCCGTCGGCTGGCGCTTGTTGGTCTCTCTCTTGCCGCCGGCGAGCCGGTAGTAGAGCCCATACTCCAGATCGACGAACGACTGGCCCAGTCCGGGCTCCATGGCGGCGGCGGCAATCGCACCGGCACGGTTCCCCATGTAGAGGCCGATCAGGATGAACCGCGCGAGGTGGCGCAGCGGGTATTTCTTGGTCGCCACAGCGGGCCCAGGCTTTCCCTTGTGGTTCCGCTTCTGCGCCTCTCTGGTCCGCCAGCAGGTCCATAGGAGTTTGGCCGCCTCGTCTCGAGTCAGCCATCTCGTCCGAGGGAGTCCCTTCGGCGGCAGGACCACCTTCACGATGCCCCGGTGCAGCCCTTCCTCCTGATGGTGGTTGATGGCCGCACGCAGATCCTCGAGGTCTCGCCGCGCTCCCCCGGTACGTGGGCGAAGCTTCAGTTTCTTTTTTTTGCGACCGCCAGCAGGCGCCTCTTCAGCCTCTTCTGGGGCGGGCAACTGGTCGTCTTCGATTGCCTGTCCAGGTTTACGCTTTTTCCGCCGCGCCGACAAAGCCGCCAGGCGGCGCTTCGTCGCATAGCCGCGGCAAGACTCGCCATTGATCTCCGACAGCATCAGCTCCCCAAAGTGTTCATTGAGGCGTTTGATCCGGCCCATGAATTTTTTGAACCCTGGCGGGTCTTCTTCCTCTGATGGCACGGCGAAGTCTACGTAAATGGATAGAACATCGGCGACGGGAATCTTCTCTATGTCGCGCTCTTTACGAGACGGGGAGTATTTCGAGTCGATGTACTCCTTGAGTTTCCGCTCAGCTTTTCCAACTTCGTCCGCAGCGCATCCTGTGGACTCCTCATGTTGTCCGTCTCGGATGAGCCAGACGGGTTTAGCGACTGTTCCGTTCCGGAACTTCCGCTCCGGCCTGAGCCAGAGGCGAGCTCCTTTGCGTGGACGCGGCATTTCTCTCGCATCTCCTCTATGTCCTGAAGGGTCACAAAAGCCTTCCCGGCGATCATCTCACAGTTCAGCCGCCCCTTCTTGATTTCTCGGCGGAGGCCGCTCAGCGTCATGCCGCCGGCTGGGAAGGCGACCTCCAGCGCATCTTTGAGGCGTAACGGGGTGTTCGGCCCGATCGCGGCGTTCATCTAGGTCTCCATGAGTCGCATAATCGCGGGGTGTGGCCTTGCGGCCGCCAGAAAACCGACTGGCTCAGGTCGTGTCGGGAGATTGCTCGGTGGAGCCTTCACCCTCCTTTCGTCATTTTGTCGCGCACCAGTGGTGCGCCCGGGCGTCGTGGGCCGCCTTGCCCGCCTGCCAGGGCAGCGCGAGCCCGGAGGCGATAAGCGCTTCGCCGACGTCCCCATGCTGGGCCGTCGACAGTGAGGCCAGTGTCCGGCGATAGCGGTCCTGGCACCTGCCGGTGGCGGGCTCGCAACGTGAGATTTCCACGCTCCCGTTCTTCAGGAGCGCCTTGAGGAAGGCTGTTGCGGTTTCCCCCAAGCGCTTTTCTGCCGGGCAGCGCGACCGACGGGTCTCCGGCGCGTCGATGTTGTAGATCCGGACGATCTCGCCCGAGGCGAAGCGCACCGTATCGCCGTCGATGACGCGGATAGGGCCGTGGACCGGCTCCGGCGACTGGATGCCGGCGTCGGCCGGTGTCGCGAGCAGGATGGCGAGAGCAAGGCTACGCAGGCGCATTGCTGCTTTCCTTCTCGTAGGCGGCGAGCGCAGCGCGGGCGCGCTGGAAGTGAGGCCCATAGTTCTCGGGGTGATCATCGCCTTCCGGACACACAAGCAATTGCAAGAAAAACCTATGCTTCGGGATGCTCAGCTCCCCCGCAAATTTGGCAAACGGTCTCAGCGCCTCGGCCATTTGCTCCTTGACCGGATCCGGGACCGGGGCCGGCCGCGGCGTCAATCCCGCCTTGTAAGCCTCCAAGGCCGCGCAGGCGTCGACCATCCAGGTCTGCCACTCCGGTACCGAAAGGGTGCGGTCGTTTTCGACCTTGGTGATGGCTTCATCCAGGACCTTCGCTAGCCTTCCGGCGGCGCCGGCCGGTGACGGGCCTGCGCCCTCCTCGCCTTCAAGGATCGCCCGGAGGCAAGCCCAAAGATCGGCGCGATAGCCGACTGCCTGGAGGTCGCGATCATGGGCGTGAAGCAAGTTCCAGCCGGCATCCCGCAGGCTGATTTTCGGGGCTTCGTCGGGCAGCGGATTGGCTTCCAGGAAAGCGTCGAGCGTTTCCGCATCCACCATCATATCGGTATGGCCGGGCGACGTCGCGGGATCGAAAGGCTTGATGTCTTCGAACCGGCCATCCTCGAATTCGTCGGGGAAGCGCCACCAGAGCTTGCCGTCTTCCGCGGCGCGGTAGATGGTCAGCTTATCGCCCTCAAAGACCATGCGCCGATCGGCCGGAGTGCGCACCCCGAATTGGTCGTAGGAAAACGAAATCTGGCCTTCTGCAGGGCCGACGACCTCGTAGGTGTCGCCGCGCTTCTTGTGGCGGACGATGCGCGCCGGCGCCGGCGTAGGCGGCGAACGATAGAGGGGGACCACATTCTTGCCCGCGTCCTGTCGCCACAAATCGACGCTACGCGGACGATTGTCACGGGGATTCTGGCTGAGAAGCTCGCCAAGTCCATACGTGTCGGCCCAGGCTATCGGCTCCCCAAGATGCGGCGCGGCGGCCGGCGCCGGCGCCGGCGGCGCGAGGTAGAGCTGTTCGGCATCCGGGTATCTCCTCAGCCAGTCACTCCCAGAGGCATCGTCTGCGTAGCTGTACCCATGGCCGTCCCAACCGTAGCGGACGGCCACCGGCTCGCCCAAGGGCGGCGCGAGATAGAGGGGCCGCATAGTCGCGTCCTTCTTGCGGTAATGCGCCATGTCCTCGGGAGCTACGAACTGCCACCACCCCATGCTCTCGGCGTAGCGCTGCCACTCTGCAGGCACGCCGAGATGCGGCAGGGCGGCGAGGACGGCCGCTTCGGCCGCCTCTCTGTGAAAGGTGTCCGTGTCTCGGACTTCGATATTCTGGAGGGCGCTTGCCGCCGCCTCGATCGCGGCCTTGGGAAGGGTGATCATTCGGGATGCCTCCATGATCCGCATTTCGAGCACTTATAAGATGGGGCTCTACTGCCTAAACGCCGGAATGGCGAACGCTTCCAATCGTGTTGGCAAAAAAGCCTCCTCAAAAAATCGATGAACTTGCTCATTATTTCCGCTCCGTGTCCGCCCCGATGTTGGCAAGGAACCTGACATGCTCGGCAGACCGCTCGTGGATTTTTTGGTCCAGAAGTTCGAGATCGCGCTCTAGACCCTCCATCGTCGCCCGCCTTGCCTTTGCGGCCGCCGCTTGCTGGTCATGCCACTTCGACACTTCCTTCAGCGCCTTTAGGCGGGCCGAGGCCGCAGCCGCCGCAACGCGCTGCAAGGCTTCGAGTCCGGTATTCGTTTCGGCGTTCTCCGCCTCCAGCGTGCGAACGCGGGCGACAAGGGTGAGCAATTTGTAGGGCCATCCAGCCATGTCGTTCCACGGCACCCCGGCATTCGCCATTGCCTCGATCTCATCCAGCACTTCCGACGTTACAGCGATGTTAGGCTGGTCACCGCTTCTGATGCGAGAGGCGATGGTCCGAGCGGCCGCGTCGCCGGCACCGTCAGGGACGCACTGACGCCGGACATTGTTTGCGATGTCCTTGCAACGCTCGCGCTCGGCCTGGATGGCGCGAGCGATGATTTCGGTGGTTGTCCCTTGGCGAGGTGCAGCTTTGGCCGCCTTCATGATGTCGTCGGGGATGGTCATGGCAATAGTTCCTGCACCGCCGACCAGAACTGCAAACGGCCGCGCCTCTCGGTCTTGATGAGCCCTTGTTTGCGGAGAAACTGGAGTTGCGCGTCGACGATCCGCTCAGTCGATCCGCTGGCACGTAAAGGCCACCGTCCCATTGGAGGAGGCACTCCCCGGCCATATTTGTCCTCGGCGTCATCAACAACGTCGGCAAATGTAAACGGCTCCTTGCGCGCGAGAATGTCCGCGCGGACGGCCTGTTTGATTTCTTCACGGGTCATTTCTGGGGCTCCTTCTCCTCGCGCAACAGCGGCAGGTTGACGCGTTTCTCGGCAGCCAAAGCGATGAGTGCCCTGCGGTACTCGGCTGGGGTTGTCGCCTTCGCGAGGGCTTTCGCTACTTCGTAAGGGTAGTCGCTGGCGCCGCGGATCCAGAAGCGGAACAGGGCTCCATCCAGATCGTCGCTGTCGAAATCCGGCGCTCGACTTTCCGGAGGAGGAGGGAGATCACGCAAAGCCATTCTCCTTGTAGGCTAAGTCTCGCGCCGCATTGAGCTCGGCCATCAAAGCATCGCTGCCGCCGGCAACATCGGGATGCCGCTCGCGCGCCAACCGCTTGTAGGCCCCGTCCACCTCGACCTTGGTGGCCGACGGGCGAACGCCGAGAACCTGGTGCCAGGGCTTGCGGCCCGGCGCCGGCAGCGCGGCCGTGAAACCCCGGAACGTGGCGCGGACCAGCGCCAGTGTGCCGTGGCGCAGTTCGACGCGTCGCGCCTCCAGGACGTGGTGGATGGCCTGCAAGTTGGCGGCTGGTGTGCTGTAGCGATCGACGGGGATACAGCGCTGCTCGCCGTCCCACATGAACCAAGCCGCCACACCCGGGTCACTCGGCGAGCCGACGCCAAGCGTTACGTTCGATGACAAGATGACGTCCTGGACCGACTTGCCGCTGTCTCGCCCGAACAGCCGAAGGCTGTCCTGCACGTTCTTCAGCGCGACGGCGAGAGTGGTGCGGAAGTTGCCCGTCTCGCGCCGTTGCGAACGAGGGAATCCCTCAGGCCAGGAAAGCGGATAGGCGGTGGTCATGATCTTTTCTCCCTAAGTACGAGGGTGAGCTTTTCGGACGCGCGGGTGACGGCCGTGTAGAGCCAGCGCTGACCGTCTTCGCGGAAGGCCTCGCTCTCGTCGAAGACGCAGACGTGCGGCCACTGGGACCCCTGCGACTTGTGGCAGGTGATCGCGTAGCCGAAGGTGAACTGCTGCTTGTTCATGAGGTCCCGGTAGGGCATCTCCGCGGCCTTCGCGTCGTTGAGGAAGAACTCCCTGGGAACCGTTACCGAGCGCTGAGCACCGGTTTCCGCGTCGAAAAGCTCGAGCCTGATCGTCTTGCCGCGCTTCGACTTGACCGCCTCGACGCGGAACAAGTCGCCATTGTTGATGCGCACCTGGCGATCGTTCTTCAGGCAAATCACCGGCTCGCCTTTCTGGGGCATGGCGCCGGCGGCGATACCGGCCTTTTTTCTGATCCAGTCGTTGAAGCACCGCCGGGTGTCGTTTCGGCCGACCAGCACGATGTCGGCATTGGTCGCCACCGATCGGTCGAAGCCTGACTTCCGCACGACCGAAAGGTTCGGGCCGTCGACCTCGGCGCGATTCCATTCGCCTTGGCGTATGGCCGTCGCCAGCTTCAGGACCGGGCTGTCGGCCGCCTGCCGATGGACCTCGGTCAGCATGTAGTCGGGATCTCGGCGGGTGAAGTAGCCGGCACCGTTCGGCGGCGGCAGTTGTGCCGGATCGCCGAGCACGAGGACCGGGATGCCAAAGCTGAGAAGATCCTTCCCCAGTTCCTCGTTCACCATGCTGACCTCGTCGACGATGACGAGGCTGTAGTTGTCGAGTTCGGCTCTCGATTTCAGGGTGAGCGTCACCTCTCCGGTCTCGATGTTGGTCTCAGCATTGTAGATCAGGCTGTGGATGGTCTTGGCGTCGGCGCAGCCCTTGTTGCGCATCACGCGCGACGCCTTGCCGGTGAACGCGGCGAACGCCACCTCGCCGCGGGCATGTTCTGCGAGGTGCATCGCGAGCGTGGTCTTGCCCGTCCCTGCGTAGCCCGCCAAGTAGAACGTCGGCGAATACTTCATCCGCATCCAAGCGCCGGCGGTCGACAGCGCCTCGTTCTGCTGCGGAGACCAGGCGGTCATGCTCCGCCCTCGGTGTCGATAGCGGCGAGGAAGGGGGCCTCCTTGGCAGCCCGACAGGCGGCCCGAGCGGTGATGGACGCATCGATATGGTTGGCGACCTCGGCAAGCAGGCGCCCCGGGTCGAGCTTCCGGAGGTTGGCAGAGGAAACGTCGGTCCAGAGTTTTTCGACGGCGGCGGTTAGACGGTCGGCAAGCTCGCCGACCTGGCCGGTGACGTTGTCAGAGGCGGCAAGCACCTCGACGATGTCGTGCCGGAGGGACGCCCGTAGCAACGGGTCCAGCATGATGGTCTCCATGGTTCGCATACTTGCGGGTCGGAGGATTCACGGCTTACGCCGCCGGGCTCTTCCGGTAGCCCGAAACCAGTGTCTCGATGGCGATCCCCTCGCCGATGAATTCGACCTTCCAGAAACCGGCCGCTGTCCTCCCGTTGACGAGGATTGGCGTCCAGAGGTAGCGCGTCCCGTCGGGCGCGCAGATCTCGTCACGACCGAACTCGAGCCGCTGCCCATCCAGCGGGCCGCCAACGGCCGGCCCTTCCAGTTGGGAGCGATCGGAGATCATGTGTGCCGGCCCTCCCACTTCGGGAGATCGAGTGCGATCTCGAAGTCGGTCAGGATGCAGTCACGCTTGACCCGGCCGGCGCGGATATCGTCGAGCGTCGTGAACGAGTAGCCGGCCCGGGACACGACGGACTCGCAGGTGACGTTGAGCTCGTCGATCCGGCGCATAATCCGGTCGTGCCGGGGTGGAATGTCGTCGCGGCGGCCGGCGGAGCGCGCCTGGTTCGACCGCTGGATGAGGGGAGGATAGGGCATCAGGTTCTTCGCTCCGTCTTCTTGCCGAGCGATCTGCTCGGCCATTTGCTTTTCCGTTCCGGCTTGTCACCCGGCTCCTTGGCGAGCAGCCGCCGCCGGAACTCTTCCTGGCTCTCGGCGAGCCGCTTGGTCCTGGCGATCTCGGTGACGTCCCCCTGGGCTCTCGCCTTGGTGGCGCCGCCGGATGTCTTGCGCCGGTGGTCTTCCCGCCGCCGCGGCACGATGTGGGACGGGTCGTTCGCCGGCGGTTCGGTATCGCCCTTCTCAGGCACCCAGACTCGCATTTGGATTGGAGGGTCATGGTCCCAATCCACCGTCTCCAGCGTCAGGCCGAGGGCGCGCAAGGCAGCCTCGAGCTTCACCTTCGTCGACATATGCGGGCGGAAGCCCTTGGGCGGCGCGGGCGCCGGCTTTGAGGGGGCAATCCTGGTCATAGGCGGTCGATCTCGTAGACCTTGACGCTGGCCTCGTGCGCCTTGCGGATCAGGTCGTCCACGTCCCAGCCGCCGGGGAAGGCAATGACGTAATCGGGCTTTCCTTCCTCCAGCATCTTGGAGTTCAGCATGGGAACCGAGGTCTTGCCGTACAGCTTCGAGTCCACCTGCAAGAGGACAGTCTCAATGCCATGAAGCCCCGCCCACCCAGCGGCGATGCTTTCGGCGCCCTTGGCATCACTGTGGATCAGCACTGTCATGCCGAGGTTCTTCACGGCGCGATCGAGCACGAGGAATACCCGGTCGGCGTTCTGGTATTTGGGGCCACTACGGACGATGATACGGGTCATGGCAGGCTCACGATCTGTGCGTCGCGGAGCAGGCGCCGAAAGGGTTCGCCCTCAAGCTGCTCGGTGTCGGCCTCCCAGTCGGCCATGAGGCCGTAGACGCTGTAGTCGTCTTGGTGGCCGGTCGAAACGAGATAGGTCGCGGCATCGTCCCAAGACGAGAATGCCGCGCCACCGGCATACGGCTCACCCTTGTACTCGCCTTTCCCGAGCTTGAAGAAGGTGCTCTGCATCTCCGCGAGGCCGCGCCTGTAGGATTCGCGATGGCCGATGGTGTAGATCATCCGATCCCTCCCGCCGCCTCGATGGCAGCGCGCTTGCAGCGCTCCCATGCCCGTGTGGCCTGCGCGCCTTTCCGTTCGAGCCGATCCGCCGCCTCCTGGAAGCGATCGAGGATCGCTCGGTCGACGCCTCCCTCACGCATCTTGGCGCATTCCATCCCCTCGATCTCGATGGCTTCGCATTTGATCTTCGCGGCGACATAGGCGGCTTCGGTGCGCGACTTGAGCCGCCGCAGTTTTCTGGTAACCGGGCGCCAGTGCTTGGCGCAGATCCACTCCAACGGAAGGCTGGTCTCGTCCTTGTGCAAGCCGCGGGTATGCTGGCAGAACGGGACGCAGCAGGAAATGCGATCGGCCATCGCTCACGCGCTCCCCTCGGTCTTCACGTGCTTCATCTCGTAGTCGCGGATGAAGCCGGCCAACTCGCGCTCGATCAAGTCGAGCTTGCGCAGATCGGCGTCGGTCGGCTCTTCATCCTCATCGAACACGCACATCAGCGACGCGAACAGATGATGGGCACCGGCGAAGAATGCCGCCCGCATTTCTTCAAGCTGGGCTGCCGGCGTGTTGAGCGGGATGGCGGCAAGGCGGAGCCCGTTCCAGCCGGCCTCGACCAGCTTGCCTTGATCGACGAGATCCTTGGTGAGGCGTTCTAGGTAGGCGCGGTCAGCCATTGGAGACACCTCCGAATTCGGCCGGCAGTTCCGGCTCGGCATCTGGGAGACGTCCCTTGACGGCCTTGCGGCTGATGGTGGTCGACTTGTCGGCGCCGTCCTGCTTAACCCACACCTCCTCGTCGGTGGCGCCGAGAACGGTGGCGTAATCGACTTCAATGTCGGATAGACTGATCCGGTCGCCAGCAGCGAAGTCGAAAGTCACGACGGTCACAGAATCGACGGGGACGCCATAAATGCGCGTCAAATCCGAAACAACCTCTACGTTGATCTCCTCGCCATCAGTCGAAAAGCCTGTGACTTTCGCCGGCAGCAGGACGATATCGCCCCTCTTCAGGATTTGCATGTCGTCCTCCTAAGCGAAGGGATATGGGGTGGCTTCCTGGCGCCGCTGCCGGAGATAGTGGCGGGCGGTATTCATGACCTCGTCGTCGAAGTCCTTCTTCAAGATCCATTCGAGGTAGCCGGCATCCATGTCGGCCCAGAGCTGCCCCTCGTACTTGCCGAAGGGAACGCGCTTCTGCAGGATTGGGAGCCTCGTCAGCGTCGTGAGATCGCGCGTCGAGTTCTCGATCAGCATGTGGCGGATGATGCCGGCCGTGACGTAGGAGTCGGGACCGGCCCGATGCGGCGGCATGGCGAGCACCGGCCACTCGAATCCTTGGTCGATGCCGAGGATGTAGCGGAGCGCCTGGTTGGAATAGCCCGGCAGGTCGTCGTAGAGGTGCTTGGCCGCAACGTAGGTGCAGATCCACTCGTGCGTCCCGCCGGGGAAGAACGTCTGTTCGAAGGAGGCACGGTGGGCGGCGAACAGGTCGCCCGGGTCCATCCCGGACATCAGCAGGGTGCGAGCCTCCGCCGGCGACATGGCGCCCGCCACGTCAGCGTCGGAGATGTGGTGAATGGCCCGCGCCTCCGGCGGGATCGATATGCCGGGATCGACGTAGTGCCAAATGGGCATGGAGACGTAGCGCGTCTCCACGTCGACCTCGGTGTAGCCGAGCTCGCAGATCTCCACCTTCTTGCCGGCCTTCAGATCCTTGTCGGTCCCGGTCGTTTCGAAGTCGATGACCCTGATTTTCATGGCGGACCTCACTGGTACTTGCCGACGTTGAGGCGCTCGACGTCGAGCTTGGCGGCCAGCTTCTGGGCGAAGGCCATGTGATCGGATGCCCACGGCATCTCACGAGCTTCCCGCTGCAGGCACCAGTCGACCATGGCGATGACGACGCGCAGGGCCTCGTGAAGATGCTCCGGCGTGTTCGCCTTTTTCTCGGGGGTGATCACCTTAAGGATGCCTCGCCGCTCTTCGACCGAGCAGCCAGGCTCATTGGCGATCGCCAGCACCTTGCCGAAGGATTCGGCGACGGCGGCCGTCTCGTCGGCATCGATCGTCATCACGTCCGGAACGGCGGGAGCCTCCTCCAGGTACTTTGGGCGCTTGACCGATTCCTGGCCGGCCTTCGACGCCGGCTGGTCCTCCTTGCCGGCGGAGACCGGCGCCCGGTCATCCTGGCGATCCGTGGCGGCCATCTCGATCGGCTGGGTCGGCTGGTGCTCGATTGCCTGCGCCGGCTCCCTGCGACCTTCCAGCGCCGCGCCACCGGCAAACGGGTCGACGCGCTCGACTTGGGCCGGCTGGCGGAAATCGAACATGTCGTCCATGCGTTCGATCATGGAGCGGATCTTGTCATTGTTGATGGAGATGTACTTTGATCCGCGGCGCAACACCGCCTTCTGGTACATCTCACCCTCGAAGTTCTTCCAGGCCGGGCTGTTGGGCGCCTTCGATGCATCTCGAACCGATTGCAACTCGGCAAGCGTCATGATCTCGCGATGCATCACCCGCTTCTGGTTGTCGCGGAAAATGACGTAGGCGGCACGCGTCGCGCCGCGCGGAGACTCCGAGAAGACATCCCAGAAGTGCGACAGGCTATCGGGGTCGGCGGCATTGAACGAGAAGGTATCGCCCTGGCAGACGAGCTCGCAGATGATGTTGAACACCGAGCCCAGTTCGCGCATCCGCTTGATGATGCCGTAAACCATCGGCTGGTAGTTGGCGATGAAAGCCTTCTCCTCCTTGTCGTAGTAGTAGAGGATGACGGCTTCCTTGGCGTCGGGGACGAGCCCGTCGGCGGCGCACTTGGAGATCTCGCGACGTAGGCTGCCGGGCGTGCATTGCAGGATCTTCGGTTCCTGCTGAACCGCGATCTTGAAGGTCGAGAGCAGCCGGTCGAAGGACTGCCCGTTCTCGGCGAGAAGAGGGGCGATATCGCCGCGGATCTCGTCGAGGATGGCGACGGCGTTAGCGGGCTGCGGGCTGCTCATAGGAAAGGCCTCGGTTGTAGGTGGGGAACATGGAAGCGTTGAGCCGGAGCGGGACCTTCGGCGGTGGCGTCCAGAGCTGGTCGAGGCCGAACTGGTCGACATAGGACCGGTAGACGTCGAGGGTGTCGTCGATGATGCGGTCGGCGTGCTCGAAAAGCTGGTCGTCGCCCCCAACGGAAGCCACCACCGGGATCATGCCGGCGTCGCGACGGATCATGACCCAGACCCAGTCGACAGCCTCGGCTCCGAGGAGGTTTTCGATATAGCCGCTCCGAGGCACGTCACCGAAGACCAGCCCCTCGGCAAGGAGTCGTCTGGCGGCGCGGAACGCCCGAAGATACCAAGCCGACTGCACGTCGTAGGCGCGCTCGTAGAGCTTCGAGATGGCCGCCTCCTCGTCGCTGCCGCCCTTGAAGGTCGTGAAGCTCTTGAGGTCGATGACGAGGCTCTTGGTGCGGGCGCCGGCGGGACCGAGCCCGTAGTCGAAGCGTGCCTTCCGGCGAATGCCGCTCTCCGTGTAGAAGATCGAAAGCTCGGCCGCGCCGTCGATCAGCGCGCCGGCCTGCATGACGGCTGCCAGCGTCGGATCGCGCTGCATGTTCGAGACGGCGTCCTCGATCTCCTGCACCTGACGCGGGGTGAGCTCGACATAGTCGGGGTGCTCGACTCTCCAGGCCGCAAGCAGGTCATCGAAGATCGGCGGGCAATCGTCGCAGGCCTTGGCGCGGGCGACGAGTTCGGCTTTCGCGCCAGTAAGCCTCTGCCCGTTCTGGCGGAGGAAGTCCTTCACGTCGTCGGCCGTCACGAGGCAGCCGGGGAAGTCCTCCGGCCTCGGCGGGCGGGCATAGCGGGAATTGAAGGCATCCTTCCCCTCGAGGAGGCGGCAATGCCACGCGCGCCCCCAGACCAGGTATTCCGCCTCCATCTCCTTGCGCGGGCGAAGGCGATTGTATTGCCAGAGGCAAGGCTTGCTGGCGATCTCGATGATCGAGGTCGAGCCGAGCGCGTCATCGGCATGATAGATGGCTTCAGGAAGGTTGAAGTAGATGCCATCCGGTAGGTGATAGACGCCGCGTTCGTCTGGTTGGAATGTGTCGTACAGACCGCCCATTATTCGGTTTCCTCGTGTCCGCGCAGGAAAGAAACAACGTCGTCGAAGCTGGTCGAGATATCGCCGAGAACTTCCTTGGCCTCGGATTCTCGCCGTTTGGCCTCTTCCCAGGCCTCCTGATCGATCAGCCCCTCAAGCTCTTCGGAGATGATCCGGTCGATAATCTTCGGCTCGAGCGCATCAAGTTCCCAAGACGAGCCACCAAACTGCTCGATGTAGTTGCCGGATCTGCTGTCGGTTTCCTTGGCCGGGTTCGGAGGCGGCGAGTGCGCCTGGATCTGCTCCCAATTCAGGGCCAGCCTGCGGACCTCGACGCTCTCGCCAGCAAACAGAGTGAGGCGATCCTCGTTATCGCGCGTCATGTCGATGCCGCTCGGGTCGTGGTCGCCGAGGTGCAGGACGATAGGCGTCGCCCCGTTGTTCAAGAGATCGCGGAACCGACAGCCGGCGGCATACTGTTCAGACTGAGACGAGTAGCCACGGCAGGCGAAGTAGGGAACGCGGAACCTCTTGCAGACCGGTTCTATGACGCCGATCAGGGCGTCCTTCTCGATCCAGACCTCCGGCCTATATTGCTGGTCCGCCCAAAGGTCCTCTTTGTATTGCTCGGCAATCGCGTCGATGATCTCGGAGGGGTTCTCCCAGACGTTGGGCTTGCGGACATTCCGCGTCCTGTCCTCGATCGCTTCCCAATCGATCAGGCCGGCGAGGCGACCATCGTTGATGATGGAGCCGAGGCGCTTGTATTCTCTCAGCTTGTTCGCGATAAGGTCGCGGCTCACAAACTGGTAGTAGAGCTGGCGGAGCGTGAGCGAGAAGCCCTGGCGCTGGTAGTCGGCGATGATCCGGTTGGCGTGATCGATGATTTCGAGGGACGAGCCGGAGAAGTTGCGGGTGATGAACGCCTCAAGCATCTGAGCCTGCCTCCTCTCGCTTGGCGACGTGCCCGTCTTCGATGACGATGGCGGCCTCCCGGCCGGACTGGACCGTCTCGACCCACACCTGGAGCCCGTTGGCCTCGGCATAGCTGGCGAGGGCGGCCATGGAGTCGTCGTCCAGAAGCGAGCCGTCGCGCACGCGGATGACGCGAAGGCGCGGGTTCATGGCGCCGGCGACGGCGATCGAGACGCGGAGCTGTTCGGCATCGCTGGCCTGATCGAACGGCACGCCGTTGAGCAGAACGCCATCCTCGGTGAGCTCCAGCCCCTCCACCGGGAGATCCGCGTCGCGCACCGCTTTGGCGGCCGCGGCCTTGCGGACGGCGATGCTGCCGGTCAGGTTGGCGCTTTCCTCGGTCTTGTCGCGAAGCTCGGCGTTCAGCTTCCGCCGCTGCTTCTTCAGTTCGACGTTCCGATTGATCGTCTCGGATTCGGCGATCCTCTGGCGCACGTCGGCGGTGTCGATCTGAGCCGGAGCCAAGCCGAGGTCGTCGATAAGATCGCGGTGTTCCTCGATGCCGAGCTCCCGTGCGGCGATATTTTTCTCGATGTTGGCGATTTCCGCCTGCAAGCGGGCGATATCGGATCGTCCGCGCTGGATCTCTTCCTCGAGAGTGGCGATGGCCGCCGTGTGTGAATTGACCTTCTCGGCATGGCGGCGGGCCGCCTCGTTGGCCTCGAGATCCTTCTGCAGCTCCTCCATCAGCGCCGCGAGGTCGACGCGCTCGTCGGGGGTGCCGTCCGGAACGATGATCGCTTCGACGCGGGCCTGAAGGTCGCGGATATCGCGGTTAACTTCCGTTCGGGCATTGAAGTCCTTCAAGCTGAGGCGATCGGCTTCCACGAAATCGTAGTCGGGCACCAGAGCGCGCAACGCGATGACCTGGTCGAGCGGCTTCATCCGCGAGAAGTCCAGGGGGTCGAAAGTGAGATCGCCAACCAGGGCGTTGAGCAGCTTCTGCGGGTCGCTGTACTTGGCGCCGTCCTTGTTGGCGACGGTGAGCGACGTCGTGTACTCGCCGTCGTCGCGAACCCGGAATTTGCGGGTCACGACGTATTCGCCAAGGTCGAGCGTCACTGAGCCGGTGTCGGCGCCGTCGCGCACGGGCTTGCCCTGGATCGGCTTGGTGCCGGCCAGCGCCCAATAAATGGCGTCGAGCACGGAGGTCTTGCCTTGGCCGTTCTTGCCGGTGATCTCGACGAGATTGCCGTTGGGGGCGATCTCCACTGCGGACAAACGTTTGATGTTCTCGGCATTGAGCCGGACGATGTGCATGGCTGCACGGCCAAAGGCCGCCCTCTGGTTGGTTCAGGTCTGATAGCCGAGGGCGCGGGCAAGACATGAGCACAAGGCCCACGTCACGGCGTCCTGCTGTTCGTCAGAGAGGCGGTCACCTCGCCGCCAAGCGTCGAGCGCTTCGCGGGTTTGGTTCTGCGATGTCGCTTCCTGCTTGGTGGTGCGGGTCGAAGCGGTCATCGGTGCCTCCGTGACGCGATTAGTACGCTGTGTACAAATCAGCGTCAAGCGGATTCGTACACTGCGTATTGACGGGCGATCGACGGAGGGCGTAGAAGCGAAAAGCCCCAGGCGGGAACCTGGGGCTTTGGAAGAGAGCGGTCGGTAGAGACGGTGGCGCTCTCACCTCTTTGCAGAGGTCTTTTCTATACCATCGGGCGCAGGAAGATAGAAGCCCCACTCCGAAAGTCCGAAGGGGTTCCTGCCGTGGCCTTGCCAGAGGCGACGAAAAAGTGCGGACAACTGACGTCGCTGGTGTCGAACGTCGGGGATGGGTGACGGGCGGCTCCGCCGAGCATGTCATCCGGCATAGGGGCTAACCCTGGATGCTCTCGGGCACAGGGCTTAGTCCTCCTATGTCCGGGCTCAGGGCTCACCACCGAGCATGAGGAAGGATTCCCTCTCTGAATCCTAGAGTTCTGTGATGACGACTTTGACTCGCCCGAAGACCTGCATATCGTCCGACATAGGAATCGACATATGGTCAGGATTCGTCGAGTAGGGCGTCATCCGGGGCGGGCTTTTTCTAAACTTTTTGAACGTGGATTCGCTTAAGCTATTGACGAAGACGTAGAATTTGTCATTCAGCAGCGTCTTGTCGCGTCTGTTCACCGCGATGATGGAGTTAGGCGGCGCGATCCGATTCATGGAATCGCCGTCGACGATCAGCCCGATCCATTCCCCGTCGGGGAGTCCACTGAGGGTTATGGTCCGGATGACGTCCTTCTTTTCGACGCCTTCGCGGAATTGCAGCATGCCGGCGGTGACCATGGATACGACGGGGATCTGAATCCCATGTCCGTTCGTTGCGTCAGGCCCGTTGTAAAGGTGCTCGGCGGTCACTCCAAAGAGATCCGCGTAAGCGAGCGCCAGGTCGTAGTCATAGGCGCGCCGACCGCTCTCGTGATGGGTATAAGCGCTCTGGGTTACCGGCAATCGGACCTGCCGGTACATCTCGCTGAGATTATCGCCATAGGCCTTGATCCGCGCCTCCTTGAGGCGGCGCGCCCGCTCGAGACGGGTTCTCTCGTCGATAACATTTTTCATACGCCGATTATGGATCAAATATTTAGTACGCGGCGTAGGAAGAGGGGTTGCGGCGGATTTATACGCAGTGTACAAACTGGCGCATGAGCGCGAAGCAATCATGTCCTACCTCCATTCCCGAACTCATCGACAGGTGGGCTTGGGGGCCTGACGGCTTGTGGGGAGCTGTGGCCGAATTCGCCCGAGCGGTTGGCGTCAAATACCAAACCGCCAGGAAATGGCGGGAGCGCGGGTGTATCCCGATGGAGCATTGGCCTGCTGTAGTTGCGGCATCGCGCAAGAAGCGAGTTCGAGGCATTTCTCTGGAATGGCTGGCGAAGGCGTGTCTTGAGACCGCCTCGTAACGGTTTTTCTTTGGTCATGTTGACAACTCCCTACACGTTACGTTCTGGAGACTGTCGGTTCACGGCGTCTCTACTGTAAGGCTTCACCGAATGACGGCGAAGATTGAGTGGTCTGGGTCACAGCTAAAGCGGCTTCGGTCCATGTTGGACGAGAGAATGAGCCACGCCGATATCGCCCGATCATTCGGGGTCAGCCGGCAGACAGTTTCGAACCTCGTTGCGCAGATGGCCGAAGCGGCTGACGAAAAGAGGGATGGCGATGATGGGCAGGGATCACAACGAAAAGACTGAGCAGGAGATCTACGAGGACCAGCAGTTCCTCCGCGGGTTCACCGAGATCAAAGAGCTGACGTCGACCATGGCCGGCACCAAGGGCGACATGGGCGCGACCTACAAGCGTCTCAAGGATCTCGGCTGGACCAAGAAGGACGTCGAGTTCGCGCTGTCGCTTGAGGACAAGGACTCCGGCAAGGTCATCGCCGAGTTCGAGCGGAAGATCCGCATCGCCAAGCTGTTCGGTCACGCGCTCGGCCGCCAGCTCGAGCTTATCGACGATCGCGCGCCTCAGGACGACAAGGCTTTCGAGCAGGGCAAGGCCGCCGGCAGCCTGCGGAAGCAGAACGTGAACCCCTACCAGCCGGGCTCCTCGCAGTTCCAGCGCTGGCAGGAGGGCTACAACGAGGGCACGGCCTTCGTGAACAAGGAATTGTCGAGCGCCATGGAAGGCGCCGGCAACTGACCGCCGACATCGGCGAACACCCGCAAGCATGCGACCAACGGAGACAATCATGAGCAATTTCAAGTTCAAGCTCGGCGCCATTGTGGCCTTGACCCACAGTCCTGAGACCGGCGAGGTCATCGGCCGTGCCGAGTACACCACCACGGAGAATAATTACCTCGTGCGCTATCGTGCCGGTGACGGCCGGCAGACCGAGGCCTGGTGGGGAGAGAGCGCGATCCGGGCCGCTGGAGAGCAACCGTCGGACGCCGCCGCGGCCTATGTCGGCGAGGCGGCGTTTGTGGGTGAGCCGCTGAAGGCGTGTAGCCCTGTGCGCATCGTCATCCTCGATACGCTCGGCGACCTCAACGACATCCTCTCGAAGGCCTCGCCGCTTCCGACCGCGTGATCCATGGGGCGCCGAAGGGGAGACCGCTTCGGCCTGACCCCGCACCAGCAGCGCAAGCTGGATCGAGCGTTCGACCGTGCGGACAGGGAAGATGCGCTCCGCAAGGAGCACGGCCGGTGCCACTACTGCCGGACCAAACTGACCATCCACACGGTCACGCGAGACCACGTCGATCCTCGGGCGCTGGGCGGGTCGAACCAGCGGAAGAACATCGTCGCCGCCTGTGAGCGGTGCAACGTTGCCAAGGGCTCCATGTCCTACAAGCAGTTCGTGCGGATGGTCCGGTTTCCGGAGGTTGGTGAGCCGCTTCTGTTCAGGTTCATCAACATGGATCTCAGGATCAACAAGGCGCTCCAGAAGATGGAACGCGGCCTCGCGAAAGCCCTCGGCATCGACAGGATCTAGCGCTCGCCACTGGCGGGCGCCTCCCTCATCGTCAATTCCAAGGTTCGGTGTCCGTCATGGCGGAGTGGTTCTTTGCACCGCTAATCCCGCTTTTCTACGAGTTGATCGTAATTGATCCCCCATGGGGATTCGATCTCTACAGCGCGGAGGGGGCGAAGAAGTCAGCTCTTTCCAAGTACGACCTCATGACTGATGCCCAGGTCACTGCTCTTCCAGTAGGGCAATTGGCGTCAATGAATTGCCTTCTCTATTGTTGGGCAACGGCACCCCAGCTCGACTTGGCTATCCGCTGCGTGAAAGCTTGGGGCTTCACTTATAAGTCCGTGCTGGTCTGGAGGAAGGTGACCGCCACCGGCAGGGTCAGGATGGGAACCGGCTATCGGGTTCGGACAACTGGCGAAGCGGTTGTTGTCGCCACGCTTGGCAATCCGAAGCAGTCCTATGTTCCGCAGACTATTTTCGACGGCTTGGCAAGGGAACATAGCCGCAAGCCAGACGAGTTTTACGCTCTCTGCGATAAGGTTATGCCGCAAGCGCGCCGATGTGACGTCTTTGCGCGGGAGCGGCGCAGCGGTTGGCACTCCTTCGGGAATGAGCTGGAAAAGTTTCAAGCTGGGGTGCCAGCATGAGCTCCGCCCCCGGCTCCTACTTCGTCTTCGACCCAGGCAGGACAATGGGCTTCGCCTACTGCCTCGCCGGCGGCGGCAACCTACGGCATGGCACGTGGAAGTTCACGCAGCAGCCGGCCGGCGCCGCCTATGCCGAGTTCAGCTCCTATTTCCGACGGGTGCTCAACAGCCTGCCTGACCCGCTGGTCGGAATCGAGCTTATGACCATCGTCGACCACGGTGAGCCGGGAAAACCGGCGATCGACGCGCAGCAGGTCATGTTCTCTTCCGGCTGGCCGACGCACGCGCAGACCATCTGCCATGTCATGGGGCTCCGGGAGCCGGAACTGCTCGCCATCTCCACCTGGAGGTCGAAGACGCACGGCAAGACCCGCGCGCCGAAGGACCTTACCAAGCAGCCAGAAAAGTCCAAGTGGCTGAAGCAGCAGGCCAAAGCCTACTGCGACCGAAACGGCTGGTCCTACAACACCGAGGACGAAGCCGAAGCGCTCTGCATGCTCGACGCGCTCCGGATCATGCACGAGCCCTCCTACGCTTTCGACAAGGGGCGCTCCTACCAGCAGGACTCATTTCTGTGAACGATATCGTCAAAGAAGTCCGCGTCGGACATCTTTGCTGCGGCTCTGGCTTTGGTGCCAAGGGCTTCCGCAAGGGCAATGCGCGGGTCGGAAACCTGGTCGCCAAGTTCCGCAACATCGGCGGCGTCGACGTCGACCCAGCCGGTGTCCGGGACTTCGAGCGGTTCGCCGGCGTCAAGGGGACGCTACTCGACCTGATGTCGCTGGAACAGTATCGGGCGTTCCACGGCCACGAGCCGCCGCCCGGCTGGCGCGAGGCGACGCCGGACGACATCCGGGCCGCCATGGGCTACGAGCGGCCGCACATCTGGTTCGTGTCGGCGCCGTGCAAGGGCTTCTCCGGCTTGCTGTCCGAAAAGGCCTCGGCCTCGGCGAAGTATCAGGCGCTGAACGGCCTGACGCTTCGGGCGGTCTGGCTGGCGCTAGAATCCAACAAGGATGACCCGGCCGAATTCTTCCTCTTCGAGAACGTGCCGCGCATCGCCAATCGTGGCCGACCGCTGCTGCGAGCGATCCAGGCTCTCTTTGAAGACTACGGCTATGCCTATGCGGAGACGACGCACGACTGCGGCGAACTCGGTGGGCTGGGCCAGAGCCGCAAGCGCTTCCTGATGGTGGCGCGGCATCGCGAGAAGGTGCCGCCGTTCCTGTACGAACCGCCGAAGCGGCGGCTGCGCGGTGTCGGCGAAATCCTCGATCGGCTGCCGATGCCTGGCGACGATCGGGCCGGCCCGATGCACCGGATGCCGGCGCTGCACTGGAAGACGTGGGTCCGTCTCGCCTTCGTCGAGGCCGGCTCGGACTGGCGCTCGCTCAACAAGCTCAAGGTCGAGGGCGGCGTGCTGGCGGACTTCGGCATCGCTCCGGACGAGCAATGGCGCGCCGGCGTGCTTGGCGTGAACCGGTGGGAAGACAGCTCCGGCGTGATCGCCAGCAGAAACGGCCCGACCAACGGGGCCTTCAGCGTCGCCGATCCCCGCGCGCCCGCCGGCGCTGGCGAATACGGGCAGTATGGCGTTCGTGGCTGGGGCGAGACGATGGGTGCCGTCATCAACGTCAAGTCGCCCGGGCAGGGCGGCTTTGCCGTAGCCGACCCGAGGACGGGCTTCGGTCCCGCCACCCACCACAACATCCTGCATGTGCACGACTGGGGCGATACCGGGAAGACGGTGACCGGCGGCACGCACCCAAGCGGCGGCGGGCTTTGCGTGGCCGACCCAAGGGCTCCGGCCGGCCGCGAGGGCAGCGGCAAGTACAAGGTGGTGGCCTTTGGCGAGCCGTCCGGCAGCGTCATCGGCGCCAGCACGACCGGCCAGGGCGCCTTCGCGGTGGCCGATCCTCGGCCGAAGGCGCTCAACGGCGAGCACCGGGACGGCTATTCGACGCAGGGTCACTACGGCGTCGTGCCCTGGGGCCGTCACAGCGGCGCGGTGCCGGCCTTCGCCAAGAACAACAACGGCCCCTGGAGCGTCGCTGATCCCCGGGACATGCCCGGCGAGCTTTTGCAGGGCGGCCCGGGCGCCGGCCTGCCGGCCGAGAATGACAAGCTCGTCGCCGTCATCCGTGCGCTCGATGGGACTTGGCACCGGCCGTTCACGACGCTGGAGCTCGCCGCCCTGCAAAGCCTGTTCGATCCGGACGAGTGGTTCGGCTTCGAGATGGACGGAACGTCAGACAGTGCCTGGCGCGAGCGGATTGGCAACGCCGTGCCGCCGGATGCCGCCGCTGCGGTGGCCGGTGTCATGGGGCGCACGTTGCTGCTCGCCTGGGCCGGCGAGACCTTCATGCTGTCGAGCGATCCAATCTGGGTGCAGCCTCTGACCGTTGCCCTGTCGGTCGATACCCCACAGAGAATCGAGGCGACAGAGTGAACCGCCCAACGCGCCCCGTTCTCCGCTGGCATGGCGGCAAGTGGCGTCTCGCCCCCTGGATCATCAGCCATTTCCCGGCGCATCGGACCTATGTCGAGCCGTTCGGCGGCGCCGCATCGGTGCTCATCCGCAAGCCGCGCGCCTATGGCGAGGTTTACAATGATCTCGACGGCGAGGTCGTGACCTTGTTCCGCGTGCTGCGCGACGAACCGTCGGCGCGGCGCTTGCAGGACCTCCTACGGCTGACACCCTTCGCGCGGCAGGAGTTTCGCGAGGCCTACGAGCCGACCGACGATCCAATCGAGCGCGCCCGCCGCCTCGTCATCCGCTCATTCATGGGCTTCGGCAGCAATGCCCATGCCTCGGCGGCCAAGGGGCACCGGAGCACGGGCTTTCGCGCCAATAGCTCCCGGTCGGGCACTACGCCGGCGCTGGATTGGGCGCATTACCCCGACGCCATGGATGCGCTGATCGAGCGGCTGGCGGGCGTGGTGATCGAGTGCAGGCCTGCCATTGAGGTCATGCGCCAGCATGACAGGCCGGAGACGCTGCACTACGTGGACCCGCCCTACGTCCTTGCCACGCGCGTCCAAGGCAACAAATACGATCTCGGCTGGCGGATGTATGCCCATGAGATGACCGACGAGGATCATGCGGTGCTGCTCGATGTGCTGCGCGGCCTGTCGGGGATGGTGGTGCTCTCCGGCTATTCCCACCCGCTCTATGACGACACGCTTGCCGGCTGGCACCGCCTCGAGCTCGACACCTATGCCGACGGCGCCCGGCCGCGCACCGAGGTTCTATGGCTCAATCAGGCTTGCCGGGGGGCGCTCGACGCCGAGCGCGAGCAGCTCGAAATATTCTGGAGGGCGGCGGAATAATGACCGTCCACGAGAAGATCCCCTACGAAGAGATCGTCGAGCGGCTGAACGACCACGCGTCCCAGATCGCCGAGGACTGCATCCCGGATGGCCGCAGGGACAAGAACTATTGGCGGGGCGACTGCCACGGGAAGTGCTCGGTCCATATTGCAGGGCCGCGCGTCGGGATGGTTGGCTTCTGGCAGGGGCAGGCAGGCAACACGAAGGGTGGCGGCAACCTCATCCATCTCATCGAGCTGGCCTTCGGCTGCAAGTCACATGGCGAGGCCGTCCAGATTGCCAAGGAGCGCTACCTTGAACTCCGGGGCCGCGAGCTGACGCCGGAAGAGAAGAGGGCTTGGGCCAAGTCGCAGGAGGCATCGAAGCGCCGTGCCGCCGAGCGGCAGCGTCAGGCGGAGATCGAGACCGCCGAGAAGGCGGAGACGGCACATGCGGTCTGGCATGCGTCGGTGCCGATCGCCGGGACGCTCGCCGAGGTTCACCTCAAGGGGCGCGACATCGAGCTTTCCGACTTTCCGGATGGCCGGCCATGGCCTCCCAGCCTGCGGTTCAATCCACGCGTCGAGCTGCGACGCGGCGAGTTCCATCCCGCCCTGGTCTGTGGTGTGCAGGCACCGGACCGGAAGCTCATCGCTGTCTGGCGGATTTTTCTTCGGCCGGACGGGACGAACCTGCTCGACAAGGACGGGAAGAAGATCAAGCTCGGTCTGGGCCCTGCCGCCGGCGGCGCGGTGCGCCTTGCGCCGATCGGCGAAGTTCTCCGGCTTGCCGAGGGCGTCGAGACGTCGATCGGCGTCCTGTTGCTGACCGGCTGCCGCGTCCCCGTCTGGGCGACGCTGTCGACCTCCGGAATGATCGGCTTCCAGATTCCAAAGGGCGTGCGCCGCCTCGAGATCTACGCCGACGGCGACCGTCACCGCCTCAACAAGCTAACCAACCGCGCCGACCTGCCGCCCGGCATCCGCGCCGCCGACCTCCTGCAGGAGCGCGCCCTCAAGGAGGGCGTCGAGTGCGTGATCGTTCCGTCTCCTGAGCCAGACGACTGGCTCGACGTTTGGCAGACCAGAAAGAAGGACATGAGAAATGGACGCAGCGTCGTCTACCTCGACTGAGGGGATCGGCAACGTGGCGATCGAGCGGCTGGTGCTCGGCGCCATCCTGCTCAACGAGGAAAACTACTGGAGCGTCAGCGACGTCCTGTCGATCGACTGCTTCGGCTCCGACGATCACCAGAAGATCTTCGCGGTGATGACCGAGCTGGCGTCGGACGGTCGCGCAATCCGCGTCCCTTTGGTCTCCGGCCGGCTCGGCGCCCTGAAGGACGGTCAAGACCCTGACGCCTATATCTCCGGGCTCCTGCACTATGCCAGCAAGGAGGATTCAATCCCGCTCGCCGACTATGCCTACGATCTGCGCGACGCGGCGACACGCCGGCGCGTGCTGGCGCTCGCCGAGGGCATGATCAAGAGCGTGAAGGACCCGAGGCTCGACGCTCAGGCCATCGTCGATCGGGCCGGCGAGCGGATCGCCGACATCTCCCGGTCGGCGGCTATCGAATACGAGTCGACGGTTTCCGAGACCATCAAGCAGATCCTGAAGAAGTCCTCTCCGTCGGCCAAGAAGGGGATCGCGCTGCGCCCATGCCTGTCGGGCCTGGAAGAGATGGTCGGCTTCTTCGCGCCGAGTTCGCTGGTCCTGTGGGGCGGCGGACCCGGCGCTGCGAAGACGGCGGTCGCCATGCAGCAACTGCTGTTCACCAGCGAGGAAGAGCCGGCGTCGCTGTTCGAGCTGGAGATGGACAATACCAGCCTCGTGGCGCGCTCGATCGCCAGCGACACCGGCGTTTCGGCACGCGACATCATGCGCGGCATGACGGAAGACCAGTATGCCCGCATGGCGCAGGCGTCGGAATCGTTCGCGTCGCGCCGTCTGCGCATCGTCCATCAGGCGAAGGTGACCATGCAGCAGATCAGGAGCCGGGCCATTGCGCACAAGCGAAAGCACGGCCTCCGGCTGCTGGTGGTTGACCACCTGAAGCTCATCGAGCGGCCGAGCAAGACGCGGATAGACCCGGTCGAGCGCGCCTACGAGAACGCACGCGATCTCAAGACCCTCGCCAAGGATCTCGACTGCGTCGTCATCGCGCTTTGCCAGTTCACGAAATCAGCCCGCCAGAAAGAGGTTCCTGAGCCGGAGATGGAGGACTTCTACGGCGGCAGCCTAGAAGAACATGCCGACGTCATGCTGGCGAACTTCAATCGGCACGACTGGCTGATGCGGAATCCTCCGAGGACGAACCAAAGTAAGGCCAAGCTGGATTGGGAGAGTCAGTGCAGCCAGAGCGCCGGGAGAATTGAAGTGTACAAGCTCAAGGACAGGTTTGGTGCATCGCGCGATCGTAGGATATTCCATTGGGAGGGGAAAACGACACGGTTCTCCGATCTCATAACGCATCAGGATAGATTTGATTTGCTCGACGAAGGCCGGGAGTTTGCATGATGGCCGAGCTCAACTGCTTCAAGGCATTCGCGGCCCCGGTTTATGGCGGCTACCACGCCATGGTGCGCACCGCCAAGGACGCGAGCGCGAAACCGATTACGGGGAAGGGCGGGGCTCCGCACGTCTACCCGACCGAGCTGGAAGCTCTCAGGGCGGCGACGGACGGACTGACGGCTTGGATCAACGGACATCTGGAGCGTTCCGGTGAAGTGGCAGGAGAAACCGCTGCAGCAGCCAATGCTGCGTTCAAGATCAAGACGGTCGAGCCGCGGCGCCGGCAGATCACCGTCATCACGAAGCGAAAGGCGGTGCGGGTTGGTCAAGATCGACAGGCATAAGGACGCCACCGTCTACGTCGTCTGGGTGCTCTGGCTGATCGGCATGAGCGAGCGGGCGGTAGGGCTGGTTGCCGGTCTCGGAAAGAAGCAGGTCGCCGGCATCATCTCCAGGTCGCCCTACCGGAATCGATCGGCCATGTCCGACAAGGAGCGCAGGGACAAGCTCGACGAGCTTTGGTCGGTTCGCTTCGAGGACGGCAAGCCACTCGACGGCGGCATCCTGGATCGGGTGCAGGGGAAATTCCTCGAACTGCGCCGCGCGCAGCGGAAGGGAGCAAGGTAATGGCGACCGGTCAGCACATCCTGGACAAGCTCAAGAAGATGAAGGAGGGCGAGGCCGAGCCGGCACCGGAGCCGATGGCCGATGGCCGCGGCATGTTCGTCATGTCCGGAGTAAAGATCGGCATCGTCAGCAAGGACGCGGGGCTCATCGAGCAGTTGGTGGCGACCGGCCGGATCGTCTCCAGCGTCGACCCAATTGGGACCTCTGGCGCGCGATTCCACGTGGCGCTACGGCTGCGGGATCTGTTCGAGGGCGCCCAGGTCCGTGGCATGAAGTCGCCGACCGTCGGGGACGCCGGCGGCGGTGGCGCCCCATCGAGCGACATCACCGGCTACCAGCTCGATTGCTTGCGCATGGTCGGCAGGGTGCGGGCCGCCATGCCGAAGCCCTATATGGCCGACGTTCTCGAGCACGCGATATGCTGGGATTCGTGGCACCCGGCCGCGCCGGGCGATCTCGACTACAGGATCAAGATCCTGCAGTGCGCGATTGACCACGCCGGCGCGGCGCTCCACTACATCCCCGAGGAATCGGTCATGCAGCGGTGGAGTCACGAGAAATGGCGGGAGGCTCGCCAAAGCGCTCCGCCAGTTCGGTCTCGTATTCGGGTTGCCAGGGATTGAGGCCGGCGCGGACGGCCGACATGGCAAGGCGCTCCGTCAGGGTGAGCTCGCGCTTGCCGGTGGCCGTCTCGCTGGCCCGGGTGCGGCCGGTAATCCCGATCAGGCCGGCACCGACGCCAGTAGCACTGCGCGACAGGCCCATAGATTGAAGCCAGGCGCGGAAGTCGGTGGTGGTCAGGTCTCGCTTTGACATTCCATCGTGATCCTTTCGGCGTGCTCAAAGTTGATCGTCGACATCGCCAGCAGGCGGGCCAGCACATGAATTGAGTGCGGGATATCCTGCTCACCATCCAGCCATTTCATGACGCGGCTCTGCGGCACGCCCGCGATCTCGGCAAAATAGGTTGGGGTGATGTCGATGTCGTTGAGCAGAACGGCTAGCTTGGCGCCCGTGAGGCGGCGGTATCCACCGGCTTTTCTGGTGTCGACGGTGCGAGAATCGTAGAGCCTCGCGAACGCCTTAAGCGCCGCTATTTCTGCACCATTTTCGGTGTTGAAACGCACGGCCGCTTCGCCAGCCCGAACATAGTCGGGTTCGAGCCCAGGGAGCGCGAACTGGGCCAAGTATTTCCCCTTGTACGGGATGGCCTTGCAGATGCGGCGGGAGGCGGGCTTGGTGGCCATGCTCTCTGTCCTTTCAATAGGTGCGCCTCCCGTCCTTGTAGACGCGGACGATGCAGGTGTTGACATAGGTCCCGACCTCGGCGAACGAGCCGGCCGGCAGGTCGGACCACTTGGCGTGCATCTTCTCCATCATCTCGCGGAAGGCAATGGCCTTCCTGGTCTCGCGAAACTCTGTGCCGGCCGACATGATGGCCGTCAGATAGCCGTCGGGCTTCAGAAACTGGAGCGCATGGACGACGTGGTCGATGTCGCGCTCCCGGTCGAACGGCGGGTTCATCACCACGACGTCATAGAGGTTGGCCGGATCGGGGCGCATCTGCAGGAAGTCGCCGCAGGTGACCCGGTTGTAGATGCCCTCGGCTTCGAGCTGCATTGCGAGGTGGGGCTGGATCTCGATGCAGTCGACCTTGTTGTCGTAGCGGTACTCGCTACCGTAGCGCTGGCGATGGTACTCCGGGTAGTCCTCCAGGTGGCAGAAGCAGCGCCGCGCCAGGTTGCCGGTGCCGGCCGACGGTTCGAGAACGCGCAGTGGCGGCTGGTCGGCCGAGCGAAGGAGCCGAGCGCCCGACAGCAGTTCGTCGGCGGCTGCCTTCGGCGTCGGGAAGAAGCCGAAGTAGCGGGCCGGCGTCGTCTTCGCCTTGTCAGGGGAAAGAGGATCGTCCTCCTTCGTCATGCCGTCGCCGATAACCTCGCCGTAGTGGTCGGCGAGGATCAAGTTCACCTTCTTCACCAGATCCTTTCTCGTCATCCAGAGGTGCGCGTTGCCGTTTTTGAAGCACCGGATCTTGAAATAGTCGCTCTCCACCTCGAAGGCCTGCCGATTGAAGTAGGACGACGGGTTCGCTCGATCGAGCTCGTCGACGATGCGGCCATACTTGGCGCGCTCCGTTTTCCCGTCGAGTACGAGAAAGGTGCGCTCAATATCGGTGAGCATGTCCGCGCGGGAGCTTGAGCTGTAGATGTGGCCGTCGCGGATGAGGTAGTTCACGATGACGCGCGAACCGATCTTGAAACCGTCGTGCGATCTGAAGCGGCGGTCCAGCTTGGTGAAGGCATTGACGATGCCGCGGCGGAAGATCAGTTCGGCGTCGGCACGGAAGCGCTCAAGCGTCGCCATGACATTGTCAACGGTGACCGGCGGCAGCGTCTTGTCGATTTCGTCCTGATTGATGAGCTCACCGTGGCGGTCGACGCGCTCGGGGATATAGCGCATCTGGTCACGCAGTTCCTGCTTCGCCTGACTGTCCATCAGCGGTTCGATGCCGGCGATGTCGATGACGTGCGCCCAGACCGTCACGTCGATCAGACGTCGTGCCGTGCGCAGATATTGATCGCGGTCGGGCAGCCGGACTGCGTTGAGGAAGTTCTTGATCTCGTCGGTCGAACTCGACCATTCGCCGGACTTTCCCGGAGATGCGGCTTCCCATAAGGCGCCAGCCTCGCGAACCGCGGCGTCAGCCTCGGCGATCTTCTCGAATGCCTGCTCGTACCGGGAGATCGCCTGGTCTCGGAAGGAGACGATCTGTTCGATGGAAGGGCGTGGGACAAGGGCGTTCACGTCAGTCTCCATTGGTGCCATGAGTGGCGGGGGCGTCGAGAGGCGGCAGCCCTTGGCGGGCGCGCGCTCGGTTGACTATGTCGGTGAAGTCGACGGTCTTCAGGCCGGGGCCTCGGTAAACCCAGGGCGGGTTATCAGGGTCGAGGTTGCCGCGGTCGAACTGGTGGAGCATGTCGAGCAGGTATTCCGGCGTGGCCGGGTACGGTGCGGAGTTCCACAGGCGGGTGAGCGTTCGCCGGATGTTGTCTCCATAGGCGAATAGCTGGGCGCGGGCGCGTCGCCAGTTCGCGGCCCTTCTGTCACGTGTCTCCTGCTCCCAAATGGTCCACTTCACCGCCCGCTCCGCCATCACGGTGTCCGCATCGGGCTGCTGCTCGGCGATCATCTCGGCCAGCAGCGGCAGCCTTTCGCGCTCGAGCCTTTGCTTCCTGGCGAGAGCCGCCCGCTTGCGCGACGTGTCCTCGTAGGGGCCGTAGCGCTGCTTCCTCGTGAATCTCATGCCTGCCCCCTGTCGGTTGTTTGCGTGCCGGAACCTCCCTGGGGTTCCCAGGCAACGATCTGCACATCGCCATCCCGATGGACGGTGGCGCTGGAACGGACTTTGATGTGTCTGGAAGCCTGGTCGACAGCTTGACCGATGGAGTTGGCATAGACGGCAAGGCGCAGCCTCACCTCGACGATGTGCTTGTGCATCGCGGTCTCCATGAGCCCATGATTGGGGGAAAAGAAAAGGCCGGGCTGCGTGGCCCGGCCTGGAGATGTTGTGCTGCTAGGGAAATGGGAAGATCACGCCGATCGCTCTTGGTTCAGTAGATGACGCCTACTCTTCGGAGATAGTCGTCACCGTATTGCCGACGTCCCATTCTCGCAGTGTTGCAAAAGGCTGTTTGACTAACGCGCAAGTCAATCTCAGTGGTGATCTCACGAGACAGAGTTTCGTCGGCGAGTTTTTGCGGGGACCAGCCGAGGCGCCTACCAATCTGCTTCATGCGCAAGTCGATGCCTTCTGCCGAGAAGTTCTGTCCAACGCAAAACTTGTTGGCGGTTCGGAATATCGCCAGCCAGTCAAACTCGAAAACTGGATCATCAGCTGCGACCGACGATCCCACTGTCATCGCCAGCGCTATGCCAAGGAAGAGTGAACGCTTGAACATGTTGCTCTCCAGCCAAGTTGTCGGCCGGAGGATAGGGCGGAACGTCGTGGCCGTGAAGATGGCGTTAGGTGCAGAAGGGCGAGGCGAAGATCAGGTAATGCCGGCCGTCGATGATGGCGGTCTCGGCGTGGCCCTCCATGCCATGGGCGGACCAGAGCTCTCCGATGTCGAAGCCCTCAACGCCGAGGGCGAAATCGATCAGGCCGCCCGGGGCGTCCCAAGGCAGCGTTTTGGCATCGCCGGTTTCCTCATCGAAGTCGCTCGGGGCCACGAGCCGGCATTCAAGAGCCACCACGTGCAGGCTCAGACCGCCGATAGTCCAGATGCCTTTGAGCTTGGCGCGCGGGGCGTGATCGGGGCCGGCCTCGCGCCAGGTCGGTTCGGCGATTTCGAGGGAAGGTGCCTGCCGGTTCTCTTCGAGAAAGGCGTCGAATTCCAGCTTGGTCAGGATCGCGGACATGTGAGGTCTCCTTGGTGCCATGAGCGGCGATTGGTGGTGTGGTCAGGGAGCGATGCTGATCGGCTCTCCGAACGGCACAGTGGCGGCGAGGTGGTCGAAGGCGCGCGGGTCGCCGTAGACGCCCCACAAGACGGGCATGGATGGCTCCCGGCCGAAGTCGCTGACGAAGAGGTCGGTCAGATAGATGCAGGCGCGGGCGCCGGGATAGTCCCGCTCGATCCTGCGGAAGGTATCGGAGAAGGCGGTGCCGCCGCCGCCGGCCGGATGGAGCATGAGCTCGTCGCCGGTCTCGAACTCCTCGACATGCTGAACCGCGGCGTCGGCATAGATCACGGTGATGCGGTCCACCGCGCCCTCGCAGAAGGCGCCGTTGATCTCGGCAGCGAAGGCGCGGAGGATCTCGGCGTCGATCGAGCCGGAGGTGTCGACGGCGATCACGATATGCGAGACGCCGATGGAGACTGTGCCGGGGGTGATCACCCCATGCGGCACCAGCCGGCGGTTAGGCCGGGACCAGGCGAAGTCGCGTGTGGTGGACTCGTCGACGAAGCGGCGCAGCACCGACCGCCAGTCCACCTTCGGCTTCAGAAGCTCGTCCACGAGGCGCTGGATGCCCGCCGGCAGGCTGCCGGCATTGGCGGCCTTGGCTATGTTCGCCGCCTGCCTGACGGCCGTCTGCATCTCCGCGCGGGCCTCTGCGAGGGCGGCCTCATCATGCGCCGGCGCCGCGTCGAGCACGGCGCCGCACCCGCCCGGGTCCTGTCCGCCTTGCCCACCATCCGCGCCGCCGCCATTCTCTTCCGGCAGAAGGCGATAGATTTCTTCCGCCGAGAGGCCGGTGTAGGCGGGATCGATGAGGCCGCCCTTCGGCATGGTCCCGATCTTGGTATCGGCGAGCTCGCCATTGATGGCGTAGTCGCATGCCTTGTTCCAGCGCCGTGGATCGCGTGTCTGCCGGCGGATGTGGTGCTCGAGCGCGTTGTGCATGACCTCGTGGGCCAGCACGAACACCAGCTCCGGCTTCTTCAACCCGTCGACGAACTTCCGGTCGAAGAACAGGTTACGGCCGTCGGTTGCCATCGTGTCGATGCGCGGGTCATCGGTCGCGTCGATGGTGGTGAGCCGGACAGCGAGTGCCCCGAAGAACGGGTGGTCCCACATGAGAGCCGTGCGGGCGGCGAGTATCTTGTCCTCGGCGATCATCATGATGTTCCCTTCATGGAAAGTCGGGCGCAGAGCGCGATGTCTTCCGGCGAGAGCCGGGAGCGGAGCACGTTGGTGATGGTCCCGCTCGCGACAATGCGGTTGTCGCTCTTGATGAACATGTCCAGGTGGATAGGGAGGCCGGCCGCGCGATAGTGGATCAGGCCACTTTCGTCGCGCACGCGTAGAGACACTTGTTCACTCCTGCGGACATAGAAGTTTCGATGCTCCGCCTGATAGGTCAGCGTCCAGTGGGCCGTCTCATAGTCGGCGAGGATGCCGATGAAGCCCCACGTGATGCGCACGTCGCCGACCTTCACGACCTCCCGGCCGAACGGCCCCAGCACTTTGCGGAAGTCAGCCATGTGCCCTCCCATAAGTCAGGGAGAGTTTGGCGCATTTGGCCAAATGCTCCGGGGTGAGACGCTTCTTCAGGATATCGGTGACGAAGCCCTCTTCGATCGCATCGCCGTTGGCCGACGGAATCCGGAAGAGATCCTTTCTCTCAAGTTTTCCAGCCCGTTCCTTTGCGACCATGGACATGACGCGGCGACAGGTGAACCGGCGGGTGTCGGCGAAGTAGACCAGCTTCCACTCGCAAAGTTCTCCATCCTCTTTCATGCCGGAGAACCACCAAGTGATCCGGGCGCGACCTTCCTCCGTTTTTCTCGGCCCCCAGACGGCTTTGATCCTCGGCATGGTTCACCTCCTGAGCGAGGCCTGCGCGCAAATGGCGATGTCCTCGGGGGAAAGCATGCTGCGCAAGTGGTTGCGAAGACCGCCGGACCGGATATCTATCGGTCGATAGCCCAAGGCGAGCAGCATCTTGGGGAAGACCGATGGGAGATCGGGTGAACCGGCTGGCCGGGTTGAGAACGTCCGATTGTTGTGGCTGAACTCCAGCAGCCACCGGAGGACACGCCCGCTTTCGTAGGTGACGTGGAACTCGAAGATGGTCGAGCCCCATTCATCCTCGCGGCTGACCGGCCCTTCGATTTTCAGAATCTCGGCCATCTTGAATTCCTTTTTGGCCCCTCCAGAGACATCGCCGCGCATGCTGCCATCTCCTCTCGAGTCAGGAGGGTCTTGAGGTGGTCTGCCAACCGAACCTTGATCGTGAAGGGCTGCTTCCCCTGGCGTTTCAACCATGCCAAGCGGATTCGATCTTTGGGACGGTGGCCCTGTTTTTCCGCACGGAAATTTCGCTCCTCAGCATCGTAAAGGAGCGCGTATTCAGCGGAATCTCCGTTGATGAAAGTGACGACGAAGACGAAGTTGAGAGCCGAATAGCCTCGGTATGATCCGCGCCGGTCGATATCGATGACTTGTCTCATGATGCTGCTCTCAGGAGGGAGGCCGCGGACACTATCGAAAGGTCGCGATCGGTGAGCATCCCGCGCAGGGCGTCGAGGATCTTCCCTTTCGGCAGGTCGGACCGGAGGATGGAGATCGGCCGATACAGGTTGGTTAGCAGGTCGGCATGCGCCTGCTCCCAGCCGTTGCGATCTGGCGCGATGACCCGGAACTCCCGGGTCTTCGTCTCGAATGCCAGGGTGTACCGCCGGATACAGCCGAGGCCGTCGCCGGCGATGAAGGACCAGCGGAATGACTGGCCGCCCTCGACAAGCGTCTTTGCGTAACCGATCGGGCCGGCGATCCAAACGATGGCGACGCTCATCCGAACACCACGTCCTGATTCCGAACCGTCCAGTCGACGAAGGCCTGCGTGTGCGAGAGCTTGCTGTCGCGCCGAACGGCGTCCGTCATGAACAGGATCTCGAACTCTCGGGGCAGGCGCTGCATGTAGATCATGGCGTTGCCGATGGTCTTGTCGGTCACCTTGCGGGCGAGGCCCGAGCTTATGGCGAAGCGCGCCGACGAGTCCTCGGGCACCTTGGCGCCGCTCGGATTGCTCAGCACCAGATCGAGCGACGGCAGTCCTTGGTAGACGCGGATGAAGCCCTCGAGCTCGGCGGCGGCGCCGTCGCCGACGACGCCGGCAATGAGAGCCAGCCGCAGCGGAGACGGCTGCTGGACGACCTTGCCGACCTGCTCCCACGCCCGCGGCGTCGGGAACGCGCGGAGCTGATCATTCTTCATGTCGAGCAACAGGGCCGGCCGCCAGCGCAGGAAGGCGACGACGATCGGGTCGACTCCGATCTTGTTGAAGTGGTGAACGGTAGTGTCGACATCCGGGTCGACATCGATGTGCGCGAACCGGTTTGCGAGCGCCGACGGCATGCGCTGCGCGGCGGCACGGTCGGACTGGCGGTTGCCGGCGGCCACGACGCGCCAGCCCGGCGGGAGCTGGTAATCGCCAACGCGGCGATCGAGCACCAGCCCGAACATGGCGGCCTGCATCGAGGGCGCGGCGGCGTTGATCTCGTCGAGGAACAGGATGCCTTCGGCACCGTCGCGGTCGGGCTGCGGGAACTCGTCGGGAACCTTCCACTTGGTGGTGTCGGCGGTGAGGTCGGGCAGGCCCATGAGGGCGACCGGATCGCGGGTGGAGGCGCGGAAGTCGACCAGACCCCAGTTCCGTTCGGCCACGATGTCCCTGCCGATGGACGACTTGCCGACACCGGGCGGGCCCCACATCATGACGGGGATGTCGGCGTCGAGAAAGGCGTTGAGCGCCTGCGCTGCGGTCTGCAGGTTCATGATGGATCTCCATGGTTCGCATACTTGCGGGGGTGAGGCGGGTTAGCGCCAAACGATGGTATCGGGAAACAGCACGGCAGGGCCACAGATCGCCGGCGCGGATTCAAGGATTTCCCGCCTGGTGTATCTGAAGTCTGGCATCAGAATTTCGCCGGGCATCCAAGAGACGTGATGGTATTGGGAATGCACAAAGTTGGCGCGGTAGATGTCGGTGGCCCTGACATTGCGGATATGCCGCCCGTTGATGGACGACGTCTCGCCGACGAACATGTCGCGCGGGTGCCCGCCATAGAGGACAAACACATGCTCGAACGGCTCGTCGAAGAACCGGGTGATCGCCTGCGAGATGGAGTTGAACGCCACGCCGAGCAGCGGGGCGTAGTAGGGCTGTATCTCCCCGATGACGGGGATGAGGAGGAACGTTGCCACGGTGGTTCGGGGCGGCGTTGCCACCGGCCCGCCTCCTTCACGCAAGGAAATCGCCGATCTGGTCGAGGATGGCCTGCGCCTCGTTGGCAACGTCGCGGCGCTTGCCGGCGTCTTCGCGGAGCACGCTGGCATCGTGCTCGGCGAGCACCTTCATCCGCTCCGCCAGGTCGGCGAGGCGCGGATCGCCGGTGATGTCGAGCGCAGGCAGCACGGCAATCAAGTCGCGGACGTTCTCGACCAGCGAGTCCCGGAAGACACCTTCCGACCGCTCGCCGGGCTTGGTGGCGGGCTTGTAGGCGTTGAGGCGGTTGACCATGCGCTCCGCCAGTTCGGCGATGCGCTCGAAGATGTTGCGCACGGCGGCGCGCGTCGCCTCGCCGACCTGCTGTTCGATATCGGAGCGGATGCGCTCGGCCTGTGCGTCGGAGATGGCGACACGGAAGTCGTCCGAGGTCGGGACCGGGAGAACCTTGCACTCCATCGCAAACTTGGCGCGCAGCTCTTCCGCCTCGGGATAGTCAGCCGCCTTGAACATGCCATTGAGGCGAGCAGCGGCGGCAGCGACATAGCCGGGATACTGGGCAATGAACTGGTCGACGGCCGCGTCGAACTTTGCCGACTGCGATCGGAGCCAGGCCATATGGGAGAGGTAGGCGTCGGCGGCCATAATGCGGCTACCGTCCTGCATCCACGGCAGCGTGCGCTTGAGGAATTCGTTGCGGGTTTCGCTGACGATCCGCTCGATATCCTCGAGGGCTTCCTTCGGCAGCAGCAGCTTGTTGTAGCGGCCGGCGTCCGAGGCGGCACCGTGCTGGTCGTTCACCTCCTTGGTGACCTCGCGGTCGAGCCGCCGGCCGGACCATTGCGAGATGCGCAAGGAGACGATCATCGCGCGGGTGGCGAGGGTGGAGGAGGCGGACAGAATCGGGGTGAGGGCATTCATGATTTTGCTCTCCATGGGTGCATAATTGCGGGGGGTGGAAAGTGAGAGGCCCGCCGTAGCGGGCCACTCGACTACCGGGTCGGGCGCATCAATTCCGCCAGAATGAATGTGATCGCGGCGCCGATGATCAGCTCGACGTAGGCAAGCCCCATGCGGTGAAGGATGAGGGCTGCGATGAGTTCGATGATTGCCACGAACAACAGCAGTGGCCGGATCTGCATGTCTATCCTTTGATGAGGTGCGGGACCATTAGCCTACACGGTGGGTTGCGTGGAGAGAAGGCAAGCAATGCGCGCCGCGATCTCGACTTTCTCCCGCCAGCGGAGGGGCAGGCGGCCGTCCGATCGTGGTCAGGCAGCGGCCGTCTCAGCCACTTGCGCGGCCAAGCCGAGCACCTTGGAGCGGACGGCCGGGTTGAGGCGGCGAAACGCCGACAGCAACTCGACCTCCTGCCGGTTCTGTGCGGTGATGGCCGATGCGTTGCTGGCGCCCGCCGGGGAACTGCCGAGTTCGGCGCCGTCGTAAAGCTCGATCACCGAGACGCCCAAGGCCTGGGCGATCTGAACCATGCGCGAGCCGCCTATCCGGTTGGTGCCCTTCTCGTATTTCTGGATCTGCTGGAAGGTGATGCCGACCGCTTCGCCAAGCGCTTCCTGGGACATTCCCTTGAGCAGGCGAGTACGGCGGATGTTCTGCCCGATGGTGATATCGGCCTGCGCCGGAGATTTCTTGTTCATGCTGGTGTCCTTGGTCGAGGGGTGGTTGCCGTCCCCGTTTGCGTGGGCGGGCGGTTACGGCTGAATCCCGCCGATGGTATTGGCGCCGGCTTTCAGGCCCGGCCCATGGCTTTCTCCTGTGTTGCAGAGACACGCAGTGCCCTACGATGCAGACACACGTTGTGCGCCGCCGCCGCGCTCCCGATGGGCTCGCCTCAGTCTCTGTGGGGGATGGATGTTGGGGGGTGCGGCCCGCCTCTCCTGAAGCGGCTACTGCCCGTCCAGCGGGCGGGCAGGGTGTCGCGTCAGGCCGGGGGCAGGCGCCCGCGGTCGATCTCATAGGCGATTTCCGGCGTGCGCACGGCGATGCAGGCTTCCTCGACAAAGCCGAGATCAGAGCGGTGGGAAAGGACGGTTTCCCAGTCCGGATCGGCATTGCGCCGGGCGCGAACAAGCCAGCCGTCGATATCGTAGCGCCAGCCGGCGAACCAGTTGGACAGGCGGATGATCCAGCTAGGCATGATCAGGCGTCCTCTTCGCTGATGGTGATGTCGGTCTCCCTCTTGCTCTCACCGGTCTCCAGGTTGACGAGTTGGATATCTTCGGTTGACAGAGTCTCGTTTCCCTTGAACGTCGAGCAGCCGTCGAAATGCAGGCGAAGTGCTTCCTCGAAGCTCTCCGCGTTGACCGTGTAGCGTTCGCGGGTCTCGGCGGTCTGGAAGATCGTGAACGTGGTCATGAGGGCTTCCCCGGAATGATCTGCCCACAGCAGGGGCAGATTTGAACGGGGTGCTTCTCGGCGTAGGCGAGAATTTCGGAGCAGTAGGCGAGGGCGCTGCTCAAATGAGCATCGTCCGCCTTGGTCAGGAGAGCATCGAGGCTGTCGCGAACGAAACTGCCGCCGAGGCGGCGGAACAGCTCGGCCTTCGCCATGCTGCCCATGTAGACGCTGCCGCAGCTATCGACGCCCGAGCGATAATCGAAGGCCTTCTTGATCAGATGGCGCTTTTCGTCGAGGGTCATCGCTTGTTCTCCCGCGCTGCCTGGGCCATTCGCCTGACCCGATCTTCCGAGACCTCGGGATGGAAGATGGCCATGAAGGCCACCATGTCCGCGCCGGGATCATTTGTCGTGTTGCAGAAGGCAACGGCCGCCCGTGTGCGCTCCATCAGATCGTCGCGGTCGACGTGGTCTTTCTCGGACATGGTCAATGCTCCTCCGCTTCCGCCAATCGATCGGCTTCCTCGTAGCTGAAATCCGCCCGCACGAGCCGGGCGTCGCTCCGGGTGACCATGGCGTCTTCGGTGCATGGGATAAGGCCGGCCTCCTCGTCGAGGCAGGCGGCAATGCGCTCGCGTTCGGCCGCGATCTCAGCGGAGATGTCGAGTTCACTTTCGAGGATAGTGAGCGAGCCGCTCCAGGACTTTGTGAGGTTGACGGACTCGATGACCTCCTCATAGTCGACCATATTGCCGGTGCCGTTGAGTACGCGCTCCACCGCACCAGGAGACCATTCGTCGATTTCATTGACCCCGCTATCCTCGTCTTCCAGTTCTTCCTGTAGGTCTGAAAGTAGATATTCGGCGAACTGCTCGCGTAGCCACGCTTCGGCGGCCTCGCGCTTGACGAAGGACTGGACGTGTTGGCCCGGAACGGTCCAGCTCTCAAGAATGGCGGTGAAGATCTGCATGATCGGCTCCCTTGGTTTCGAAGGCGGGGTCTGTGGCCGGCGCCGTCGCGCCATCCCGCCGGGGGTAAGTGTTCGGGGGATTGGCGGACCTCAGCGCCTTGGCGCCGGCCCGCTTCACCTTGCGTTTGGAGCGGGCTTTCTTCGTTGCGCTCATGGCCGCTTCCCCTTGAAGCGATAGACAGCACGCATCGGGCGAACTTTGCCCCGCCACCGGCTCTTGCCATTCTTCAAGCGCTCAAACGTGCCGTCGAACTGCCAGATGCCGCCGCTGCGGTGACCCTTCTGATCGATCCAGTCCGACACCTGATCGCTCATGTCCTCGAAGAGCCATGGGCTGCCGTCGAGCTCCGTGCCGTCAGGCAGCTTGAAGTCCCAATCGATCAGCAGGTGGTCGCCATGGATGCCGAACCCGAACAATACGAAGCCCGAATAGACCTCACAAACCTTCGGCTGAAGATGGCCCCATGTCTCCTGCCAGACGGCTTCCACATACTGGGGGATCGGGCAGGCCGACTGCGGGGATGCCGCGTAGCGGGCCGCTGCTGCCGTGTAGTCCATGGTCACCGTCCTTCCTTCTTCATCGGCTTCACGGCTACTGCGCGAACGGTTGTCTCGTCGACTTGCTCACCGTAGGGGCCGCCCGACAGCCAGTTGCATTGCTCGTTTATGAGGGTTCGCACCTCGCGGCCGGCCAGCCGCTTCGTCATCCATTCAGGAATGGTGACGGTGACGGCTAGGGTGATGCGCTTTCGGGTCATTGGTGCCCCTCCGCTTTGGCGATGGCATCGAAGCCACGCATCAGGAGGATGGCGTAGCTCCGACTCTTCCCTCTGAGGTTGATCCCGTAATCAACGAGAGCCCTCAGCGCCTCCAGCATCTCCGGCGCGGTGGCGATCACCGGCGCGTCTTCCGGCCGGCGCACGTCATCGACGATGATCTCGCCATCTTCGTTCACGATCTCGTCGCGGATGAGCTCGCCTTCTGATGAGCAGATAGGCCGATGCTTCCACGGCCCTTTGCTATGTTGGGCGGTCATGGTCAGCGCTCCGGAGACGAGATGACGGAGAAGTCGCCGTAAAACTTGCCTTTCCAAGGGAACAGGCCGTCGGTGGGCTGAATGCTGTGCTCGATCCACGTCACGCCGGTGCTGATGTCGTAATCGCCTGCGGCGTTGCAGTAGCCGGCGCTCACCCAGCTCTGGTAGATGTCGGGGAAGGCGGCCTTGAACGCGTCCTTCTCCATGGCGAACTTGATGTCGCCCATGTAGGTGATCTGCACATAGCGGAACGGGCCGATGATCGGCCCTTGGTATCCCCAATCCTCCATCTCCTCCTCGACTGTGTCGCGGCCGTGGAAGAGGCTGATGTAAACAGCATTGGGGATGAGGCGCGGGGTGTCGCCCTGCTGGTTGGTCATTGAAGGTCTCCATGTTCGCATGAGTGCGGGGAGCCCGGCCACCGGGAGGAGGGCGGCCGGGCTTGGGGCGAAGGCACGGGTATGCAGGGAACAGCTGCCGTCGCCATGTTCAGCGCGGCCGGTTGCCGTAGGTCTCTCGGAGATACCGGGAAGGGTCGATCCAGCGGTCGACGGGCGGGATGTCCTCGTGCTCCGCGAGGGCTTCCACCCAATCCTTGGCGCGCTGAATAGTTGTCTCGGCGCCGGCGATGTTTCCGTAGGACCAGATGAACAGGCCGCGAGGGTCGGGGGTGTCGCGCACCGCGGCGTCTTTTCTTCCAGACAGGCCGATCCATTTTTTGTTGATGCGCGACCAGACGTGAGGGGAGATCACCTCTCGGATTCGTCGCGCATGCCGGCGAGCAGCGCCGGGCCGTAGCAGGACTCGAGGTTGCTGTCGGTCGGAGCCGCTTGGGCTCTGGCGCACTCGGGCGTCATGCCGTCCGGCACGGGGATGCAGGCGGTGAACCCGCCATAGGTGTTGGCGAGGCGGGATGCCTGGACGCAGGCGCGTTCCGGCATGCCCGTGGCGACGATCGCCGCCGCGTTGTCGATCGACAGCGGTGCGCCCTCAAAAAACGCATCTTCGTAGATCGTGGCGAGCGTGAAGCTGTCGGCGTGGGCCGGCACGGTGGCGGCGAGGGCGAGAAAGGCGGCAGAAGCCGCGAGCGCTGGAAGGCGCATCGGGGTGGTCTCCTTGGTGCATAATTGCGGGGTGATCGAGCATTGGCGCTCGGGGTCGCCGGCCTCATCGGTCGGCGGGCCGGAGCATCAGGCGATGCTGTTCTTTTTGGTCTCGGCGCGTAGGATCCGCATGGCGCGACGACGGGTGATGCGGGCGATCTCGATCACCCCGTTCATCTCATCAACAATTCGCTGAGCGGCCTCGGATCGCGTTAGAAAATCGCCCGGTTCTCGATCCGGCGCCCTAACCACATCTCGATAGATTTCATCACCAACGGCGATCTGGTATCGTTTTTCGTCACCCATCATCATTCTCCTTGGCGGCGCGTCGGACTCTCCGGCGCGCGGTGTGGTGGCGCTGTGTGGTAGTAGCTCTCGCCGCATGGATGGCGTCGGCTGCCTCGGCAGCACAGGCCTGCCACACTGAGCGGTTTTCGATTTTTGGATCGTTCGCGAAGGACACCGCTACTGCGTGGATGCGCTGTAGGGTGGAGAGCATCAGCTGCGCAGCTTCTTGGCTGATTTGTTTCTTAGGCATCCCAATCTCTCCGGCGCGGTGAAGGGGGCCGGCCGAAGCCGGCCGCCGTGTCAGCGGATGCATTCGAGGCCGCATGCTTCTGCCCAACTGGAGGCGGTAAACGTCTCGCCATGGTCGCGCTTGTAGACCGCGCCAGGCGTTGTGCTGGACGGATCAGGCAGCCAGCCATATTCACGCGCGGTCTGTTCTGGGCTAAAGGCCTCGTTATCATCGTCGGCCGGTACCTCGTCGCATGCGTCGTGGCCGCAGCTTGAACAGAGGAAAGCATCGTAGACGCTGGACAGCGCCCACTCTTGCGCCTCAACGTCCCAATAGGCGTAGGCATCGCGGAGGATGGTATCCCCGCCGCACTTGCTGCAGACGATCTTGATCTTGGTCATGGTGTTTCCCTCTGATGCACCAGCAGCGGGCCGAAGCCAGCCCCAAGGTCACAGGGTCGCGGCCTCGAAAAGAGCCGGGCAGCCGAACGGATCGGCGTGAAAGGCAGCCTTGTCGTAGGCGCGGACGGAAATGACCTCCGTGTAGCCAGGGGCGAATTTTTCGGCAGCCTCACGACCGGCGCGGCCCTCGGCAAGCAGCTCATCCAGCGACTCGCCGAAGATGATCGATGTCTTGAGAAGCCGGCCGTCGGTGTGCCGGGATTCGCCCTTCTTGGGGCGGCAGTTGTAGGCGACGGCGATTTCGAGCCGGATGGTCATTGCCATTAGTCCTCGAGGTAGACGACGCGATACCGGCCATCCCGACCGGGGTAGCAATCGACGGCGCGCGGGTCAGCGAGCGACGGCCGCCCGATCTCGATCGCGCCCGAGGCGAGCGCGTCGGTAAAGGCCGACCAAGGGTCGACGTGGCCCTGCGTGGCGAAGTAGCGCAGCGCGGCGCGCTGGCTTACGAAGTTGGGCGTTCCCACGGTGTAGGAGCGCGCCCGGGTGAGGGCGGACATGATGGTTTCCTCTGGTGCATGGTTGCGGGGGTGCCGGGTTGATTGCCCGTATAGCCGCCGCCGGCGGGCGGAGGCGGCTAGGCTGGAAGTCAGGGCTCCCAAAGGGTCTCAAGTACGTCGGAGCCTTCCGGCAGGCGGACGGCGCGAAGGCCGACCAGATTGACGCCGGCCACGACGGCGCGGGCGGCCATCTCTTTGGCGAAGGCGACCGCCTCGGGAGCACTTCCGAAAGGCAAATGGAGCGGGATGAAGTCGCACCAGATGACCGCGAAAATCTCGGGCTCGCTCGTGGTCATTCCTCACCCATGGTGCGGAGCACAGCGTGAGAGAGGGCAACCTCGGCAAACTCGTCGAGGGCGACGCAGGTGGCGAAGCCCGGCCCGTGGCGGACCATCGCGGCCTGATAGCAGGCGGTCGCGTCTTCGAAGTCATCGACGACGGCGATGGTCGGCGCCGCGCCGGGGATGGTATCGACCAGCCAGAAGGCCGGGCCGTCGGCAAGCGCCGGCGACGCGCCGGCGATGAGAAGGGCGGCGATGAGCGCGCGCATGGGGTCACCTCGTTCGCATGATTGCGGGTTCGGCCGTGCGGCCGTGGAAAGGCGAGTCCAGCTCGCCCTTGCATGGACACACGAAAGCCGCCCCGGCGGACCGGAGCGGCTGGATTGCGTGGGGCGGTGATCAGGCGGCGAACAGGTCGGAAGCCGAGGCCTGATCGGCGACCTTCGGCGCCTTGGCGGCAGCCGGCTTGGCGGGCTTCTCCGCCTTCTCCGCCTTCTTGGCCGGCGCCGGCATCTTGGCGAGGTTCAGGGCGCCCTTGACAGCCTGCAGGATGCGCGGGTCGGCGTCCTTGTTCGTGAGGGTGTCGACCACCTTCGCGAGGTAGGCGGCGACGTCGAATTCCTTCTCGGTGCGGGTGGTCTTGCTCTGCTTCTCGAAGTTGGCCGGCGCGACGGCGAGCATGCCATCCACGTCCGTCTTCTTGCCCTTGGCGTAGGCGAACGCGCCGGTGTCCTTGTCGAAGGTGACGCGACCGAACGCGACGGACCACGACACCAGGCCGGCGCGATAGTTGGTCGGCGTGGCCTGATAGAGCGCATTGAGGTGCGACGGGCACGAATGCTGCTCGACGTGCATGAGGCACGACGCGGCGAGCTGATGCTCGCGTTCGGTGAAGCTGGCGGCGGCCTTGGCGCGGCCGGCGATGGCGGACTTGAGGGCGGAACCGGTGAGGATCGGGAAAGCAGCCATGATGAAGGTCTCCATAGGTGGCATGATTGCCGGGGGGCGGGCCTTGCACGTCGGCCCGAAGACGCCTAGCTTGAGGGAAGCTCCGAGCCTTTCGGCCCGGAGCCCCCTTGCGCTAGAGGGGTATCGAAAGGGTCACGGTGAGCCGCACCGTGGCCCTTCTCCACTTCCAGCGAAGGGTAATCGACCATGAACGCATGGTGATTTTCCCTCTTGCTAGAGCCGCCGTGACGTGGCGGCGGAACGGGTGCTGGTGGACCGTTTAGCGGCCCATAAGCGCACCGTGCGAGGCACCCAGCGGATGCCCCGAGGCGCTGCGCTTATCACGTGGTCAGGCGGCGAGGTCGGCAGTCGGGTAGATGTCGAATGACCAGCCCGAGACCATGATGAACTCCTGTTCGTCGCAGTCCCAAGCCTTGAACTGGCCTTCAAGGTCGGTGCCCGGCTGAACCATCAGGGTGAGCACATAGGCGGCGTTTTCGGCGGTAACGGCTTCGGTGTAGCCAAGAGCGGTGGCGCGATCCGTGGTCATGGTTTTCCCTCACATCAGGTAGATAGCGATTGCCGCCCGGATGATTTCCGAGACGGGGTTGTCGGTCGCGATGACCGCGATGAGGCCGAGGCCGGCCATGTTGAAAGCGAGATAACCAAGGGGTTCGTGCATGCTTGCAGCTCCATTCCAAGGCGAGCCGGCAGGGATGCCGCCGGCTGGCGCTGGAATGTGAAAGGCGCCGAGCGTTGCCGCCCGGCGCCCTTCTGTCTGGCTTGAACCGGCCGCGTGCCTGTCGGCGCTTCGGTCAATCCAAGCCGTCGAATTCCAAAGTTGGTTTTCGATTGTCGCTTGCCCTTGCCTGTCTCGGTTGTGGGTCTAAGCGTGCATCTGATGTGCTGCCATCTACGTTCCCGCGCCTTTCGGCCTAGACCCTCGATGATGCTGGTCCTTTATGGGCTCGCCAGCATGAGACCCTTCCCTTTGCCTGCCCCTGCCGGCTTTGTCGTGCCGGCCGCTTGGCCTTGGTCGCCCTATATTCGGTCCGGACCCTGCCCGAATCACTGCCTGCAATCCACCGACTTGACCTTTCGATCATCGCGGTAACCACTGGCCTGATCCGACCAAAATCCACCGATTTCAATGAACCCGGCGTTTCCGCCGCCCCGGTCCGTCTCGCGTCCCGTTGGCTCTAATATTTGTACATAGCGTACAAATCACAAGCTGATTTTTCGTTTTCCGGCCAGAAAAATGATAACAATCTGAAATATAATGATTTTCAAATCTCCAAACCTCGTCCATCTAGCGAACTTCGCCCTGCCTTTTTGGCCTTTCTCGCAAACCGGAATGTCATGAAAAATCGTGTAATGTCAGTGATTTATGAATACGTCGCTGGCTGATTCCCTACCTTTTTTGGGGCACGGAATTCCGTCGGCATTTCGAAGCGACGCGACCGAGTGGTTACTACGTATCGTATAAGCCTGCCGCCGATAGAGCGAACGGGCAGGGGGTGAGATAGGCGCTTGACACGTGGCCGGCCGCGAGTCACCCCGCCCTTCAGAGGCGACACGTACGCCGATCCTCCCCCGTCCATCGCCACGCACCAGACGCCGGCCGGCAACGGCCCGAGCCCCGTCTTATGCCCTCGCATGACCGGCGGCAAGGCAGCACGCACCAACGTGCCCCGGAGGGGGAGAGGCAAGGGCCGGGCGCCAGTGAGCGCCAGGCGGGGCTATCCGCCCTATCGGCACGCGTCCCGCCGCCGGCCCGACCACCCCGCCCGGCGCGCTGCAATGCCGCAATCCCGGCGACGCGCTGCAACGAACCGAGAAAAGCCAATGAAACCAGTCTGATGCACCCCTCCCCCCGGGTAGGGTCCTTCGCAGGTGCAGCACCGGCCGCGGGTCGGCGGCAGCGCAGGATTTTCGCGATTTCGAGCATTTCGATTTCAGGGTTCGGATTCGCGTTGGAAAGCCGACACGGGCGCCATTTGAAGCCGCCTGCAAATCACTGCCTTGCGGTTGTGCCGACGCCGCCCGTATGGCGCCAAAGGCGGCAAAACAGCATCCATTGGTTGAATTCCAGGCGTTGTGCCTCGACTGGCGGATAGGAGCGACGACGATGGAAAGCGGATCGATCTGGATCGTCGTTCGCCTGGACGATGAAGACAAGCTGGGGATCTCCGGCGTGTTCGGCTCATTCGATGCGGCCATGGACATCGTGCGAGATACGCCAAGGTCGGGCTGCGCAGAGCTGGAGCTCGGCCGGGACTATCGCGACGTCAAGAACTTCAAGATCCACACGGCGGAGCACCCCGAAGGCATCGACACCTGAATTCCTGGGGAAGTGCTCGAGCCCCGGAAGTTCAGCAGCCGCAGCGCGCCGAGGTGCAGCGCGGCCCGGGCACCGAGCCGGTGGAAGGCCGGCATCAACATCGGAGATGAAACTTGCGCGTCATCACGGTCTCCAAGGACGTGAAGGTGGTTTCGATCGCCCGGAGCAGCCTTGAACGGCTGTTCGCCTCGTCCGGCCGGACGGAACTCTTCAACGGTGTCGTCGACGCTGGCCGCAAGACCAAGACGATCGTCCAGAAGGCCGTCACCAAGCAGATGGCGCTGAAGGCTGGCAACTATCAGGGCTATGTGGTCGCCGGAACGCGTGGCATTCCGCGGCGTGCGTTGCTCGCGTACGACATCTTCGGCGTGAAGGGCGGCACGGACGCGGACAAGTACAAGGGCCTGCGATCGGTTGGCGCCGGCACCCGCACCGCCAGGAAATTCAACAAGGGCCGCATCGACACCGACAAGGGCACCGTCCAGTCGGGCGTCTGGAATCGGCCGCGCATCTTCAAGCGATCGTTCGAGGCCAACGGCGACTTCTACGCGTTCCGGCCGCCGAGCGAAGGTACCTCAACGCATGCGCCGAAGATCTTCTGGACCTTCGGCCGCAAGCCCGACCAGCCGCGCGGCGCCGACGGCAAGTTCGCGTCTTCCGGTGTCAAGTACGGCAAGCTCCGCCGGCTCTACGGCCCGTCGCTGATGAAGGAAATCCCGGAGGACGAATCCGCGGAGGCCTTCTTCCTCAACGGGCCGGTCCTCCTTGAGAGGGCGGTGCTGAAGCGCATCGACAAGCTGACGAGGTGGTGATGGCGAGGAAGGCGATCCCGGTGCTGACCGACGTCAGCGATCTGTTGGTGTCGACCACGGCAATGGCACGTCACCTCGGCATCACTGAGCGCTGGCTCCAGCTTCTCGCCAAGGACGGGACACTCGTGCCGCTGGCTCGCGGCAAGTGGCCGCTCAGTTCGACGGTTCAGGCCTACATCGCCTTCCTGAAGGAGGGGGCCGAGAAGAAGACCGGCACGACCAGCATGGACAAGCTCCGCGAGGAGAAGATCGCCGACATCCGTCAAGCTCGCGCTCTGCGCGATCGGACGGCGATCGACCTCGATGAGGCGCTTGGCATCTTCGACGAGCAGACCGGCATTTACGTCTCCAGCCTCAACGGTCTGCCGGCGCGTATCACCAGTGTTCCGAGGGAGAGGCGGCGTCTCGATGACATCTTCGACGAAGAGCGCCTCCGGCTCTGCGATCTTCTCGCCAAAGCGAGAAATCGTCTTGAAACGGGTCGCGAAGATCCTGAAGCCACGGCCGAGGACGACGCCGCCTGAGTGGGCAAAGAACCGAAAGTACCCTGACAGTTCCGGACACCCCGGGCCAAGAAACCCCTACCTGACCCCCTACATGATCGCACCGGTGATGGCGGCGCACGCACGCACCCATAAGCGCATCGTGGTGGTGGTGTCGGCGCAGTCCGGCAAGACCGAGTCCATCCTCGATCTGATCGCCGAGCGGCTGTACTCGTCGGCGGTGCCGATCATCTATGTCGGCCCGTCGCGCCAGTTCCTGACGGAGCAGCTCGAGCCGCGCGTCCAGGACCTGATGGACAACACGCCGTTGCGCGGGCTGTGCGCGCCGGCGAGCCGGCAGAAGAAGACGCGCAAGACGATCAACGGCGTGCCGCTCCGCCTGGCGCACGGCGGCAGCTCCGGCGCACTGAAGTCCGATCCATTCGGTCTCGCCTGCACGGATGAAGCCGACGAGCTGATGGCGAATGTCCGTAACCAGGGCAGTCCGATCACGCTGGTCGATGCCCGTGGCGACAGCTATCCGGATTTCGTCCACATGATCACGTCGACCCCATCCGTCGGGCCGGCCGAGGTGGAGCTCGACCAGGAGAGCGGCCTGGAATTCTGGGCCGACTCCGACCCGGAAGAGGTCAAGTCGACGATCTGGCGCCTCTGGCTGTCGGGGACGCGCTACCACTGGGCGTGGCCCTGTCCGCACTGCGAAGAGTATTTCGTCCCGAGGTTTACCTGTCTCGCCTGGGACAAGCCCAAGGACGAGAGCGGGCGGGAGCTTCCGTCCACCTCGTCAATGGCGAAGAACACGGCGCATTTGGCCTGCCCGCGGTGCGGGACCGCCATCTACGAAGATGAGGTCCGGCCGGGCACCAACATGTCCAACAAGGAGTGGATGAACTCCAAGGGAGACTTTGTCGCGCCCGGGCAGAAGATCGACCCCGACGGGACGAAGCACGGCACTCCGCCTGATAGTTGGACGTTGAGCTACTGGATTTCCGGCCTCGCATCGCCCTTCGTCACATGGGGCGAGCGTGCCGCCCGCTATGTGGAGGCGGTTCGGTCGGGAGACCAGAACGAGGTCCAGACGGTCAAGAACGCCGGTTTCGGCGAGCTCTACGCGCCGGGCTCGGGCAACGTGCCGGCGTGGGCCGAGGTCAAGAAGTGCGTCGACGCGTACCGGTTTGGTGAAACGCCCGACGGAGTCCGCGTCCAGACCATGACCGTCGACGTCCAGCAGGACAGGCTGGTGGTCGGCCGACGCGGGTGGGGTGCCGGCGGCACCTCCTGGCTCCTTGAGGCCGAAGATGTCTTCGGCGCGACAGAGGGCAAAGAGGTCTGGCGGCTTCTCGGCGAGATGGTGTCGGACACCTACGACGGCATGCCGATCAGGATGTGCTTCGTCGACTCCGGCTTTCGCCCCGGCAAGAAGTTTCTCGTGCCGGAGCACCGCGTCTACGAGTTCGCGAGGCAGCACTTCCACAACGTGCGAGCCACCAAGGGATCGTCGATTCCGCTCCGCAAGCCGATCACTCCGAGCCAGATCGACGTGATCATTGGCGGGAAGGAGATCAAGAACGGGCTCGAGCTGATCCGCCTCGACACCGATCACTGGAAGTCGTGGGTGCAGCAGCGCATCAGGTGGGAAGCAGCCGCGGGTGCTTGGTATCTGCCGGAGGATATCTCCGACGACTACTGCAAGCAGATCGTCAGCGAGGCGCGCATCGTCGCCCCCGGCGGAAAGGTGAGGTGGGTTCAACGCTCAAAGGAGAACCACTTCCTGGACGTCGAGGCGATGCAGGCTGCCATCGCTTCGTTCCTCGGCCTATCCCGTCTTCGCGAAGGGCCGCCGCAGCGCCAGCGAGCCGCCGCCCCTCCACCACCAGCGCCGCAAGGCCCGTCTAGCGGGAGTAGCTCGGCGCCGGGAGGAAACCAGGGCTCCATCTGGGGCAACAACCGCGGGAGCATTTGGTGATGAGCGACCTCATTGGCCTGACGGCCGCCGAGAAGCAGGATCTGCTGCGCGATCTGCAGGAGGCCCTGTTCAGCGGCGTCTACAGGGTCCGATTCCGCGACCGCGACGTGACCTATCAGTCGGCGGCGGAAATGCGGGAGACCATCTCCGACCTGGAGTCCAGTCTCGGCGTAGGCCGAACCACGAAGCAGGGCGTGATCTTCACGAGCTTCGGGAAAGGGCTCTGATGGCAGGCAACATTCTCGACAGGACCATCGGGTTCTTCAGCCCGAGGGCTGGGGCAGAGCGCCTCGCCTACCGTCGTATGATGGAGGTGCAGGAAAAGGCACGGGCTGCCTACGACGGAGCATCGACTGGCCGCATCGGCGGCGGATGGTCCGCCGATGAAGCTGATCCCAACTGGGTCATTGGGATGAATGGCCGCCCCTTGCGTGCGCGTGCCGCTGATCTTTTGCGCAACAATCCATTGGCAAAGAACGCGGATTCAAAACACGCCGATTACATCGTGGGGACGGGCATCATTCCGCGCGCCAAGACAGGCAACGCGGAATCGGAAAAGCTCATCAACGATCTATTCGACAAGTGGACGAAAGTCGCCTTCGTGGACGGCCTCGACTTCTACGGTGGCTGCCACAAGATGGCGAAGATGATGGTTGGCGACGGTGAGGTCTATGCTCGCCGCCGTGATCGCCGGCTGTCGGACGGTCTCCCCGTTCCGCTCCAGGTCGAGATCCTCTCAGCCACGATGTGTGACTGGAGCAAGAATGGATTTGATGTTGGCGGTAAGACCGTCCAGGGCGTCGCATTCAGTCCACTTAACCAGCGCAAGGGGTATTGGATGTTCCCCGACGCGCCCGGGTCGAATACCGGTGGTTGGACCGCAACGGTGCGGGACAGTGGATTCATCCCGGCCGATCAGATCGCCCATCTTTTCGAGGCGGATAACAATCAGGTCCACGGGGTGACGTGGCTCTCGTCAGTGACAACTGACCTGTACAATCTCGCTGACTACGAGTTTGCGGAGAACGTGCGCAAGAAGGCGGAATCCTGCCTCGTTGGTGTCGTCATCCCCGGCACACCCGATTACGACCCGAACAATCAGGTTGTGGGCGGCACTGATCCGATCTTGAAAGACCCCAACGGCAATCCCGTTCAGCGGATGGAGCCGGGTATGTTCGTGGTCGCCCATGGCGGCAAGGACATTCGCTTCAACACGCCGGCGGCGACGGCCGGCATCGAGACCTACATCCGCGTCCGGCACCGGGTGATCGCCGCCGGCTTGCGCATACCCTACGAGCTACTGACGGGCGATTTCAGCCAGGCCAACTTTGCTTCCGGCAAGTTGGGGTTGCTCGCCTATAAGATCTTCGTGGAGCATGTGCAGTGGCACTACATGATCCCTCTGGCTCTTCAGCGCATGTGGGATTGGTTCATTGATGCTGCCAAGTTGGCCGGCAAAATCCCGATGGACCTGGAAGTCGGCGTCGAGTGGACGCCGCCAGAAATTGAATCCCTCAGCCGCTACGAAGATGCCCAGGCCGATGAGCTCGAAATGCGCATCGGCAAGCGCTCGCCGCAGGAAGTGATCTCCAAGACGGGCCGGGCACCGCAGACGGTCTTCAACGAGTTCGTCGAGTGGTTCGACATGATCGCCAAGTCGAAGGTCAAGCTGCTCTTCGACTACGACGTCGCGCACGTCTCCAAGAACGGCCAGTTCCAAGGTCAATCCACATCGCAAGGTGGGACAAGCAATGACAAATCGAAAGATGCGGGTGGATCTCGGCCGTAGTGCCGTCAGGGTCCGCGCCGGCACCTTCAACGAGGCTGAACGCACCGTCGAGGTGATCTGGTCCACCGGCGCGAAGGTGAAGCGGTACGATTGGGGCAAGGACGGCTGGTACATGGAGGAGCTCTCCATGGACCCGAAGGCCATCCGCCTCGGCCGGTTTCAGAACGGCATGTCCTTTCTGGACACCCACGAAGGCTGGTCTATGGCCTCCCGCCTCGGTGCGGTGGTCAGGGGGTCCGTCAGGATCGAAGACGGCGAGGCTTCCGCCACCGTCAAGCTTTCGCGGAACGCGCTCGGCGAGCAGATCTTTCAGGATCTCAAAGACGAGATTCCCGTCCCGATCTCTGTCGGGTACCGGGTCCACAAGTATGAAAAGTCGACCGGCGAGGAAGGGCAGATGCCTACCTACCGGGCGATCGACTGGGAGCCGATGGAGCTGTCCGCGGTTCCCATCCCGGCCGACGCCGGCGCGCACTCGCGGTCTGAGCCGCAAGAAGCCTACGAAGTTGAAATCGTGACCCGGGGCGCCGTCGAGAACGAGCCCAAGGTCGAGGAGAATTTTCCCATGAAGAAGCGTGACGCCGCCAAGACCTTCAACGGTACCCAGCTCGATGCTCTTGCCCTCGGCGCAGGCCTGACCCGCCAGGACAACGAGAGCGACGACCAGCTCCGCGAGCGCCTGATCAAGGTCTACGACGCGGAAGACGAGGCCGCCAGCCGTGCCGCCGCCGATGCGGAGCGCGAGACCCGCGCTGCCGAGGATGCGCGTCGGGACGAGGAGCAGCGTCGCGCTGCCGTTGGCAATACCGCGCCGCTCACCACCGCCGACGTGCAGAAGATCGTCGACGAGGCTCGCCGGGCCGAGACTGCCCGCGTGACGGAAATCCGCTCGCTCGGCAAGCGGGCCGGCCTGGAGCAGACGGTGGTCGACACGGCCGTCGACGGTGGCACCACGGTCGACGCGTTCCGCGCCGCCATGTTCGACAAGTTGGTCGAGCGGCAAGGCCGCGCGCAGACCTTTCCCCACGTGGAGACCGGCGGCATGGACGCGCAGGAGACTACCCGCAAGCTCGTCGCCAACGCGATCATGCACCGCAACGGCATGGTCGAGAACCTCGAGCCCGGTGCCAACCAGTGGCGCAACATGAGCCCGGTCGAGATCGCCCGCGACCTCCTGATGGCGAACGGCATGAGTGGCCGCGGCGACAACCTCGAGATTCTGCGTCGCGCCCTGCAGTCGACGACCGACTTCCCGATCATCCTCGGGGACGTCGCCAACCAGCGGCTTCTGGCCGGGTATCAGGGCTACCTGAATACCTTCGGCCTCATCGCCAGCCGTAACATCGTGCCCGACCTGAAAGAGGTGACGGTGCTCGAACTCGGCAACGCGCCTGATCTCGAAGACATCACCGAGAGCGGCGAGTATACGCGCGGCACCGCGAAGGAGAGCAAGGAAGGCTTCACCATCGGCCACTACGGCAAGGTGTTCGGCCTGACCGAGGCGATCCTGATCAACGACAAGCTCGGCGCCTTCATGAAGCTGATCGAGGGCTGGGGTCACAAGGCCGCCAAGCTCGAGGGCGACATCACCTGGGGCGTCATCATCAAGAACAAGAAGCTGAAGGACAACGTCGATCTCTTCCACGCGAACCACAAGAACCTCGTCCCCGGTACGGCGCTCTCGGTGGCGAATCTCGAGGTCGCGCGGCTGAAGTTCCGTGAGCAGACGGATATCGACGACGAGCTGATCGATATCGAGCCCAAGTACCTGTTCACCGGCACCGCCTACGAGATGACCGCGCAGCGGATCACCACCGGTGCCTTCAACGCGACGCAGGTTGCGGACATTACCCCCCAGGCGATCCGGTCGCTGGTCCCGGTCTACGAGCCCCGCATCAACAAGCTGTCGGCGAAGGCTTGGTTCCTGTTCGCCGACCAGGTGTCGACGATGGGGCGCGGCCTGCAGTATGCGCTGCTGTCCGGCCACGAGACGCCGCGTCGCGAGCAGCGCGTCGGCTTCGACTACGACGGTATCGAGTTCCGCATCGATCACTACTTCGGCGCTGGCCTGACCGACTACCGTTTCGGCGTGAAGAACCCGGGCGACTGATCGGCCGCAGCGAACCACAGCACATCAACGGCGCCGGGTAACACCGGCGCCTTTCTTTTGCGGAGATCCCCATGAAGAATTTCATTCAACCGGGCAAGACACTCACCCTTACGGCGCCCGTCGGCGGCGTCATCGGCGGCAACTTCTACTTCATCGGCTCGGCTTTCGGCGTCGCCTGTGGCAGCGCCGACGCGGGCGAGAAGTTCGACCTCGACGTCTCTGGCGGCGTGTTCGAGTTGACCAAGAACTCGGCCGAGGCCTGGACGGAGGGCGCCCCCATTTACGCTACCGCCGCCGGGGTCATGACCGTTACCTCGACGGACAACACGAAGGTCGGCATCGCCGTTGCGGCGGCCGCCAACCCGAGTGGCGTCGGTCGCGTGCGCCTGAACGCTTCCTTCTGATCGGCGGGAGCGCAGGCCATGAAGACCTACACCATCGCGATCGACACCTTCATCGAGGGCGACTACCGCAAGAAGGGCGAGCCGATCCGCCTCAGCGAGGCGCGCGCCCAGATCTACCTCGATGTCGGACAGATCATCGATCCCGACGCGTCGGCCGAAGTGACGGCAAAGACCTCTCGTGCCAAGAAGTCGGAGGCCTGATCATGTCCGTGTTCGACCGTCTGGACCGCCTGGCGAGCCGGACGGTCGACCGCGTCAACAAGATCCGCTTCATTCTGACGCCAATGGCGCGGACGCCGAACGGAAGGCCGTCCGAAGACCCGGGCAGAGAACCTGTCGACGGCTACGGTATTTTCGACTCCCTGTCGGTGGAGTTCGGCCTTCAGCTCGGCGTTCGAAAGAGCTACCGCGAGGGCAACGACCTCCGGACCAATCAGGTCGGCCGCGATCCGCAGATATCCGTCGACCGGCGGTATTTCTCCTCCGGATGGATTCCGAAGCAGGGGGACGTCGTTTCCTTTCCCGACAACGACGACCTTCCCGATTTTGACGTCGTCAGCTCGGAGCCCGACGGCTTGTCGCGCATCGTTCTCCGGTTGCTTCAGCAGGGAGCCCAGACATGAGCATGACCCGGCTGTTGGCCCGCCTCGCGGGTGTCTGCGCGCTGAATAACTTCGGCGAGGACCCATATCCTACGATGGCAGGGGAGCACATCTACGACTCCAAGATCGAACCGATCGAGGATTCGAAGGAAGACATCGTCTACCCGATGTGCGCGATCTACACCGACTACGACAAGGACCACTGGAACTATTCCGGCGGTACCATGAAGCAGCGGTTGATGACGGTCACCATCGAACTGATCGTCGTTCAATTCCAGCGCCAGAAGCCGCCGAAAGGAGCGCCGGCGAGTGCCCCGCCGATCTACGAGGCGAGGTATCCGCTCACCGACTCCGAACTCGAGACGTCCCTTGACATCTTCGAGACGCAGGTGTTCCGGGCGCTTGCGGCGGGCAACGTCGCGTCCGACCTATTCTCTTACCTCTGTCCCTCCTATGAAAGCGCGGTGAGCCGCCGCGGCGCGTCCTGGGAGGGCGGGCAGCGGCTCGCCGCCCGGCAGATCACCCTGGAAACTAAGGCGGTTCGCGACCTCGCCTCCGGGAAAATTCCTCCGCAGGTCGAAGCCTTTCTCACGAGGCTCGAGTCCTTCCAGGACTACGCCGATCGTGTCGATGATATCCGGGCGATGATGACCGCCCCGGCGGCCCTCAGCGACAACGCCCGCCTGATGCAGTCCATCGGGTGGCCGGCGCGGGTTGCCTCCATTCTCGGCCGCCCCATCAGCCAGTCTGGCCCGCTTCCGAGCGGCATCAGGATCTTCGACGACAGCGGAGACGAGCAATGAGCGCCTCCCAGTTGTTCGCCGGCCTGCTTGAGCGCATCGAACTTCTTGAGCGCACCATCGAAGACCTGAGGGTCGGGCAGAACAATCTGGTCCGGGAGGCTCGTGTTCTTTCGGTGGACACGGAGAAGAAGGTCGCCGTCGTCGAAGCTCAAGGGCTCGAATCCGTGGAAGTGCCGTGGGTCACCCAAGCCGGAACCGTCTTGGATTGGGAGCCTCCGAAGGCCGGGCAGCGCATGCTGCTGGTCTCGCCCGGTGGAAACGTCGGCAGGGCAGTGCTCTTACCGGGCGGATATACCGATGACGCAACCCACCCGTCGAGCGACGGGAACGGGTTCGGTCGGATCATCGGCGGCACCAAGATCTTCGGAACCGCCACGACCTACGACATCGAGACCGGGACCTTCAGGATCAAGGCCAACGTGGTGATCGACGGCGACATCACGACGACCGGCTCAATCATCAACAACGGTGTCCCCGTCGATTCAACCCACGTCCACGGTGGCGTGGTCACTGGCACGGACGACACGAAAACCCCGCACTGAGGACCGAGCATGGACACGATCTATTACGCCGCCGCCGAAGGCTTCATCGAGGGCAAGTACCGCAAGGTCGGTGACAAGATCGGCGCGCTGTCGGAGGCCCGTGCCAAGTATCCGCTCCTCGCCGGACAGATCACCAGCGCGCCGCCCGCAAAAGACAAAGCGTCGCCAGCGCCGAAGAAAGATGACACCTGATGGCGCGCGTCGGAGTCGACGCGAGGACGGGGCAGGTGTTGATGGGCTGGCCGCACTGCGTGCAGAGCATCAAGACCATCCTCAACACCGAACTGCGGGAGCGGGCGCAACGCCGTGGCTTTGGCAGCGTCCTGCCCCGGCTCGTTGACCGCCCGCAAAACCAGGAGGCGATCCTCGACATCTACGTCGGCATTGCCGAAGCGCTGGAGCCGCGTGAAGTCGAGGGCCATCAATATGGCGAACCGGGGTTCGTTCTGCTCCGGACCAAACTGGACGCGAGCGAGCCGGGGCAAGTGACCATTCTTCTCTCAGGGGTGTTCTTCGAGAACGGTCACCTCGGCGACTACAGCAATCCAGCCGCCGCCCAAATCGCCTACACGATCGCAGAGGCCGCGTCGAGCTAAGCCATCCCGGCTCTCTGGTCACCTTCCCAAACGGATAGAGGCCTGAGCCACAATGGCAATCGATACCTCTCGCCTGCCGCCGCCGACCATCATCGAGACGCTCGACTACGAGACGTTGCAGACGGCGTTTCTCGATCGCTTCGCCGTGGCCTGGGCCACCGAGCGAGTCAAAGACCCCACTCTGCCCGAATGGAACGTTGGCGGCCTGGAGACGGACCCGGCCGCTATCGTCTCCGAGGCCTGGACCTATCTGCGCCTGCTCGACCGCCAGCGCGTCAACGATGTGATCCGCGCCGTGCTGGCGCCGCTCGCCGCGGGCGACGACCTGGACAACATCGTTGCGCGGATCGGCGTCGAGCGCCTGACCGTCGTCGCCGGCACGGACACCACCGAAGCGGTGATGGAGACCGACGCTCGGCTCCTGCAACGCTATCTGCTGGCCTTCACGCGGCCGGCCGCTGGCTCGACCGACCGCTACCTCTACGAGGCGATGACCGCGTGGCCGACCATGCTGGCCGGCCGCGTGAACGGCCGATCTGTACACGGTCGCAAGGGAGACGTCGATATCGTCATCGCCGGCCCCGACGGCCGCGATGCGACGGACGAGGAACTGGCGGCCGTACGCACTGCCTGCACGTCGACCTCCGTCAAGCCGGAAGCGACCAGCGTCTCGGTCCTGCGCGCGACGCGCAACGTCTACGACATGGTCGGCCGGGTGACGGTGCCGAGCGGCCCCGACGCCGAGGCCGTGAGGCTCGAGGCCGTCGCCCGCATCCTTGCCGCCGGCGCGGCGCGCATGACCATCGGTGCCGAAGTGCCGGTGAACGCGCTGGAGGGTGCCGCCTATGGCACGTCGGTGACCCGCGTCGATCTGACGGCGCCGGCGGCCGACATCGCCGCCGATCCCTATGCCATCCCCGTTCCGGGGCAGATCTCGCTCACCGTGGAGGTGTCTGGATGACCTCCGCCGCCGATCTACTGCCGGCCTCGGCCGCTCCTTTCGACATCGCCCTCGCCAAAGCGATGACCGACACCCTGCCGGTACCGCTACGCGAGGCGCTCGATCCGGCGACCGCGCCGGCCGACCTGCTGCCGTTCCTTGCGGTGCATGATGGCGTTCGGTTGTGGTTCTCGGACTGGAGCGAGGCGCGCAAGCGCGAGGTGATCTCGGCCTCGCTCACCGACTGCTGGCTGGTCGGCGTCCGCGATGGCGCCGTGCGCTACCTCACCTATGTCGACGGCACGCTCGTCGATGCTGTTGCCTATCCGGCGCGTTTCGTGATGGGGCGGGCGATCATCGGTCGGACGCCGATCGGGCATGCGCCTTTCCTGGCGCGCTACCTTGTCAGGGTCGCCACCCAGAAACCGCCACGCGCCCTCGTCATGCGGCGCGGCGTGCTCGGCCGCGCTCGCCTGAAGACGCCGAGTCGCGAGCCATTCAATCGGTGCCTCGCCGCCTTGCGCGCCGCCAAGGCACCGGAGACCGAGATCCGCGTCGACTTCGGTCATTCACGCCAAATCCGCCTTTCCGACGGCGTGCCGCTCGACGGCACCTATCGGCTCGGCGCGTACATCTCCCGCACCAAGCTCTGATCGAGGAACACCATGCTCAAGACGGTGGAATTCACCGAAGCCGAAGTCTCCGAGCCGGCAGATTTCGACGCGATCAGCCAGTATTCCCGCGAGGGCGGCGAGGCGATCGTCGGCGGCTCCATCGCTTACGCTCATCACTGGGCTGGCTATTCGATCGCCCAGTCCTCGGCCGTCGAGGTGACGCTCAATCCGGGCTACCTATTCGTCGACGAGAAGGTTTATGGCAACGACGATCCAATCGTCGTCAACCTCCAAGTCTACTTGCCGTTGGTGACCGGCGATCATCGCTACGTGGCCCTGCTGCTGCGCGGCACCGAGACGACGGAGACCGAAAGCCGGGAGATCGAGACCGACGCCGACACCGGCGACACCGTCATGCAGACGGTGCCGAAGACCAATATCCGCAGCGTCGAGGTGGTGATCCAGCAAGGCCTCAGCTCGCCGACGCCGGTCAAGCCGACGGTCGCCTCCACCGAGTGTTGCGTCGCCTATGTCGAGCTCTCGACCACCGGCATCGTCGCCGTCGAGATGGAGCAAGCGTCGCGGGTCAAGACGCTGGCCGAGGTCGAAGGTCGGCTCACCGTCGTCGAAAACGAGATGGACGCCGCCGTGGCGCGCGTGTCGTCGATCGAGACCGACATCTCCAACATCGCCTCGCGGCTCAACGACATCCCGAACCCTGTGGTGGTCCGCCAGATGCAGCGCGACCTTGCGCAGATCCGGCGCGAGATCGCCATGCCGGACGAGGCGCGCGCCTACTGGTACGACAACGGCCTGCTCACCGACGAGTGGGACACGGCCAACGCGTCCTGGCTGGCTCGCATTCGCGAGGGCGTCCGCTTTGCTTGGGCGTCGCAGCGCGACATGCAGATGGCCCTGCTCGACGCATCCTCGAGCGCGATCCGCGCCTCCGGCACCCTGATCCTGCCGGCGTGGGAGGAAGTCGTTCGCCTCGAGGTGGAAGGCGACGGCGGCAGCAAGAACATCTCTCAGCTCACCCACACGGTGACGACGGCGATTCAGAAGACGCTGTCGCGCACCGTGACCGAGTACGGCGCCACTACCACGAAGTGCGAGAACGCTTCCGGGTGGTCCTTCCTCGGCAACCTCTCCGTCGGGGCGACCTTCACGAAGGACGGTGAGACCTTCGTGATCACCGGGATCACCGGGAGCACGAAAGGCCACAAGAGCTATTCTTTCCAAAACGTCACGGTCCGAACTGTCGAGGAGACCTATTGGGACTATGTGACGGACGAAGTGGGCGTCAACGGCTCTATCTACGGCGAGACCTGGCTGTGCGCGCAGCCCATGGTGCTGACTGGGCTTGACCTCAGCTTCACACGCGTCGGCTCGGACGGCGATGTTCATCTCTTCATCTGCGAGTGCGACAGCTCTGGCCAGCCGAAGATCATCAGCGTCATCGCGTCTACGACGCTCACCGCCGCGCAGCTTGCCACCGGCTGGGCCAAGTTCGACCTAACGCCGACCTTGCTGGAGAGCGGCAAGCGCTACGCCTGGTTCACGGTCACGACCGGCAATCACGCGCTGGAGACGGTTACCGGCAACAAGTACGCGCAGGGCAGCCTGTTCTATTGCACAGACGGTGTGTGGGCGCAGGGCGACCCCGAGACCGATTTCGCCATGCGGCTCTACGGCGCCAAGTTCTCGGCCACCCGCACGGTGGTGGAGATGCAGTCGGCGACCCTTGAGAACGGGATGACGGACATCCGCATCCTGCACGCCGGCTGGGCACCGGGCGGCACGGCGCTCACCTGGGAGATCATGCCGGCCGACAACGACGAGTGGCTGCCGGTGACCGTCGACACCGCCATCGACACAGCCTGGCTTGCCGGACTGCCGGCGCTGACCCGTCTGCGGGCCGTGTTCACCGGTACGACGGATCTGCAGCCGGCCATCGTGATGGACGCCAACGCTCGGGTGATGACCTTCCGGCCGCGCGGCGACATGCAGGCGGTAAGCGTCCAGCATGATTTCGGCGTCTCCACCACGTCGATCCAGCTCGACACGGTGATCGACCAGTGGGACGGGGCCAAGCACACCGCCGCGCCCAAGCTTGTGGTCGGCAGCACCGTCTACACGCCGGCGGCCACGATTGTGACGCCGGACCTCATCAACGAAAAGAAGCGGACCATCTCGGCGACCTTCACCGTGCCGTCGACCACCTCGGCGCGGGCGCGCTTCGACATGGCGTCGAGCGAGGTCACCGACCTGCCGTTCATCGACAACATCGCGATGTACGCGTTGTGACCATCCGAGGGTGACATGACCGACCAGACCAGCCCCATCGACGCCGCCGCCATCGACGCGGAAGCCGACTACCGGATCGTGATCGCCCGGCCGGTGACGGTGGCGGGCATCAAGCTCCGGCCGCGCGGCGACATCACGCTGCGCGGCGACATCCTCAAAACCCTGATCACGGAGACGCCCGATGTCGTCCTCAGCATCGCTGCCGTCGCCTGACGACGACTACGCCGCCCCGCTCGACGCCTACCTCAACAAGGCGTTCTGGGACGCGGCGATGTTGTCGATCGGCGCTCGCATCCGGGCGCTCGAGGCGGTCAAGGCGGACTGGGAAGAGCTGATCAACGAAGGCACCGGTCAGGCACTCGCGGTGATCCAGGCCAATATCGAGCCTCAGTTGGCCGTGCTCACTGGCGTCATCAACCAGCTCAAGGCCGACGTGGCAACCGCCGAGGATGCCATTGCCACTATCGTGTCCGGCGGCGTCAACATGTCCAACGTGGCGGGACTATCGGCAGCGCTCGCTCTCAAGGCCAACATCGCTTATGTGGACGCAACGATCGCTGCCCTCGGCGACGAGATAATGCCTGCGCTTGCGGCCAAGGCCCCCCTCGCATCGCCGGCGTTCACGGACAACCCGACCGCACCAACCCCGGGGGTAAAGGATAACGACACCAGCCTGGCCACTACGGCCTTCGTGCAGGGCGAGAAAAAGTACCTTGGTGACAGCCGTACAGTATCCGCCGCCACGGCACTGACATCAGCCGACTTCGGTCTCACCATTCGCTGCTCTGGTGGGGCGCCATTCAACCTAACCCTTCCGGCTTTTGACGGTAAGGCCGTCCTCTATCTGGACAACATCGGCAGCACCACGGTGACTGTCCTCCCCCAGGAAGAGACCATTGATGACGGCGGAGCCGTTGCCAACGTGGGCTTACTTCCAGGCATGTCGATGAAGCTGGGATGCTACAACGCCGGCTGGCGCGTGCTGGATCGGGGATACCGGCAGATTACTCTAGACACCTGGTTAGCCGGTGTATCGGCGAAAGAGGGGCCCATCAGCCCGGAAAAGCTTGCGGCAGCGGTCGCGGCACTCACGCCCCCGGCGGGTCTCAAGATTCGAGGCATCCGGCTCTTCACGGCTTCGGGCGCCTATACCCCCACGGCCGGCACCAAGGTCATCCAGATGCTGTTCCAAGGGGGCGGCGGTGGGGGTGGAGGAGCTGCCGGTTCCAACCACGGTGGTGGTGGTGGCGCTGGCGCCTATGCCGAGGGCTGGCATGAACTCGTTGATGGCTCCTCGTACTCCGTGGTCGTCGGTGCTGGTGGCAACGCTGGACCGAATGGCGGCGGCGGCGGAAGCGGTGGAGCTACCCAGTTAGTTAAAGACGGCGTTGTTGTCTACGAAGCTGGCGGTGGCGGTGGTGGTGGATCAGGTAGCACTGGTGGTGGCGGTGCTGGTGGGACTCCGGGTCCCACCATGACGCATGGGCGCTATGGTGCTTCGGGAACCCAAGGCAACTCCTCGGGCGAAGGCGTTGGTGCTATCGCCGTAGACGTGCTGCTTGGCGTCTATACCGGCCACGGTGGCAACGGGCGCACTGGTGGCAACCCCGGGCTCCCCGGCTATGTCGGTCGCGCCGTGATCGTGGAGTTCGGCTGATGAAGACTGCTTATGTGATCCATGAGGGTGTCGTGGTGAACGCCATCGTCCTGGAGGATGACGCCGACCCCGCAGAGTTCGGGGCTGTTTTCGGCCCCGATGAAGCGGGTATTGGCTGGACCTTCGACGGATCGAATTGGACCGCGCCGGCTGAACCGGAGCCCTCCCTTGAGGATCTTCGCGCCGCCAAGATCGCCGCCATCACGGCCGCTGCCGATGCGCTGCTCTCCGCCGGCGCGCCGGTCGACTCCGGCCTGCATGTCGCCCTTGACGACGGAAGCCGGGCCGATCTCACCGCCATGGCGTCGACAGCGATTGCCGCTGCCGCCGGCTCGATTTCTTGGCCGGACTCATATTCGCAGGGATGGATTTCGGTAGAGAACACCCGCATCCCGCTCGCCACGCCTGCCGCCGGCCTGGCGCTGGCGGCCTCGGTGGGCAACTTCTACGCCACCATCATCCAACGCCGCCGCAATCTGAAGGATGCAGCTCTCGCTGCTGTCGATGAAGTCGAGCTCGCGGCGATCGACGAAATTACCGGCTGGCCCGGCTGAAATCTCGCCAGCATTCCCGACCGTTCCGACCCGCCCTCTGAGGCGGGTTTTTTCATGCCCGCTCAGGAGAACCTTGGCATGGCGACCGACATCTATCTTCACGGTATCGAGACTACCGAGGAGGACAGCAGCCCTCGCGCTGCGACCACCATCGACACCGGCGTGATCGCCTTGATCGGCACTGCACCGGACGCCAACGAAACTGATTGGCCGCTCGACACCGCCATTGCCGTGCTCGGTTCCGGTGCTGACCGGACGACTCTCGGCCACACCGGCACGCTTTACGACGCCCTCGACGGCATTTTCGACCAGTCGTCGAAGGTGTCGCAGACCATCGTTCTGGTTCGCGTCGAGGAGGGCGAGGACGTCTGGGAGACGATGGGCAACATCATCGGCGACCAGGCGACGCGCACCGGCATGTACGCGCTCCTTGATGCGCCGACCACGCTGAACCTGAAGCCGAAGCTGCTCATCGCGCCGGGCTTCACTTCGCAGCGGCCGTCGACTGGGATTGCGTCCATCGCCGTCGGCGGCACTGGGGGCGTGGGCTACACCTCCGTTCCGGATGTGGCGATCACCGGCGACGGTCATGGCGCCAAGGCGACAGCGGTCATCGACAGCAGCACCGGCAAGGTCACGGCGATCAAGGTGGACAACCCGGGCGTCGGCTTCACGACCGCGACCGTTACGCTCACCGGCGGCGGCGCGACCACGCAGGCCACTGCCACGGCCACGATCGGCGCGGCGGCGAACCCCGTCGCCGTCGAGCTGCTGATCCTTGCCAGGAAGTTCCGAGCCGGCGTGATCAAGGCGGCACCGGCCACGACCTACGCCGCCGCCATCGCCGACCGCAACGACTACGACTCCGACCGGATGCTCATCGTTGAGCCGATGGTGAAGGTCTACAAGGACAGCGAGGTCGTTAACCAGCCGCCGGAGGCGCGGATCGCCGGCCTTCAGGCGAACGTCGACTACACCGAAGGGTTCTGGGTCTCGCCCTCGAACCACGTCGTGCAGGGCGTCGTCGGCACCAGCCGGGCGATCGAGCATTCGATCAACGACGCCTCGGTGGAATCGCAGCGGCTCAACAAGAACCAGGTCGCCTGTGTCGTCCGCTCGCCGTCTGGTGGCTTCAAGCTCTGGGGCTCCCGCGTTCCGTCGTCGGACTCGCTCAAGCAGTTCTGGTCGGTTCGCCGCGCCCACGACACCATCATCGACTCGGTCGAGCTCGCCTGCGAGCCGTACATCGATAAGCCCTTCGGCCTTCAGAACCTGGTCGACATCGCCGAGACCGTGAATCGTGGTCTCCGCCGGTGGGCCGGGCTCGGTGCGACCCTCGGCGGCCGTGTCTGGCTCGACCCCGACCTCAACACCGCCGAGACCTGGGTCAACGGCCACCTCTACATCAACTACGATGCCGAGGCGCCGGCTCCGATCGAGCACATCACCTTCGTCTTCAGCCGCAACACTGGCTACTACGACACCCTCGCGGCCAATGCCGTGAAGGAAATCGCGCGCCTGACCTCCGCGGCCATCAGCAGCTAATCGACCTCGCCCCGGCTTCCGAGCCGGGGCTTGATCCCCTTCAACGGAGAGGACGCCGATGCGCGATATCCTTCAGGGCTTCACCATGTACATCAACAGTGAGGACTTCGGTTACGACACCGAGGAAATCACCCTGCCGATCCCGGTCCCGACGACGCAGACCTATCGCGGCGGCGGTATGGATCTCGCCGTCGACCTGCCGATGCTGGCGATCGAGGCAATGGAGGTCACCGTCAAGCAGGCCGGCCACAACGTGAAAATCCAGCGTCTGTGCGCACAGGGTCCCGGTAACCGCGAGAGCTTCCAGTTCCGTGGCGCCGTCCAGTCCGACGACGACGGAACGATTGCCTCGCATGTGGTCGTCGTCGAAGGTTCGGCGAACGGCGACAGCCGCGATTCCTGGAACCGCGGCGAGAAGTCCGGCTTCAACTGGAAGATCAACAACCTGCGCTACTTCCGCTACGAGGCTGACGGCGAGGTGATCCACGAGCTGCAGGCCTGGCCGCCCAAGCGCATCGTCTATGGCGTTGACCAGCTCGCCGGCGTCAACGCTGCTCTCGGCTATTGAGGTGCGCCATGACCGGCAATGTGACCAAGGCGCTCAGCCGCGAAGAGATCGAAGCCATTGAGGCCAAGAAGGCGGCCGAAGCCGCCCGGCCCGCGCCGCCGGCGTTCGTCGACAACGGAAAGCCGCGGTCGATAACCGTCCCGCTGGACTGGCCGATGACCTACAACGGCGTCGTCTACAAGGAGGTTGTCATCCGGCGTCCGCAACTGGCGGAGTGGCGGCAGTATCTCCGGGACTGCGCGGATGCGGTCGCGGAGCGTGGCCTCGGAGCCGACGATGATGTCGACCAGCCGTGGGTGTCTGTCCCGGCCGTGGTCTACAACGCCCTCGACACCAAGGACGGCCTGAAGGTCGACGCGGCTCAAGACGGTTTTTTCGGCGAGTCTTCGTCCGCACCCGAGGACGAGAGCTCCCCGTCGCCCTGACCATCGACCGGTGGAAGGAACTCGCCTTCAAAGTGATGGGGGCGTCTGCCGGCGGCATCAGCTTCGAAACCATCCTCGGCATGACGTTCCCGGAGCTTGCTGACCTCTGGGAGGAAGCTCAACACTGGTAGGTGACTTATGGCCTCGCGCACTGCAACGCTGCGCCTGCAGCTGATCGACGCCTTCAGCAAGCCCGGCAAGGGCGTCGTCAAGACGGTGTCGGCGATCGAGAAGGCGCTCGCGTCCTTCGGCAAGAGCAAGGCGCCCGAAATCCAGAGGCTGGTCCGGCAGCTCGAGTCCCTCAAGAGCAAATCGAGTGCCATCAAGGCATTCACCGACAGCCGCCGCGGGCTGAAGGAACTCTCGCAAGAGTTCAAGCTCGCGACCTCGAACGTTGCCCGCATGGAGGCGGCGTTCAAGTTGGCGACCAAGCCAACCGCGCAGATGAAGCGCGACCTGGATAATGCGCGATCGGCTCTACAGCAGACGCGCAAAGCCTTCATGGAGCAGGGGCAGGCCGTCCGCACCGCCGAGAGGGCGCTGCGCACCTACGGCATCAATGGCCGCGAGGCGATCAGCGCTTCCCAGAAGGCGATCAGGAACCAGATCGCCCAGACCATCCGGCAGATGCGTCGCCTCGACAGGGAGGCTCGCAAACCGACGCCGGTGCCGGGCGGGCGCCGGCCAGCGGCGCCGGCTGACCATGGGGGCTATAGGTCCCCCGCCGGCGATGCCGTCGACATGATCGTCGGTGGATATGTCGCGAACACCGGACGCAACATAGCCCAGCGAGCCTTCAGCGAGGCGGTGAACTTTGACGAGGCGACGGCCTTCCAGCGCGCCCTCGGCCAGCCCGACCTCAACGAGTCCGATATCTCCCGGCTGAATGCCCAAGCAAAGAAGATCGGCGGCGACACTCGCTTCTCGAACGTCGACGTCGTCAGGGCGCAGACCCTCGTGTTGCAGGCCGGCATTCGCAACGCCGACCAGATCCTCAACCTGATGGGGCCGATCACCGACTACGCGCTCGCCATGGGCACGTCGTTGGATGAGGCGGCAGAAACCATCCGTGGCTCGGCCCTGTCGAAGCGGGTGAATCTCACCGACGCTCAGGCGGTGACGACCTTCGTCGACTTCCTCGTGAAGATGGCGAAGAACTCCGGCATGACCAATGACGACGTCGCTCAATACATGAAGTATAGCGGCGCGGCGACGACGACGGCCGGTCTTCCCGACACCTACGCGGCGGCGATCGGCATGGTGCTCCGGCAGGCGGGCCTACGCGGCGACGAGGCCGGCGTGTTCGCGCGCACGGCCGCCGCCAAGCTGGTGGCGCCGACGAGCAAGGGCCGGACAGCCCTCGCGTCCATGGGCATCGACTACAACAAGTATGTCACCATGCCGGACGCGATGAGCGTCAGGGGACTCGAGACCACGATCTCGACCAAGTTCGGCAAGCGGCTCACCGCCGACATGCGAGAGGCCATCGCCGACCTGTTCGAAAACGGCGTCTTCACCGACGAGAATGGCAACGAGATGCCGATCGCCTCGGATCCCGGCCAGTTCAACGCAGCGGTGTCCGATATCGTCTCGCCGCTGTTCGCCGGCTCGAAAGGCAAGGTTGCCGCTGCGGACGCGAAGGCTCTTTCCAAGGCGGTCGACGACTTCTGGAAATACTCGGCCCAGAGCGTCGACGTGGTCGGCCTGCTCAATGCCGTGATGTCGAGCAAGCCGAATCCCGGTGCGCTGAACGCGTTCTTCACCGAGCGCCAGGGTGCCCGCGCCCAGATCCTCGCGCAGAAGTGGGACCAATTCCAGAAGCTCCTCGACATGATGTCGCATGTCGAGCCGGGGACTGCGAACAAAATCGGCACCATCGCCAACGCCGGCCTATACGGCGACTACACCAAGCTGACCGGCACCGTGGAAACGGCGCTCACAACAATTGGTCAGGACTGGGAGGTTGCGATCCGGCCGGTGATCAACAGCGCGAACGCGCTCATCGACGAATTCAACGCGCTGTCTGTGAGCACCAGGCGCTTGATCGAGGCCATGGGCGCTGGCATCGCGCTTCTCGGCGGCTTCGCTGCAATGCGGTCGATGTACGGCATGTTCGGGCGATTGACGGGCGGAGCCGCCGCGGCAACGTCCGGTGGATCGGGAGGGCTTCTCGGCTCGCTCGGCGCCCTCGGCATGTTCGCTCGGTACGTTCCTTGGATCGGGGCGGCCGGCGCCGGCGCAATCGCCGGCAACGAGCTCGGCAAGGGTGCCCGCGAACTCGGCGCGGTCGTCGGCGGCAAGTATTACACGCCAGCCGACAGCGATGAGGCGGCCTACCTCCGGCAGCAGCGCGATGACATAGCGGCCCAGATCGAAAAGATCAGAAACGAGTCCAAGGTGCCGGCGATGGCCGACATCCTGATCCAGCCGCTTCAGAGCCAGCTCGACGCGCTCGACGCCCGACTCCGGAGCTTCAACGAGCTCCAGATCCGCCCGCAAGTCGACTCCTCGTCGATCGACGCGGCGCTCGGCAAGGCGAACGCCCTCCGAAACGCCTTGGGCGGGGCAGGAGCCTCGGTGGGCACGCCGGCGAACAGCAACTCGTTCGGCGGGCCGCGCGCCTCTGGCGGCCCTGTGCAGGCCGGGAAGACCTATCTCGTCGGCGAGCGAGGGCCGGAACCGTTCGTCCCCGGCCGGAGCGGAACCATCCTGCCGAACAGCTCGCTCGGTGGTGTCTCGATGGTCAACCACTTCCACCTCCACGGCAAGGCGACGGAGGAGGACGCGATGACGATCCTCCGGCAGTTGAACCACCTGCTCACTCGCTCCTCGCAAACCATGTACGGGGGGCTTCGGTAAGGAGAACTACCATGCTCATGGGTTGGGGGCCGTATCGGTTCACCGTTCCGAATTACTCGGTCGAGACGATACGACGCTCGATCCAGGCACGGGTTAGTTCGCAGCCGGTCATCGGCGCCCGTCCCAAGCTGCATCGGCTCGGGCCGGGCGACGAGACAATCACGCTCTCGTCGACCTTCTATCCGCAGCACCTCAACGGCAATGGGCTCACGCAGCTAGCCGGCATTCGACAGGCGGTGATTGCCCAGGAGTCTCTGCAGCTCGTGCATATCAACGGCTCCGGCATGAACATCTTCGGCAAATGGGTAGCCACGAGCATCGACGACGAACAGACGATGCTGGACCCGTCGGGATCGCCGCAGTGCGTGACGTCCACGCTGACCCTGATGCTGGATGAAGAGGGCGCGGCCCGCAGCATTGCCGCGGCCGCCTTGCTCGGGACGGCCAACTTCAGCGCTTCTCTCTCTATCAGCTCGAGCGGCCTTTCCGCTTCCATTGGGATCGGCTTCTGATGAAAACCCCGGTCTTTTACATCAAGGCCAACGGCGTCGACATCACGGACAAGCTGCTCGGCCTTGGCGCCACCATGACGGTGACGGACAACGAAGGCCTCACTGCCGACCGGGTCGATATCGACATCGACGATAAGGACGGTCGAGTGGAGAGGCCGAAGGCTGGAGCCATTTTGCAGGTGATCGGGGGGTACAAGGGGCGGCTTCGTGACTTTGGGCGGTTTTCCGTCGATGCCGTCACCCTGGACGGCTGGCCTCAGGGCGCCAAGGTCTCGGCGCAATCAGTCGCAGCGAAATCGTTGGCAAAGCAGCGGCAGACGCTCGCATTCAAGCCGGCCGACTTTCCGAACTATGGCGCGATCCTCCGGCATATCGCCGGCATGGTCGGGGTCGAGCCGGCGCTCCACGCCGCCATCGCGCAGATCGAAAACCTCTACGAGGCGATGGCCGACGAGGACGGGATTCAGTTCCTCTTGAGGCTTTGCGACAAGCTCGGCGCCACCATTTCGATCAAGGATCAGCGGCTCGTCGCCGTGCCTAAGGGAGGCGGGCAAAGCGCGAGCGGAAACTCGCTCGGTTCAGTCGCCGTCACCCGGCCGGGAAACCTCATCAGCTATTCGGTCACGTGGAGCGACGACAAAGCCTACTCCAGCGTCGTCGCGTCGCACTACGATCGAGGCAAGAACGAGAAGAAGTTGGTGTCCGAAACGACCGGCCTGGACGGGCCGGTCTGGAACATCCGCGAGCCCTACGAGAATGAGACCGTCGCCAAACGCGCGGCCAAGGCCAAGGCCGCGGATCTGAGGCGGGCTCAGGCCAGTGCAACCTTCGGAATCGACGGAGATCCGTTCGCGCTCGCGGAGGCGACTGCAGTCGTCTCGGGCGCCCGGGCTGACGTCGATGGGAAGTGGCGCATCAAGTCGGCCACACACTCCTTCTCCGCGACCGGCCCTTACACCACGTCGCTCTCCTGCGACGTGCCCGACTCCGGAGCATCTGAATGAACTACCGCTATGTGACCGGCTCGGACGGCGTGGTTCGATATGCCACCATCGACGGGGATACCGTCGACGACATCGCCTATGGCTACTACGGCGAGAATACCAACCACACCGAGGCGGTCCTCGCGGCGAACCCGGGGCTGGCCGAGGCCGGCCCGATCCTGCCGGCCGGCATGGTGGTGATCATCCCGGCGGTCACGTCGACCAATACGCCGGTCCCGACGATCTCGCTCTGGTCCTGAGCAACCTCTGGAGAACCCCGATGGCTTACGATGATGCCGCCAGCCAGGCGGCACTCACAGTCGCGAAAAGCGTTCTTCAGGACGCGGTCAAGGCGGCCGGTGTCGTCAAGGCCGCGTCCCAGACGGTGGCTGCGGCGGTTGCTGCCGCCGAACAGATGCTCCCGTCCAAGGCGGACAAGGATCTCTCCAACGTCGAGGCCGACGCGGTGGCCGCCTTGGTCGGGAAGATTCTCTTCTCCGCCACCCATGACGGCGAGGGCGCTCCTGCGACGCTCGCTCTGAGGCCGGTTGCCGAAGGGTCAACCATCTACGGCATGTTCCTGGTCGTTCCGACCGAACCAACCTCATCCTGATTGGAGCGCCGAATGCCCAGCTCTACCTTCTCCGCTCTTTCGATTGGTGCAGTGGTCCTCGATGAGGCCGGCACTCCGGTTAGCGGTCTCGATATTCCAGCCGCTTTTGCCGGCACCGTGACGCCGGATGACGACACCGACCTCGCTGTCGCGAGCCGCGCGCTTTATGTCGGCACGGCCGGCGATCTCGCGATCACTACCGTCGGCGGCTCGACCGTGACGCTGAAGCAAGTCAGTGGCTGGGTGCCGGTCCGCGTCGCTCGCGTTCTCGCGACCGGCACGACGGCGACCAATATCGTCGCGTTGTGGTGAGGAGATCATGCTCGGACTTGGTTTGGGCCTCGCCGAGGCTGCTGTGCGTTCTAAGGCGGGCTGGTGGCTCGGCGCTGCCCACCGCCTCGACGGCGTTTCTCCGCTCGCTATCCTGTCGCCGGCCTCGGGCAAGTCGATGCTCGGCGGCCGGTCGGCCAATGACAACGAACTGGTGTCGCGCCAGGGCGGCATCAAGTATGTGATCGCGGCCGATGGCAGCCTACAGACCGTTCCGGCCAACACGCTCGCCTATGACTGGTCGAACGGCGTCCGCGAAATGCTGTTCGAGGGCGCGGCCACCCCCGGCATCCGAACCAGCACGAATGCAGGCGCAGCCTCCGGCTCGCCGGGCCAGTTTCCAACCTACTGGAATACCTACAACGGCGGCGGCCTGACTCGGACAATAACCGCCGGCGTGACCGACAAAGGCTTCCCATGCGTAGACATCCGCATGGCGGGCGTGCTCACTGAGTCCTCCTGGACGCTGTATTTCGAGGGAACTACGGCAGCGGGCATCGCCGCCGTGCAAGGCGATACCGTTACGGAGTCGCTGTTCCTGGCTCTTGTCGGTGGCTCTTTCGCTGGCCTAGAAGTCCGCCTGGAACTGTACGAGCGAGATAGCGCAGGAGCGGGAATTATCGGTTCCCGCAGCGCCGACATTAAAGGCAACGTGTCTGGCAGCCCCCGTCGCTTCTCGCACACGTACACTATGGCTAGGTCGGATTGCGCCTTTGCGCACCCCAGGCTGGTCTTCCTCTCGTCGGTAGGCACTGCCATCGACTTCACGATCCGCGTGAGCCTCCCGCAGTGGGAAAAGGCTCCTGCCGCATCCTCGCCGGTCCCGACATCCGGCACTATCATCACACGGCCAACCGATATCGTCCCGCTCTGGGCGGGTGCCGGCGATGCCACAGCCTGGGCCTACAGGGCGTCCATCCCGGTGCTCAAGGGCAATCAGTTCCTTCTCGGCTCGCTGGAAAGCTCCACGTACAGACCCTTCCTGCGCGCCTCCAGCGTCACGCCGGAAAACCTCGTAATGGACGGCATCTCGAATGCTGCCATAACGGTGGGCACGGCAGTCCTTCCCGGCAACGTAGGGACGCTCATCGGGTGGGGGCCATCAGGCAGGCGTGGTGCCACTAACGGCGGTACCCATTCGGAGACTTCCGTGGTGATTACCTACCCGACGTCGCCAATGTTCATCGGCCAAAACACGGGCTTGTCGGCTAGCCAGATCATCAGGCTTCGGGAGCTTGTCGCATGGGCTCTCCCGGATAGGCCGGCCGCGAGCGCAGTTGTTGCTCAAGCCAAGGCATGGAGCGCGTGATGCAGACGATCCGCTTGCGGTTTGCAGACCAGGCCGCCGCTCTCGACGCTCTCCGCGCCGCCGGCTGGCTTACTATCGATCCGGAAACCTCGGCCGAGACCGTGCCGCCGCTCGTCGACGTCGACGGCATCCGCTGCGATATCGACATGATCGGTATGCTCTACGAGCAAACCGGCGAGCCGGACGCGGAGGGCAACGCGCCCATGGCCGCGCTCCCCGGCTATCACGTCAACCTGCTCTGGTGGGGCGTTGGCACCTCGGCGCCGGTGATCGGCGGCGAGGTGGTCGAGCCACATCCGCCTTTGCGGGAGTGGCTGATATAGGCGGATTGGTTACCGCCAGCGCTTAAGCCTTCACCCGTTTAGCCCGCTCATTCTTCGGCGATTTCGTCCAAGAAACTAACTACGGCTGCCGTAAAGGCCTCCGATTGGCCGAAGCTTACACCAGGAGCGTCCACCGCCTCGATGCGATAGCCGGTGTGTAAATGACGCTGCCCTTCGCGGATTTTCCGCTCCTCACGGATCATCCTTTCTTCAAACTGCTCGCGAGAAATGATTTTGACCATCGCCCCCTTCGACGCCACGCTCCCGCCGTTGCCCCCCTCGCCAAATGTGGTTGAGGTGCAGCCGGCGTTCCCTGTGACGCAGCGATCGCCATTGCCGGGTTGGCTCGAAATGCCACTCAAAGTGTAACCGCCACTTGTCGCGAAATGTGTCATTGGCGCCTCGCAGTCCGTGCAGCACATCGTGCCACATCAGTCAGTAGTTTTCTATCCCAGCCCGCCTCGCGCGGGCTTTTTCATGAGGATCTCGATCTCATGAGTTTCCGTCTCGTCCCCAACGCCCGCCGAGTGCTCAGGCACTCGTGGACGTCCCACATCCTCATCATCGGTGGGCTGCTCTCGGCGGCGGAGGCGGTGCTGCCGTACTTCGCCGGCTCCAGCCTCATCCCTGCTGATGTGTTCCCCTTCGTGGCCTTCGGCGTGGTCTTTGCCGCCTTCGTCGCCCGCTACGTCCTCCAGGAGGTTTTGCACGATGGCGACCGTTAAGCTCGCGCCCAGCAAGCGCGCCAAGGCGGCCATTGCCGCCATCGTGCTCGCCGCCGGCGCCAGCGGCACGGTGGCGCTGTTCCCCGGCGAAAAGCCTGTGCCCGATGACGTAGCGCTGGCGGTGCAGGTGCTCGTCAAGCCGTGGGAGGGCCGCTCGCTGACCGCCTATCTCGACAAGATCGCCAAACCGCCGGTCTATACGATCTGCGACGGCGATACGGCCAACGTCCGGCCAGGCATGGTGGAGACGCCGGCCGGCTGCGACAAGCGCCTGGCGACGCGGCTCGTGCGCGACTATCGGGCCAAGCTCGTGGCCTGCATCCCGAATTGGGGTAAGGCGCCGCTGAGCTGGCGCGCGATGATGAACTCGCTGTCCTGGAATATCGGCGCCGGCGCCGCCTGCGGCTCGACGGCGGCGCGGCTCGGCCGGGCCGGCCGCTGGCTGGAGAGCTGCGTGGCCGCCACCGCCTTCAACCGGGCCGGCGGCCGCATGGTGGTCGGTCTCGCCCGCCGGCGCGGCATGGGCGACGCCGCGCGTATCGGCGAGGGCGAACTTTGCGCCTCGGGGGTGCCGTGATGTTCGGCCTGCTCGACAAGATCGGCACCACGGCCGCCGCCATCGCCGGCCTCGTCACCGGCGCCGCCGTCACCTTCGCGGCGCTCGGCCTCTACGACGCCTGGATCGACGATCCGGCGGTGGCCAAGGCAGCGCGCGAGGGCTTCGTGGCGGCGTCGGAAAAGCTGGCGCTGCAAGGCCAGGTGGACGAGATGAAGCGCCAGTTCAAGATTGCCGAGGCGGCGGCAGCAAGCGACCGGGCGCGGGCCGAGGCAGCCAACAGGGAAGCGGACGATGCGTGGGCAAAATACGAGGCCGCCGTCGCGGCCGACACTGGCGATGATGGCTGTCGCGTCTCTCCTGACGATCTTGACTGGCTGCGGAAATCTCGGGGCCAGGCTGGAAGCGGCATCAAGTGAGATCGGCCGCCAGAACGCTGGGGTTTCGCTTCCGGAACAGCCGGCTCGCTGCCGCGACAAGATGCCCCGCGTCGTGCCGAAACCCGGTGAGAAATGGCGGGCGGTGCAAGGCCGCTGGGAGATCGTCGCCGACAACGAGGATCGCCGCGCCCAAGATTGCGCCGCCTTCTATGACGATGTCAGGGCCGGCCTGTCCGTAGCGCCGGCCGGCACCGCTGGCGCGGATGAGGCCAAGAGCCCCGGGGGAAAATAGATGACGCCGCCGCTAGACCGCGTGGATTTCATCGAGCGGGACGTCATCAGTCACGCCAAATCGATCGGGGCGCTCACCGATCGTATGTCGGATTATGAGACAGAGGCCGCCAAGCGGGAGGTCCGAGATGAGTACCTCGAGAAACGGCTTACTGGGATCGAAGGTCGTCTCGATTCGATCAATCGCCTTGGATGGTGGGTTCTTACAGCCTTCGGAACATCGGCGATTGCCCTTGTCACGAACTTCATCTTCCGCGGAGGGTTCTTCCATGCGCCGTAGGCTCGAGGCGTTCGGCGTATCCATGCTCAAGATGTGCTGCGCCAGCATCATTTTCTTCGGGATGGTTTTCACCGTTTTCGCCGTCGGTCCGGCCCTGGAAACGCTCTATTTCCCAGTGGTCTCCAAGCTCTGGATTGAGGACATTCGGCCAACCGCGGACGGGAGGACCGAAGTCCGGGCGTCGTTTCGCAAGCTGCGGAACTGCGAGTACATGGGGATTTCCTGGTATGCCGGGACGCCGGCTACGACGTTCGAGCGCGTCGCCATCATCCTGCTGCGGGACGAGAAAGACACGTCCGGCCCGACCCGCCCCGTCGGCCTTCAACGCGCCGGCCCGTGGATCATTAACCTTCCGCCGGACGGCGTGAAACGGAATTCCTTCGCCCGCCTTTATCACCACTGCCATCCTTTCTGGGTGACGACGACCGACTTCTTTCCCTGACATCTCCCCGTCCGGTGATCCCGGGCGGGGCTTTTTTTGTGCCGATGCTCCAGCGCTTGCGCTGAGCTTTGGAGAAGCTGGTTATGAATCTTCGCGGCTACCGCTGGCGACGATCTTGAGGGCATCGTTCGGCAGAGGGCGCTGTAGTGCCTTAGCCTCGGCCCATGGTGCCCGCAGCCAGACCTCGACCTCTTCGGCGCTGGTGAGGATCACCGGCATGGCCTTGGGATGGATCGGCTTTACCACCTCGTTCGCGTCGGTGGTTAGGAAGGCGTAGAGCTGATGCTCGCCGGTGACCGGCTCGGCCTTGGTACCTCGAGTCCCGGTCCACGAAGTCCACAGGCCGGCAAAGAAGAACAGCGAGCGCTCGTCATCGAGGGCGAACCACGTCGGGGTCTTGCGAGGCTTGGTATCGGCGTATTCGCAGAATGACGACGCAGGGACGATGCACCGGCTCTCCGGCCCAAGCCAGCGCCGCCACCAGCTCGAGTCGGTGTTGCGGATATTGGTGATCGGCGCGCCGCCGTAAGTGGCCGGCCCCGGCATTCCCCAGCGCATCCGCAGGATCTCGCGGCCATCTGAGCTTTCGCGAATAACCGGAGCCATTTGGTCAGGGAAGATAGAGGGCAAGGGTTCCAAATTGCCGGTGCGATCGACCATGGCTTTGGCGATGGCGCGGATGGCGGCGGGCGCCCGGGTTAGGCTGTAGAGATTGCACAT